GAAACACCGTATACGCAAGATCCTTCATTTGGTCCGCTAGCTCTTCGAAATAGAAATGTGTTTAGTGTTCCAAAAGTTATTGCTGCAGATTATATTGAAACAACAAATCTTCCATCCGGAGAAAAGTCAGCCACAATTAAAGTCGACTTAACAACTAATTCATCTTACGTATCTCCGGTTATTGATATGCAAAGAGCAGCGTTATGGTTGACACATAATAGAATTGATAATGCTGATTCTGCTGGATCTGGTCTAACTAATATTAATACTCCATTTAACTTTATCCCTGAGACAGACAAGACTGGTGGAACAATTATAGCTAAACACGTAACAAGACCTGTTACTTTATCTGAAGCTGCGGTTGGTTTAAAAATTATTCTTGGCGCAAATAGACCTTCTGTTGCAGATTTTGAAGTATATTATAAAGCAATTAGTGATGATGCTAGATTTGAAGATGCGTCTTGGATAGAAGTAGCAAAAGAAAAAAATATTCCATCAGATGAAAATCCATCAATATTTAGAGATTATGAATATATTGTTGGTGGGCCCGGCGGACTTTCTGTTCCATTTAACCGTTTTATTATTAAGATCGTAATGAAAACATTTAACAATGCTAAAGTTCCAACATTTAAAGATTTGAGAGTTATAGCATTGGCGGTATAGATGGATAAATATCAGAAAGTTCAAGGAACGGATTCTCTTTTTAGAGATCCTCATAATGGTGCAATATTAAATGTGAATGTAGATGAAATTAAAAGAGCAAAGATTTTAAAGGCTGAAAGAAAAAAGAAAGCCCTTGAGTTTGAAGCCGTAAAAGAAGACGTAGAAACGATGAAACAAGATATGGCAGATATTAAAGGGTTACTTCAAAGATTGGTAGAAAAAAATGGCTAGAACACTTGTAGATCTAAATGACCTCGTAAGTACGTGGAAAGATAAAACTAACGAGATCAGTTACAAAATTGGTGATCTTGTCAATCTTACTACAACTGGTGATTCTGATTTAGTACAGGCAATTAATGAAATAGATTCTGACCTTAGTTCAATACAAGCTCAGGTCAATACTTTTGTATTTTTAGATTCTGCTCAGGTGGTAAATATTATTACTGCGCCTGCCAATAATATTTTTCCAATCACCGCAACTGATTTAGAAGACTCTTCTGTAACTGAAGCTAAAATAGCAGATAACTCTGTTAGTAGTGCAAAATTAAAAAATCTACAAACATTAGTCATTTATGATTCTGCCGGAACAACGTTAAAAACCTTATATACAGCAGGAACGTAACATGGCAATCGTGAGGCCAATGAAAAGAGTTGGCTCTGATCTAAGAGCCATGACTTCAGCAGAAGTAACTCAAATCATCGATGAATGTATAAGATTATACGGTAATAATCCTGGAATTAGTTTAACTGTTACTGCAGGATCTGCAGTCGGAGCATACGAAGCCAAACTTGGTGCGATTGTTGATCGACGTTTACCTGCAGGTCCAGCCAATGTATCATCCAGTCCAAATCCTAGTCCAGGTTCAGCCCCGGCTTTTGTCGAAGTAAATTATATTAATACTTTACAAAGATATGAATACGGATCTACTGATTTTCCATATAAAAAACGTAGTACTAGTTCTTATCAAGACTATTCTTATCCGTTATTTTATTACGACACGCCACCATACAATGGAACAAATCCTCCGTTTACGCCGTATCTTAGAGCAATGAGTTGGGTAGATATGTATGATACGTTTATTAAACAAGCTCTTATACGATTAGCTACTGGCACTACAACTCCGGCAGAAAATGCAGGAACCTATTTTACTTCTACTGCTACTTCAGAGACAGATGCAACTTTAGTTTCTTCTACCCCTATTGCAAAAGATACAATATCTGATGTGTCTGAATTTGTAACAGGTGGTTTACCAGAAGTTTTAGATCAGCCTGACGCGGCTGAGACTAGTTGGTATTTACATCGTGTTGATGCAGCAGCTGAAGGACCAGTTCCTTTACCTGCTACAATATTTGGTAGTAACGATGATTTTAAAACATTAGATAAACCTAAATTTAGAGACATGCTTTTAGATCTAATGCAATACTGGTCATATGATCCGGCTAACTCTACTAATACATCAATACGATATCAATACGGCACTAGTGCTTATCTCACTGGTCAGGGTATGAATCAAAGAGGATCTGGTATAACAGATACATACACAACAACGTATTATGAAAGAACTGGACAAAACGTGCCTGATCCAAATGCGACTGAATATTATTCTCAACAAGTTCCAGGTGGAACTGCGACAGTGCAAAGTACAAATTATTTAGGAATAGGATTATTCTGATGAAAGGTATATTATGGCAAGATTTTCAAATAAGATTGAAAGTTTAAAATACGCCGATAGAGAACACAAAACTATAGAAATTCTTTATAAAAATGGCGAATCGATAAATTCATATTACATAGAAGTAGACTATAATAATCAAGATTTTTTAGATCTCTTGAAAGAATATTCTATTGAAGATATAGAAGATCAAACAAAAGCGTATTATGATAATATTAATACTCGAAAGCAAGTTGTAGTTCAATCGTGGATTGAACAGGCTCAGGCTGTTTTAGACAAACAAGATAAAGAAAGATATGAGTTATTTGAAAAATATAAAAAAGAACAATTAAGAATATTAGAGGCTGAAGTCGAAAATCGTTTACTCGATGCTGATAAGTATAAAGAAAAGCAACAAGAGTATCTTGATCAACAAGCAGAGCAAAGATTTAAAGAAGCTGAGCTTTATGTAGAGACTAGAGAAAAACAGGTTAAATCAGATTTATTAAGTAAATTCCGGCAGCCAATTTCTTCGTCGGCTCAGTATACTCCAGAAAAAGTTGTGAAATATATGATAGATAATTTTGAAGATGAAGACACTGTGTTCAAAACTAAATTAGAAATTTTTAATTTGTCTGAAGTTAAAAATAGTAAAGACCGTGAAATGAAAATGAAAGTACGTAAAGCAAAAACCGTACCTGAAATATTTGCAGCATATTATGACATACAACATAGTAACAGTTAAATTTGGAAACAAATATACATCTGATTTTGTTAACAAACTATATAGGGACATTAGCTATTTTTCTAGAGGATATTATACTTCTGGCAGGTTTAAATTTTACTGCTACACCGATAATCCGGAAGGATTAATGCTTGGCATTAACGTTATTCCTGCAAAAACAGATCCAACATTAAAAGGCGTATGGAATAAGCTACGCCTCTTTGATCCTTCTATGCCATACGTAAGAGAAGGACTTTATAATATTTACTTGGATTTAGATACATTTATACAAGATTGTATCTTTACACGTTTCAGTCACTTTGGTGAAAAGGACTGGAGTACACTTCACGTGTGCGGCGCGCCGTGGAAAAACGATAAGAAGAGATATGGTAGACTATCTAGTTATGATGTAACTATACATAGTTCTGTGATGTCGTGGAATGCTTTAAGTCAATTTGAGATATGGAATCATTTTCAGCAATCAGCGGTTTACGTGATTATTATATGAGAAAATACTCAGGTGGCATGGATAGATTCTTGGCTCATGAAGACATAAACATGAAAACATTCAAGCGTGATTTTGTAAGATCTATGAAATACTGATAAAAATATAAAAGATGCAGCCATTGTATCGTTTGAGGAACTAGATGTACGACTCGGAGATCTTATACCGAACTATAAAATTAAGCGAGAAAGTGTATAACGAATCTATGTATGGGGTAGATGATCTCTATCGCATAAAAGATTTATCTCACTCTATGGATTATAATCATTGGGTTGGAAAAGAACATCTTGCAAAAAAGTTTTATAACTTATATAATCATGACGCCGGTAAATTATTAGTACTCGGCGGGTGGTACGGCATGATGGCTTATCAATTACGTAAGCAATGGCCGCAAAACCAAATGAATATAGAATCTACTGATATGGATCCTATGTGTGAAGAGTTTGGATACGAATTATTTGGTGATGAAGACATTGCATTCTCCACCCTCAACATAAGTGACTCTTTTATTATAACACAATATACAGGGATTGTAAACACCTCTTGTGAGCATATGGAGCAAAAAGATTTAATTAATATAGTTAAATCAAAAGACCCTAATTGTTGGGTTGCTTTCCAGTCAAATAACTATACTGACTTAGATTCTCATATTAACTGTTATCCTACAGCTGAGATGTTTGCAGAAAGTTTAGGTCTTGATTGGGTTGCTGATGTTGATACTTTAGATCTTAGCGATTTTAAAAGGTTTACTGTCATTGGAAAATAAAATAGTATTCAGTATTTTTATTGATATTCCTGAAGATCGTTTAGATAATCCTGGATGGTATGATCAAGGCAAACAAGTTACAACCAATAAGAGTAAAGTAACTAAACTTGCTTTACTTAATAATGCTGAACTTGTAACTGAACGGCAAAAACAATATGCAAACGATATAGGTGCTGACTATATACTATTTCAGTATGATAGTACATATAAAAAGTTCTTCGATGATATAAAAAATAGGTTTACAGAGATCTCAGAATATGATATAGTAAACTTTTATAAGCATCGAGTAATGAGGGACTTAGCCGATGAATATAATTACGTATGTTATCTCGATTTTGATGTTGTACCAAATACTACTGACTGTATATTTCAAGTACATAATGTAGATAAAATGTTAGCGGTTGCTGAATCTAATAGATTGGCAATACGTGGTAAAGTTATGAAGGCAGAAGATTACAACCTTTGCATACGTAATCCTGCCACAAAATATTGGAATACTCATGCTCTTCTTATGGAAGAAGGATATGATCCTGAGAATGATGTATTTAATACCGGAATTATGGCGGCATCATCAGAAGTAATCAAACGACTAGATTATTTTCGTGACTTTGAACATATTATAAAACTTATGAGTGAAGTAAAACATGATGAGTTTTCAATGTATCCAAAAAATATTCAACGTGTATTTAATTATGATAACGAAACCGTCTTTTCATACTGGGTCAAAGCTCGAGAAATTCAAATACAATATATGGCAAAAGAATGGCATTGGCTAGTAGATGAATTAATAACTGAACCAAAACATATAGATCCTAAAGCAAAAATATATCACTTCATAAACAAGAAAATGGAGTGGATAGAAGATATAAATAAGAACAAATAACCTAGAGTGTTCAAATGGCCCAGTATGAAGAATTAACAATAGATAAAGGTACTGACGTTACTCTCCAATTAGAATTGGAAGATACTAACGGCAATGCGAAAAAATCTTACAAATCACACGGTTGCAGGTAAAGTTAAGAAAACTTACAATACGCCTGATGGCGAAGCGACTGCATTTACTGCCGAGGTAAAAGCTCCTGCTGCAGACGGGGTTGTAAACCTTTCATTATCAAACACTCAGACAGGCGCCTTTAAAGCCGGGCGTTACGTATATGATGTAGAAATTTCTTTCGTAGATAGCGATGCACAAACAGTGATAGAAAGAGTTCTTGAAGGCACAATCACAGTCACACCATCCGTGACATAGCTTTAAGGAATTCCACATGAAGGTTGTTGTTGGTCAAAACACGATCGTTAAAAAAATTACTGTTGGAACTCCACTGCGGGTGGGATCGGCAGCAAACGGTAGTTTAACTGGACTCGATGATGTTAACGGTTCCGTTAATCTCGCCAACGGTACAATTTTACAATATGACAGTAATTCAGGAAAATTTATTCATGTAAGTGCAGCTGATATAACAGGCAGCGGTCTTAATGTTAATGATGCAGGTGGATTAGGTTCACTTGTATATGATTCAGCAAATTCAATTATACAATACACTGGACCATCTGCTGATAGTGTTCAGTCACTATTCAATGCTACATATGATTCAAGTGCTTTAGGTTCTCTATTATATTCTAATGGAACAATTAATCTCAATGGTCCAACAGCTGCTCAGATACGGGCTCTGTTTAGCGCTGGTAATGATTTACAATATAATCAAGCAACAGGTGAATTCTCTGTAACAATTCCTCCAGGTGGTGGAGCAATTGGTGACGGAGGTCAAGCATTAAGTGTTAACACATCTGGCGATTATGGTTCATTATCATACGATGGTGCTAATGCTGTACTAACGCATGTGGGAACAAATGATTCAGATATTCGTGGATCAATTTCAGTTGGTGGTGATCTTTCTTACGATCAATCAACTGGTACAATAACATATAATAAAAGAACAGATGCCGATATTAGATCACTTTTTAGTGGTGGTGGAGATCTAACATATAATAGTACAACTGGTAATTTTAGTATTACAACCGGAGCACATTATCAAGATTCTGATGCTCGTCAGGTTTTCTCTGTTAATTTTATTGGTGATACTGCTTTCGATAGTAGCCCATATGGCGGTGCTTCATATAATTCTGCAACTGGCGTACTTACGATTAATGGTACAACAGATTCTAATATACGTAATTCTATAAGCCTTCAAGATTCTGGTGGCTTAGGGTCATTAACATACGATCCTAAAGAAGGTAAATTTGTATATAAAGGGCCTGAGCTTGCCGATATATCTTCTCTGCTCTCAGTTAATGAAGGTCCGACTTCATTAGGCGATCTATCTCTTGATTCTGCAACTGGAGCGATTAGATTTCAATTAGATGAAGATAGTATTAGAAGTTTAATAACTCTTGTATCTGATAATGAAGGTGGTACACATTTATCATACGACCATTCAACTGGTGTAATTACTTACAGAGGTCCAAGTACTTTAGAAGTACGCGATCTGATATCTGTTGATTCAACAGCTAATACTGGCGATGGTTCACTTACATATCATGAATCATCTGGCGTGTTTACATATATTGGCCCAAGTCCTGCCGAAGTAAGAGCCCACTTCGAAGGTGGACTTGGAATTGATTATAACGAAGCTACCGGTACATTTAGACTAGATAGTACTGCAAATATTGTAACCGGTAGTATTGTTACAGGCAATTTAAGAGTAACAGATTCAGCTACGATTGAAGATGCCACAATAAATCAAACGTTAAACGTTGAAAATATTAATTCATTAGATCCTAATGGTGATATTAATATTACTGCAGGTGATGATATTGACATCACTGCGCCAGATAAAATAAAATTAAATACTCCGCTTTTAATAACCTCATCTAAAACCCTTAACATTAGAGATTATGATAGTGATGCAGCTTCTCTTAACGGTAGTGGGATTGTTATTGGCGGTGGATCTAACCAAAAAAGTATTTTCTATCAGCAAAGTACTGAGCAGTTTGTAATAGGCGCAAATACAGGATTAGATATTACCGGACCTTTAACTGGTACTACTATTGATTCGTTAAATAAGCGTATAGACGAGTTACCTGATTCTGCTCAGATGAAAGGCATTCTATCTGCCGGTCCTGGTTTATCTTATGATAATGTCAATGGTATATACAGAATTACATCTTCAGGCGTCGTTGCTGGAACTTACGGCGATGCAACTAATGTTCCAAGATTTGCTGTAGACTCATTAGGACAAATTGATAGTATTGGGTTAATTCCAATATCAACAGTTAATAACTTTCAGTTTGACTCTACAAGTGGTAATCTCAAGATTACAACTGCTACCGATAGTTATAATGTTGGCTTTACATTAGATCCATATTCAACAGTAAACCTAGTTGAAGATCCTAATGCTACTCCTAATACAGGAACAATGTATTATACAGATGCAAGAGTTGATTCAAACTTAGCATCAAGTAGATCAAGTCCAATTGTTCGTACTGGTGACATTACCGGTGTAACATTAAATGCGACCGGGCCTACATCAGCTGGCGATAACGCTGCAATAGGTTACACATCATCTGGTGGTTTGATACTTACTGGTCAAGGTAGTGGTTACGATGTAACAATTAAGAATGATGCTGACAGTGATGTACTACGAGTTCCAACAGGATCAAAAGAAGTACAGCTAACAGGATTCTTATCAGGTCCACAAGAGTTTATAATCGATCCAGCAGCAGTTGGTGATAACACTGGTACTGTTAAGATCCTTGGTAACCTTCAAGTTGAAGGTACTCAAACGATTATTAACTCTACAACAATAACTCTTAATGATAAGAACATTGTTATTGCTGATAGTGCTGCTGACTCTTCTGCGCTAGATGGATCTGGGATTACTTTCGGTGGTACTAATGTTGTAGACAATCCGTCATTCCAGTACTCTCATGCCGACGAAAGATTTGTATTTAATAGAGATATTCAGGCTAATAGATTCTATGGTGCCTTCTCTGGACAAATTACATCTATTGGAAATCATACTACTGCGGATTTAGCAGAAGATTCATTTGCCACAGTATCAAGTGGTACAATGTACTTCACTCAAGCAAGAGCTCGTTCCTCAATCAACTTTGTTGATGCGGGTGGTGATGGATCTTTTGTTTACGATTCTGCAAGTGGAACAATGACATACACTGGACCAAGTCCAGTAGAAACTAGAGCACACTTCCAAGTCAATGATACTGGTGGAGACGGTTCATTAGGTTATGATTCCGCAAGTGGTAAGTTCACATATGTTGGTCCATCTCCTGCAGAAACTAGAGCACATCTAAATGTTCTTGATGCTGGTGGCGACGGCAGTTTCACATATGATTCTGCAACTGGTAAGTTTACTTACACAGGTCCTTCGCCGGCTGAAGCAAGAGCACACTTTCAAGTAAACGATACCGGTGGGGATGGATCTCTTGGATATGATTCTGCAACTGGTAAGATAACATACACAGGACCTTCTGAAGCTGAGTGGTATCAACATTTTGTAGATAACGCAGATAGCTTTGGTGATATGATTTGGGATTCAAGTTATGGAACCAAAGGTGGTCTGTCATTACATCAACGTCACATAATAAAACATCAAGAGGCGTTTGCTGACTCATTTATTAATTCGCAAGAATACTTCTTGTACTATAGTGGCACATTAGGTGGATTAAGAAAGGTTAGTGCAGATACACTCTCCGCAAGAATTGGCGGTGCTGGTGGTGGCGGAGCTGGCGGCGGACTGTTAAGTTATGTCAATCTCTAAGTAACAAAACATATAAATAAAGAATAACTAATTTAAAAAGATATAGAACATGGCAGCAACATTTCATACTAGCTTTCAACATAATGTGGGTAAAACTACACATACCTTGTATACGGCTCCAACAGGATTGACAGGACGTCATCTTGTTGTTAGTTGTGTTGCTACAAATATATTTGGTTCCGCTTTACCAATAACCGTAAAGTTAGTTAGAGGAGCAACCGAAGTATTCTTAGCTTATAATAAAAGAATTTTAGCTAATGATACTGTAGATCTTCTTATAAATAACTCTAAGATCATGATAGAGGAATATGATGAAATTCACACATCGGCTCCCGCTGACAATGCTTTCAGTATAATCATGACAATGGTAGAGGAAGTTGAAACATGAGTGGTAGCGATAACGGTGTTTATGGACATGATAATCAAGGTGGTATCTATGAAGGTACCGCGTATCATGATAAAACATTCTACGGTTTTAAACTAAGTCCAGAAACTGGAGATTGTACTGTAGATGTTATTCGAAGCGATGATAGCGATGCTATCATTCTACCTCAACCAGATAATATTGGCGGCGACGATTATAAAGCGCATCTCTTTAGCATGGATGCAATAGATTTTGAATTTAACCATAGTACTGGCCATTTAAAGATGAAATTTCTCTAATAAATAGCAGTATAGTAATATAGGATCGACAGATGGCAACTATTATAGACCTCGGTAAGTTAAGATTTCATTTTGCAGGTGAGTGGAATTCCGGCACCACATATGAAATTAACGACATCGTAAAGTACGGTGGTAACGTATACGTTTATAGTAACATAGCAAGGACAAATGGTAACTTACCAACCGACCCTGAATATTGGGCATTGATGGTTGAAGGGTTTAAGTTTAGATCAGACTGGGATGGTGCAACACAATATCGTGTTGGTGATGGTATTGCGCATGGTGGTGTTATATACATTGCTGTTGCAGATTCGCAAAACCAAGTTCCACCTAACGCAACATATTGGAGTCAGTTTGCTGATGGTATCCAATGGGAAGGTGAGTGGGCTAATACTAGTGTTTATCAAGCAAGTGATGTTGTAAAGTACGGCGCTCAAGCATATATCGCTAAACAAGATGTCCCGGTTGGAACCGATCCTACCAACGCTACATATTGGGAAACATTTGTAAGTGGTATCAGTGCTGAAGGCGTATGGAATGTCGGTACAGATTATGTCCCTGGAGACTTAGTTGCATACGGTGCAAACATATATCGTTGTATCGCTAACACTACAGCTAACATTCCAACCAATACCACCTACTTTGAATTATTTCAAACCGGGAATGACTTTCAGGGTGTCTGGTCAGCAGCTACTAGCTATCTAATTGGACAAACTGTTCGTTACGGTGGTAATGTATATAAAGCTAAACAAGATAATCTTGCTTCTACTCCAGACACCTTTACCAATGCTTGGGAAATCTTTACAACTGGAGTAAACAACAGAGGTAATTGGACATCTACTACTCAGTATCATATAAATGACGTTGTTGCTCATGGTGGTAACACATACATTTCTCTTATCTCTCACACAGCTGGTGTGTTTGACACAGACTTAGCAGCTGGTAAATGGCAAAAATTTAATAGTGGTGTACGCTATATGGGTGCCTGGACTTCAGGTACTCAATATTTAAAAGATGACATTGTTAGTGAAAGTGTTAGTACGTACATTGCAAATCAAGATCACACTGCAGGCGCAGACTTCTTTATTGATTTTAATACGAATAATTATTGGAATAACTTTGTGGTTGGTGCTAGCTATGTGCTTCCAGCAACAGCAGGAAATGCAGGTAAATATCTACAAACACCAGATGGAACAAACTATAGTTGGCAGTTTGCAGGTGCTAATGATAAAATCTTTTATGTGGCAGAAGATCCAACAAGTTCTGCAGATGATTCAGATCACGGTGCAACAGTAGACTTTGCTTTTGCAAGTGTAAGATTTGCTTGTGATTACATCAACTCAGATCTCGCAAACAGAACGCCTGCTACTATCTTTATTAAAGACGGTGTATATAACGAACAACTTCCAATCCATATTCCGGCCGAGGTAACTATTGTAGGTGACGGACAACGTAACTGTGTTATTCAACCAGATACAACTACAGACATTGGTTTTGGTGCTGGTATATCTGGTGATGGTACAACACCAAATAACGAACAAACAATGTTCTTTGTGAACAGTGGTACAATGATTCTAGGTTTAAACTTAAAAGGTTTAACAGGATTTTCTTTAGGATCAACAACACCTACAGATCCTAACGATGCAACTATCAAAGGTGTCTACTTTAGATTAGAACCAGGTGCTACGATTCTTAAATCACCATATATCAAAGAATCAAGCGCGTTCTCTTCAGGCGGTGTTGGCGCAATTGTTGACGGTTCCTGTTGTCAACAGCGGTCTTCCTGGTTCAATGGTTTTCCATACATACACGCAAGTGCACGATGGAGGTATTGGTTTCTGGATTAAAGATAACGGTCTTGCTGAGATTGTATCTTGCTTTACTTACTATTGTGATATGGGATTTGTATCAAGTGGTGGTGGTAAAATTCGTGCGCTAAACTGTAACAACAGTTACGGAACGTATGGTACTATCAGTACAGGTTACGATAGTGACGAACTTCCAGTAAATGGTTACATGTATGGTGATACACTAACATATGATCCTTCATCGCTAACATCTTCTGACGGATTTACGGTTGGTGATACTATTACAGGTCCGGCAAAGACTGGTAGTAGAGTTGTAACAGATATGAGTATTGCTACTCAAGCTGTTATTACTACTAAGTTAGATGCTACCGTATCAGCTGTCACACAAGCAAGCCCAGGACAAGTTACAACTTCAGCTGCTCATGGATTTGAAACCGGTCAAAGTATTAAGTTTACCGGTGTGGGTGGTATGACAGAATTAAATGGTAATAGTTATACTATTACCGTAGTAGATACAACAAACTTTACAATTGGTGCTGATACCACAGGATTTGCATCTTTCACATCAGGTGGTACAGCCACTCTCGGTGGAGCTCACGGTCTATCAGACGGTGATATGATTTCATTTAGTAATGTTGGTGAAACAGCATGGCAAACACTTCTAGGTGATTATGCAGCTGCCGATAAACGAGCTTGGTATGCAGATATACAAGATAGTAACTCGTTTAAGCTAGCTTCAAACTATGACTTAACTAACTATTTTGATACGAGATCAGAAGCTGGTTGGGGTTTTGTCATTGTAAACTTCACAGATGCTACACGATCTAATCCAGTTCGAGTAACCGCACCAAGTCATGGATTTTCTTCAGGCGATCAAATGACTGAAGTCAAAGATGTTGTAGGTATGACCGAACTAAACGGTAATAACTATTATGTTAGCGTAATTAATGCAAACACAATAGATCTTTACTCAGACGCTGGATTAACAACTGCTGTTAATGGTGTTGGCTATAATTCTTACACATCTGGTGGTAATGGTACAAGAACACTAACAGGTACATCACTAACTGCGTGTGATTTTAGAGTTGATGATGCTTTAGTTGCAACAGTTAAAAACATTCAGACAAACCTAGTAACTAACCACAGACTAATTATATCAGATCAAAAACGAGGTCTATCAGGACAAACAATTAAAGTCAATGTTGGTCCCCCAGAATATTTGGGAACAGGGAACAGATTCTACTTTAACGGTCAAATTAATCTAGCGTTTAATGGCTATGATGAACGTCAATATATCTTTGAGCAGAACGATGCATCAAATGTTGGGCATCCAATGTATCTTGCTGATACCGCAAACTCAACTGGCGGCGCTAATGCATGGTCAACTGGTGTAAGTTATTATTTAGATGGACAGCCAGTAGCTGACTTAGCAGCTTATGTTTCAGGATTTGCAGCAGCTACTGCTAGAGAAGTAAGATTCAAGATTGCTGCAGGACAAAGTGGATCATTACCATCAGTCTATATGTGCTGCCATACTCATGCAAATATGGGTGATGGACAGTTATATATAAATGCAGCAAGTGCAACTGAAAAAGAAAGATTTATTGGTAACCATCCAGTATTCTATCCATTCTCCGTCGGAGATTCGATTGATGCTCAAGATGCTCAGGGTGCAGTTCTTGCTGGAAATGGAAACTTAGGTCAATTCGGTTTCTCACTTTCTTTAGGGGGATTAAAAGAAGAGCCAAGAGCAGGTGGTAGTATCCAGTTTACTACTGGACCATCATATGACAGTGATAACTCAACTTATCTAAGTAATCCAAGATTAGGTGAAGATGATCGTAGTTATATTATCACATCAGTAAGTGGATATGACTCAAGTAATGATCCGAGAGTTGGTGGTACAGCCACTCTAACACTGAGCCAAGAAAAATTAAATACTGACCCAGCATATTATGGTCAGCACTTTAACATTAGATATAACTACTCACAAGTTCGTATGACAGGTCACGACTTCTTGAGTATTGGTACAGGTGGTAAATCAACTACTAACTATCCAGGTGAACCAACTCAAGCAGCTGCACAAGGTAACGAAGTTACAGAGACACTTCCAGGTCGTGTTTATTATGCAAGTACAGACCAAGATGGTAACTTTAGAGTTGGTAACTTCTTTAGAATTGATCAGGCAACTGGTCGAGCTACATTGGATGCAAGTGCATTTGATCTCTCTGGTTTGACATCATTGAGACTTGGTTCAATTGGTGCTCAGTTAGGTGAAAATATTAATGAGTTTAGTGCTGATGGCACTCTATCCGGAAACAGCAACACGGCTGTTCCAACAGAACAAGCAGTTAAGACATATGTAGATAATAGACCCGCGGCCATCTCGGCGTCTAAAGTTACCTTTATAGGAACATTTTAATAATTTAAGGAAAATTAAAAATGACACAATCTCGACTTGCGTCTGCTAAAATTACTAAGAACACAAACCAATTAGTGTATACTGTTCCTGCAGGTAAATCTTTAGTAGGCTCTCTTTTTATAAGAAATTTTAATGCTGATGGAAATGCAGCAACCATAGATATCGCAACTACACAAGGTACTCTTGGCGCAGACTTCCAAGAAGCTATTTTGACTAGTAATACAACTAATTTCACTAATAATGCTACTGTTCCTATAGGTCAAGATATTCAAGGCGCGCCTTTAGCTCAAGGTGGTAGACTTACCGGTGATTTTAGAGCTAACTATAGTTATGGTAATCAGTATGCTCATTATAATGAAGCTACTGATACCTGCACGTTTAACGTATATAACGACCAACATGGTAGCGGTCAATATATTACGAACAACCAGTATATGGAAGGTAATTATCAGATTTCAGGGTTTTATGGAACAACTGATTATATGATGATTCAGGAAAATAGGCGTGTAAGAAAATTTAGCGCTCCCCCCTGGACTTTTAGCACCAGTGGGAATTTTTCTAGTTCTAGTAGTCCTTATCTTTCAGGTGGATGGGATGGTAATGATCTAGACTATTATCAATATGGCGGTCAAGGTTATAAAGACGGTTATATGTCTATGAATGATAATGGTTACATTACTTACTTGTATAATATTGATCAAAGTACATCGTTTAGTAGTGGTAGTAAAGTAAATGAAACAAATACTTCTCAATCTTTTTATTGGCAAGAAAACCAGCTTGGAGGAAAGGTTACTAAAGGTTCACTTTCTATAATTCCAACAGCAAAAAGAACTAGTTCCCAAGGATTGTGGTTTGTTGTGCACGGAAATTACAACAGTAATGGTAGTATGTGTATGCAATGGATTCCTTTCTATGACTCTTCTGGAAATATTAGAACAAATTCTAGTAGCAGAGCTGGTTGGTATGGACAAGTTAATGCTTTGGCAACAACGGATAATGAATCCGAGTGGTATTGGATACGTCCTGTAGGTGACTACGTTTATTGCGCTTCAGCATCTCAAGATGTATTTAGAGCGCCTCTTTCTTCTGGTCTAGAGTGGCAAAATCAATCTAATTGGTCTAAAGTTACTTCTAGTGTAGTACCTTCTGGAAAAACTATTAACGAACACTTTCCGTTTATAGAAACTCCTGAAGGCATTGGTTATGGTGCTTGCACAGATGGAAGCATTATTACTAGTTTAGATGATGGTGCAACTTGGTCTCAAGTGGATGTTGCAACAATGACAGGGATTACTACAACAGCAGGTGCCCAAGCAGCCGGTAAAGATTCGAAAGGTGCATCTGCAATTTACTCAGCTGATGGAAAATATGAGACGTCTAAAGCTATTAGAGGAAAATTAGAAGATGCTGTTGAAGTTGATATGAATCTTGCTGCTTCAGGACATTTAGAGCATAGAGGACTAATACTTAATGCAGGTGACAAAGTTTATGTTCAATCATCCGAAGATGGTGTAGTAGCTCAACTTTATGGATATGAGGAGTAAAATAAATGAGTAGATATATAACAGGAACCGGCGGCGGTGGTACCGGTGGCGGTGGTGCCGGCGGAACTGTTCGTCAAGAACGATTCCTTACATCAGGAACTTTTACTGTTCCTTCAGGAGTAACTTCTGCTGAAGTTTTAGTTGTTGGAGGCGGCGGCGGCGGTGGTCGTGGATCTTCTTGGCAGATATCCTGCCCAGGTGGCGGTGGTCAAGGTGGTCAAGTTAAAATCGAAGTAGTTAATTTAACAGGAATATCGTCATGCGCGGTCATTGTTGGTTCAGGCGGTAGTCGCGCAAACGGCTCATCTAGTGATTCATATAATGGTCAACCTGGTGGTAGATCTTCTTTTAGTTACGGTGGCTCTTCAGTTGAATGTGTAGGTGGTCGTCAAGGTGTCTGTGGTGGTGTTGGTGGACAAGGTGGACCACATTGGCAAGGAAATTATAACAACAGTCAATCTCCAGATGGTGATAACTATGGAGAGTACAACGAAGCTTGGCATAATAGTAATGGCCATACTCGTGGTGCTGGTGGTCATGGTCGAAACAGTAGTGGTCATGGACACAATGCTAGACAAGACGGAATGAATGGCATGGCTGGTTATGGCGGCGGCGGTGGCGGTGGCTACTACGATACTAACAACTATAATGGTTTTGGCGGCGGTGGTGCTGATGGAGGCGGTATTTCTACCAACTATGACTGGTGGCACGGTCAACCTGGAGCTAATAACACTAGCCAAGCTTATTTCAAAACAGGGCAACCCAACACAGGTGGCGGTGGTGCGGGAGGCAATTACCCAAATAATGAATATGGCGGCCATGGCGGTTCTGGTATCGTTATTGTCACTTATTCGGTTTAAGGAGATACATAATGGCAAATTTTAATATAATCCAACCTAAAGTAGCAGCTGATTCAGATGAAAGCTACAATCAACATATCATAAATGTAATTGTAGCTGATGATATGGCAGCTGCAGAATCTGTTACTGATACAGAAGTAAATTTAATTGTAGAAAAAACAGGAGAAGAAGGTATTGGATGGATATATAATCCTGATAATAGCTCAACTCCCTTTTCCGCGCCTGGAGTTGAAGTACCTGAAGGATTTGATCAAGCAGCTGCAAAAACACGTTTAAAACTAAATGTAAAACGAGAAGCAGCAATACGTATTGAAGCTCTTGCTTGGAAAATTGAAAGAGCAAGCGAGCAAGACGCAATTAATGGTACTACTACAATTAACGATGTTTATGCAGAAAGAGAAGCTATTCGAGTTAAAAGCAATGAAATTGAAACTGCTATAGATGCTGAAACAGATGATTTAACGATATACACTATGGGTACCGTAGTTAAGTTTGACGAATAAAATAGATGATGCGGCGGCAGCTGCAGGTAGTTATGAGTAAATATTATGGCACTTAGAGATCATATAAAAGAAAATCATGATCTTGCAGAAAATCACCCCTTTGTAAAACTTTTGTTTTCGGGGGGTGTTTCCTCAAAAATTTATGCTGAGTATTTGTTTAATCAATACTTAATGTATAATGTGTTAGAAAAAATTGCTTTAGAACAAGGCTTGTTAGAAGGTGTAGAAGACGTAATAAGAGCAAAATTAATATTAGAAGACTTTATAGAATTAAAAGAAACAGATATTAAAGTTCATGATTGTTCGTTAGACTACATTAAATATATACAAACAAAAGTATCTAAAGACAATTTAATGGCACACATTTATGTGCGGCACTTTGGCGATTTATTTGGTGGACAAATGATGAAAAAAGTTGTTGTAGGCTCCGGTAAGATGTATGATTTTAAAAATAGATCAGAACTTATTCAAGAGCTAAGAAGTCGATTAGATGATGGTTTAGCAGACGAAGCTAATACAGTTATGCTTTGGGCAATTGAATTATTTCACGCTTTGGAAAAACGATTTGATCTTTGAAAAACTTGTGAACACTAGTGAAAAAATGAGAGAGCTTTTAGAATCTCTTTCTACTACTAAACACACCCACGATTTCCCCTGGCCTGCAACTACATACTATTCTCCTGACATTTGGCGTAGGGCCGACTTAGATATTATTGATGCACGAGAAGATCGCAAATTGTGGATGATGCATTTGTGTGTCTATCCACATGTTAACGATCCTGCGCCGATTTACGGTTTTGATATTATTGCAGGACCAAATAAAGTAACCGGAGCATTTCACGACTTTAGTCCTATCGATCCTAACAGTCACATATTATCACAATTCAAAGAGAATGTACACAGTTTTATTCCATCAAAGAAAAGAGAACTACCTGACTGGGCAAAGGCTATATTCAGCGGTTCTATGGTTTCAGCTGGAAATGTTAGAGATCCTGACGAACTACAAGAACTATTAGATCTTGCTGTCAATAATTTAGAATACTTTGTAAATAATATAGGTCTTAGCACTGACAACGACTATACAGATAAACATAATTGGTACGCAATCAATCAGAAGAAGAATCCACATACTCCAAGAGTAATGGAAAATATGGGTGTAGCTCCTGATGTGGTTAGGAAATATATAGACGAATGCTTATTTCCTGAGATAAGCTAACACTGCTCCTTCTGCTGATCCAGTGTCACTTGGGTTTGGCGGAATGTATAAGTTATCCCATGTTTTACCAACTAGCTTTGGCATTGACTTGTTAAAAGCAACGCCTCCGCTTATAACTAGATTTTTACTAGTTGTAATTTCCCTTGCATATCTTAATATGTAAGTTACGCATTGTTCAAATATTCCTCTTGTTGCACTTGCTATTTCTTTATTGCCTTTACCCCACCACATTCCTCGTGCACCACGATGAAAGTTTATTTTAAATTTAGGCATAGGTTCCCATTTTTTTATTATATCGATTTCAATATGGGTTCTTAGTAAAGAAAATGGTGTAAATGAATGTGACAGTTCTTCAAACTTTGCTTCATCTTGCTGCGGCTTTAATCCTACACGATCTGTCATAGCAGAATAAAATAATCCTAGGCTATGAGGATATTTTGAAGACTTTAGTTTTTTAAGTTTACCGTTTTCTGCTTTCCATATCGTAGTACAATCAAACTCTCCTATACTATCAAAGACAACTACTGTTGCATCTTTAAAACCGCTTTTATAAAAAGCCGCAGCATGAGATTCGTGATGACCGACATATTTCCATTTGCAGTTTATATTAAGATCTCGTAAGTATCTTTTAACGTTATTTCTTTTAAAAGGATTTTTTTGTCCTGCGAGAAATTGTCTAATTGCTTTTAAGTAAGGATTTTCATACCAAATAACTAAATCCGGTTTCCCGCTTTTGTTAGCTTCCTCTATACATTCTAATGTATGTCTTGGGCCTTTACCTGAAATAGTATTTACAAGTTTAAATCTATTTCCTAAGTTATTATCTTTAAAGATAGCTACAGACCAATCATGCCCGTTCTTTGACATACCCCATATTGTCATGCTTTACGTTTCTTTTCTCTTTGAGAGTCGCCCATAGAGACTCTGTAATTATCTTCAACTGAATCTGGTGTAGATACTTCTAATAATGTACCCTCTTCAATACAAATGACTTGGTGAGGAACTAAAGGTTTGTTTCTGTGAACCCCACCTGCTTCTAATCTTTTACGTTCAACGGATGCATCTACTGTATTGATAACTAGCACATCAAACACGCCACTCATCACATACCAAGTCTTATCTTTGTCTTTATGAAAGTGCATAGAAAACTTTGCACCTTTATTAAACTGCAAAAACTTTCCACAGTACTTGTCATTGGTTGCCCAAATAAACTCATGGCCCCAACCTTTTTCTATAAATCCTTCAAGTTGTGTCATATAGCTTCTTTCATTATTCTAATATACCATACTTCTTAAATATTGTAAACCTTTATTATATAAATAGATACAAATTCTTTAAAAGGACTTAATATGGCAGCTCCAGCATCAAGACAAGGATTCATCGATTATTGTCTTCGTAGACTTGGCGATCCAGTTATTGAAATAAACGTGGATGACGATCAGCTAGAAGAACGTGTAGACGATGCCCTGCAAGTGTATCAAGAATTTCATTCAGATGCGACCATTAAAACTTATCTTAAGCATCAGGTAACTCAAACTGATGTAGATAATAGTTACATTCCTATATCATCTGATATTATATATGTATCTAGATTATTACCTATTAATTCTTCATTTGGATCTTCACGTAATTTCTTTGATATAAAATATCAGCTGATGTTAAATGATATTGCTGATATGCAAAACTTTGCAGGTGATTTAGCTTACTATGAACAACTGCAACAATATCTATCATTATTAGATATGAAACTAAACGGACATCCGCAAGTAGAATTTGCTAGACGACAAGATCGGCTTTATATACATGGCTCTTTTGCTGAAAAGGAAATAAAAGTAGGAGATTTTGTAGTTGCAGAGATATATCAAATAGTAGATCCGGATACTTTCACAAGCGTATATGATGATATGTGGTTAAAAGAATATGGAACTGCTCTTATTAAACAACAATGGGGTGCAAACCTAATTAAGTTTGAAGGAATGCAATTGCCAGGCGGTGTTACATTAAATGGTCGGCAAATATTTGAAGATGCATTAGGAGAAATAACACAACTCAGAGAACGAATTAGATTAGAACATGAACTTCCCCCTAACTTTTTTGTAGGTTAATATGGCGCGCAATATATACTTCTCTGATAAAGTTCGATCAGAACAAAATCTATATGAGAACATTATTATAGAATCGTTAAAGATGTTCGGACAAGATGTCTATTATCTTCCGCGAACTATTGTAAATGAAAATAGGGTATTTGGAGAAGACGTTCCATCTAAATTTAGCAACTCTTACAAGATTGAGATGTACATTGAAAACACAGAAGGATTTGAAGGAGAAGGAGATTTATTCTCTAAGTTCGGTGTTGAGATACGAGACGAAGCTACTTTTATCGTCGCTCGCAAACGTTGGAATACTACGGTTGGTCGCGTTGATAACCAAATAGAAGGCGCAAGACCAAGAGAGGGAGATCTAATATTCCTTCCATTGTCTAACTCTTTATTTGAAGTCATGCACGTTGAACACGAACAGCCATTCTATCAGCTATCTAATTTGCCAACATTTAAAATGCGTTGTCAGCTATTTGAATATAGCGATGAAGATTTAGATACTGATATATCATCAATTGATAGCATAGAACAAAACAATGCTTACGAATTTGATATGGTGTTATCAGGAATATCTGGTGCCTTCGAAGTAGGTGAGCGGGTTGAGCAGACTTTATTAGATGGTACGATACTAAGCGCTGAAGTATCTAAATGGGTATCAGATATTAATACTCTTTCTGTCATACATCTAGGTGGAAATGATGGTAAATTCCATTTGCCGTCAACAGGAAGAACATTTACTGGACAAGAATCAAATGCTAGTGGCACAGTTTCTTCTGTAGTAGAAGATAATCAGCTAAGCGCTAATGAACAAAATAACGATTTTGACGGATTAGATTTTATAGACTTTAGTGAAACAAATCCATTTGGAGATCCTGAATAATGTTTGGCAATTATTATTATCATCAACGTATACGTAAAGCGGTTGCCACATTCGGCGCTATGTTTAATGACATATATGTTCTTCGTAAAGATTCAGGCGGCGGAGTTATTAGTACGGTTAAAGTGCCATTATCCTATGGACCAAGATCTAAATTTTTAGATAGAATCAGAGAATTTCCTGATCTTCAAACCGATACTAAAGTTGCTATTAAATTACCTAGGCTTTCTTTTGAAATTACAAATATATCATATGATCCAGCAAGACAATTGCCAAAAGTAAATCAAACACTTCAGGCAGTACCGGGTTCTGTTTTAACTAGAAATAAAATACAACAAGGTGTTCCATATATTCTTAGCTTTCAGTTAAGTGCGTATGCTAAAAATCAAGATGATGCGTTGCAAATCGTAGAGCAGGTTATACCATATTTTAATCCGCAATATACATTAACGATTCAGCCATTTGAAGATTTTGATACAATAAAGGAAGATGTTCCTATTATTTTAACTGGCGTAGTACTTAATGATGAATACGAAGGTAGTATGGAATCACGTCGTACCATTGTTTATACTATGGATTTTGACATGCATGTTATCTTCCACGGACCAGTAACAACTAGCGGTATTATACGTTCTGCTATTACAGACGTATTGAATCAAGGGGCTGGACTAAATGATTCAGACATTCCTTTAGAAAGAATAACAGTAACACCTAATCCGGCTAGTGCAAGTCCGGATAGTGACTTTGGATTTAACACAGATATATTAGGAATTGACAGTGCGTTATGATGGATTCAAACACAGCTAATAATGACTTTGAGTATGCTCGACAGATATATCATGATCTGTTAGCAAAAGGATCTGAGTCAATGGAGGAGATGATGGAGGTTGCAAGAGCAACTGAACATCCTCGTGCCTTTGAAGTTTTATCTAATATGATGAAAAACATATCAGATATTAATGGCAATCTTATGGATATGCATAAGAAGAAAAAAGACTTTGAACAAAAAGAACAAAAGGCTTTGCCTCAAGGGCAAACAACCAATAACGTTTTTGTTGGATCTACCGCAGATTTACAGCGTATGCTACAAGATGAAATGATTGATGTTACTCCAAAAGACTGACACATACTTAGGTAATCCTAATGTAAAACGAGACGGAATAGTTACTCAATGGACAAATGAAGAAGTTCTTGAGTACGCTCGTTGTATGAAAGATCCGGCATACTTTGCCACAACTTACTGTAAGATTATATCTCTTGACAAAGGATTAGTTCCATTTGAATTATATCCTTATCAAGAAAAAATGTTTAATGCGTTTGATAAAAATCGTTTTAACATAGTATTAGCGTGCCGACAGTCTGGTAAATCTATATCTTCTGTTGCATATCTACTTTGGTATGCACTGTTTCATACAGAAAAAACTGTTGCGGTAATGGCCAATAAAGGTGCGACAGCTCGAGAAATGCTTGGGCGCATATCTCTTATGCTAGAAAATTTACCTTTCTTCTTACAGCCGGGCTGTAAGGCTTTGAACAAAGGTTCGATTGAGTTTTCAAATAATTCGCGGATTGTTGCAGCGGCAACGTCAGGTTCCTCGATTCGAGGTATGTCTGTGTCTTTATTGTATTTAGACGAGTTTGCGTTTGTGGAAAATGCTGCTGAGTTTTATACGTCGACATATCCGGTTATCTCATCTGGTACAAATACTAAAATCATTATTACATCTACTGCGAATGGTATTGGTAACGTATTTCATAAAATTTGGGAAGGTGCTTCTCAAGGTATAAATGAGTTTAAACCTTTTCGCGTTGATTGGTGGGATGTGCCTGGACGTGACGAGAACTGGAAAATCCAGACAGTAGCAAATACGTCTCAGCTACAATTTGACCAAGAGTTTGGTAATACATTTTTCGGTACCGGTGATACATTAATTAGTGCCGAAACTTTGTTAAATCTTCGAGCAAAAAATCCTATCCGCTATTTAGAAGGCGGTGACCTTAAAATATACGAAGAGACTAATAATGAGCATGAATATGTCATGCTGGTAGATGTTTCGAAAGGAAGAGGACAGGATTATTCTACATTTAATTTGATCGATATTAGCTCTAGACCCTTTAAACAGGTTGCTGTTTATCGCAACAATCTTATCTCTCCATTACTCTTCCCTAATATTATATATAAGTGGGCGAATTCCTATAACAAAGCGTATGTAGTAATTGAGTCAAATGATCAAGGGTCTCTTGTGACAAATGGCCTTTACCATGATCTAGAATATGAGAATATGCACGTTGAGTCTGCTATTAAAGCAAATGCTCTTGGAATTGAAATGACTCGTAAAGTAAAAAGACTTGGTTGTTCGTCATTTAAAGATATATTAGAAAATAATAAACTAGAAATATGCGATGATGATACTATATTAGAAATATCTACATTTGTTGCAAAAGGTGTATCATATGAAGCGTCAACTGGTAATCATGATGACTTAGTTATGAATTTTGTTATGTTAGGATATTTTATCTCTACACAATATTTTTCTGATATGACAGATATAAATTTAAAAGAACTGATGTTTAAACACAAAATGAAAGAGATAGAAGACGATCTCCCTCCATTTGGTTATATAGATGACGGTCTATCTTCAATTTCTAATGAAGAAGAGCGTGAAGGCAGGCAATGGGCTATAGAATATATGCCAGATATTTAAATATTATAAATAACAGTAATTGATAAACTTCGTATTATGGACCCGCATATAATTTAAATTTTCGAGAGGAAAAAATCATGGCATTTTCAGAATCTCCGGCAATTACGGTAAGAGAGGTCGACGCATCTGGTGTAGTGCCAGCAGTTTCTTCTTCTACTGGCGCACTTGTTGGTAATTTCAGATGGGGCCCTGTGGATCAAGCAACTCTTATTTCTAATGAAGCCGAGTTAGCTGGAACATTTGGGACGCCTACATCTGCAAATGCTGTTGACTATCATTCAGCAGCGTACTTTCTTAAGTACACAAATGCTCTTCAAGTAGTTCGAGTATTAGGCGATAGCGATGGCTTTAACGCTTATAACCACAACGAAGCAGTAAACGGAAAAAATGTTAGGATCAAAGACGCTGACGCGTGGGATAACTCCCTATCAGCATTTGATTCAGACCAACATACTTTTATAGCTAAATGGCCAGGCGAACTTGGCAACAGCTTAACAGTATCATTGTGCCCAAATCAATCAGCTGATTCAGCTTATAATAACTGGACACATAAAGATAATTTTGATGCACCTCCAGGAACTTCAGGATATGCTGAAGGACTTAACGCGTCTAATGACGAACTGCACGTTGCTATCGTCGATAAAGGCGGTAAGTTTACTGGAACAAAGGGAACTATTTTAGAAACATTTCCATTTGTATCGTTAGCATCTGACGCTAAAACATCAGACGGATCTACAAACTTTGTAAGAGACGTTGTCAATAGAAAATCAGAATATATCTGGATGGCCGGATTTGATTCTGATTATACAGTAGCAAATGCTGGAACAGCTACAGCTACTGGAAAAGATTATCAAATTTCTAATCCATTAATAGTTGCTAAAGACTATGACTTAGATTCAGGTGATGAGTCTACGAATATGGACGTAGGAGATTACATTTCAGGCTTTGATAAATTTGAAGACAAAGATCAAATTCAAGTAGATCTTATGATTGCACCTCAAATGAATTCAAGAACTGACACAACAACAATTGTTAATGACATGGTAAGCATTGCTCAAGGTCAGCGTAAAGACTGTGTTGTAGTTGCTTCACCTGCAAGAAGTGATATCGTAGGAGTTACGGCAACGGCTGCTAATACAAATGCAGTTACAACGGCCGCAACATTTACCTCATCATCATACTTAGTAGTTGACAATAACTTCCTTAAAGTCTATGATAAATATAACGACGAGTTTATTTTTATTCCCGCTAACTCTTCAACCGCAGGTATCATGGCCGCAACCGATGTAACGGCTGCAACATGGTTCTCACCAGCTGGTCCACGACGTGGTCAGTATCTTGGTGTGACAGGTATTTCATACTCTCCAAACAAAGCACAGAGAGATGTACTATATCGTAACGGCGTAAACCCGATTGCGAATATTCCTGGTCAAGGGTTGTTGCTATTTGGTGATAAAACAAAACTCGCTAGACCATCCGCATTCGATCGTATTAACGTACGTCGTTTGTTCTTGACTATCGAAAGAGCAATCGCGATTGCAGCTAGAAACGTAATGTTCGAATTCAATGATGAATTTACAAGAGCAGAATTCGTTGGAGTTGTAGAGCCATTCTTGAGAGACATCAAAGGTCGTCGTGGTATAACAGACTTCCGAGTGGTTTGTGACGAAACAAACAACACGGGTGCAGTTATAGATAGAAATGAATTTGTCGCTACGGTCCTAGTCAAACCTGCACGTTCGATCAACTTTGTTACTCTTAACTTTGTTGCCGTACGTACCGGTGTTGATTTCGCAGAAATCGCAGGGGTGTAAGGAGGTAAAAAATGGCTATTTTAGGTGTAGACGATTTTAAAGCAAAACTGGCTGGTGGCGGTGCTCGCCCCAACCTATTTAAGGTAACATTAGGATTTCCAGCGTATGCTGAGGGTGATGTTGAATTAACATCATTCATGTGTAGAACAGGTCAACTTCCTGCTTCAACCGTACCAGCAATGCCTGTTGCATTCCGTGGTCGCCAGTTACAAATGGCAGGCGATCGTGTTTTCGAACCATGGACAACTACTATCATTAACGATACAAACTTCACGATTCGAAACTCAATGGAACGTTGGATGAATGGTATTAACGCCCATTCACTTAATACTGGTTTAGTGAATCCGACAGATTATCAAGCAGACTTAACAGTTGATCAGCTAGATAAAGACGAGTCGATTCTTAAAACGTATAAATTTGTAGCTGCCTTCCCGACAGCAATTTCTCCAATTGATCTTGCATATGATGCCAATGATCAGATTGAAGAATTTACAGTAGAATTTACGTATCAGTACTGGACGTCCAATACTACCACATAATTGAAAATTAGAAAGAGGGGCAGCAATGCCCCTCTATATTCTATTAGGATAAAATATGGCCGACAATAATGCATTAAAAATATTTGGCTTCGAAATTCGAAGAGCAAATAAAAAAGAAGAAGACAAGAAGTTACAATCTATTGTACCTCGTCAAGATGACGATGGTGCAGGATACGTTACTGCTTCTGGTTCTCATTATGGTCAGTATATTAATATTGATGGCGATGATTCTAAAGACAATCATCAAATGATAATGAAATACCGTGGAGTATCAACACACCCAGAGGTTGATGCTGCTATAGAAGATATTATTAATGAATCTGTTTCTGCTTCAGAAGATGAGGCACCAGTCTCAATTATTCTTGATAAAGTTGAAGTATCAGATCAAATTAAAAAAGGAATTACAGAAGAGTTCAATAACGTCTTATCGATGTTGGACTTTACAAACAATGGCCACGACATGTTTAAGCGTTGGTACATTGATGGCAGATTATATCATCACCTTGTTGTAAATGACTCTAATATTAAAGCAGGTATTCAGGAGATTCGTCCTATTGACTCTGCAAAGATTCGTAAAGTAAAACAAGTAAAGAAAAAGAAAGATCCAGTTACTGGAGCTAATCTAGTTGAATCGGTTGATGAATATTACATTTATCAAGAAAAACCTGGACAACAGTCATCAGGTATAAAACTATCGTTTGATTCAGTAAGTTATGTAACATCCGGACTTCTCTCAGCTGATAGAAAGAAAGTTGTATCGCATTTACATAAAGCTCTGAAGCCAATTAACCAGCTTCGAATGATGGAAGACTCACTGGTTATCTACAGGCTTGCACGGGCGCCTGAGAGACGAATTTTCTATATTGACGTAGGTAACTTGCCTCGTGGTAAATCCGAGCAATATATGAAAGACATTATGGCTCGTTATCGTAATAAGCTTGTATATGATGCAGACACAGGACAAATAAGAGATGATCGCAAACATATGTCGATGCTTGAAGATTTTTGGTTGCCCCGGCGAGAAGGTGGTCGAGGAACTGAGATCTCTACCTTACCAGGCGGCGAAAACCTGGGACAAATCGACGATATCATTTACTTCCAAAAGCGTTTGTACCGTTCTCTCAATGTACCTATAAACAGATTAGAGCAGGAAGCACAGTTTAGTTTAGGTCGATCTACAGAGATAAGTAGAGATGAATTAAAATTTCAGAAGTTTATTGATAGACTACGTAAACGTTTCTCAACGTTGTTCTTAGAAATTCTAAAGAAACAACTTGTAATGAAAGGTCTAATCACTGAAGAAGATTGGAATGAATGGAAGAATAATCTAGTTGTCGATTATAAAAGAGATAACCATTTTACAGAGTTAAAAGATGCTGAACTATTAAGAGAAAGACTACAAACGCTAGACCAAGTAAGTCAATATGTGGGTGACTACTTCTCAAAAGAATGGGTCATGAAAAACGTATTGATGTTTAACGATGAAGATATTAAACAAGTTGCACAACAATCTGATGAAGAGCAACCAACTGATAATGAAACTGATCAACAAAATATTCCTGATGAAGAATAGTTTTGTTATAAATAATAGGAAACGGAGTTATTATGGAAAACATTGAACAATTGATACAACAAGCGGCTGATAAAGATTACGCGTCGGCTAATACTACATTTGTAGATATTATGAATCAAAAGCTTGCTGATACTTTAGAACAAGAAAAAATTAGAGTATCTGGTCAAATATATAATAGAATGGAATCTGAAGAAGATGAAGAGCAACTAGAACTAGATTTGGAAGATGACGCCGATGAGTTAGTTGATGACGAAACTGATTCTGAGGTCGAAGAGGATGACGTAGATGTTGACGACGACGATGATACAGACGACTCCGATGAAGACACTGAAGAATCTTAGAGAAGCTGTAACAAAAGAACGAACGGTTTATAAAAGAAAATATATGGGCTTCAGACTAGAAATCATACAGAAGCATGATAAGTTTGAAGCATATGTAGACGGTGAAAAATTAGACACTTATGATACGAAGCAGCATGCACAAAAAATGATCATGCAATTCGTTAGGGAAGTAGATTAATGAAGCTTATTGCTGAATACACAGAACAAAATATTCAATGCTTGGTAGAAGCCAAGGAGGACGGTAGTAAAAATTATACTATCGAAGGCGTATTTGCACAAGCTGAACAAAAGAATAGAAATGGTCGTATTTATCCAAAAATGATTATGGAAAATGCAGTAAAAAAATACGCCAAAGAACAAGTTGCAACTAAACGGGCCGTGGGTGAATTGAATCATCCCGAAGGTCCTACTGTCAACTTGGACAAAGTTTCCCATCTCATAACTGAACTCAAAGTTGAGGACAATAATGTGATGGGTAAGGCAACTATATTGGGCACTCCAATGGGTGAAGTCGTTAAAGGCTTACTTGAAGGTGGTGTACAGCTAGGTGTCTCAACTCGTGGTATGGGTAGCCTTGAGAGACGTGGCGATGCCATGTATGTCAAAGATGACTTTATGCTTAATACGATTGACATCGTACAAGATCCATCAGCTCCCGGAGCTTTTGTTAATGGAATTATGGAAGGCGTTGACTGGGTCTGGAATAACGGCATCATTGAAGCTCAAGAAATTGAAAAAATGGAGACTGAAATTAAGAAGGCTCCACGCGCTGATCTCTACGGAGTTCAGACTCGTGAGTTTAAGAATTTCCTCTCGTTACTGAAAACTAAATCTTATTAAGGAGAACGACATGACTGATCAAGTCGAAAATCAGGAAGTTGAGCTCGAGGACGAGATCGAAATCGAAGAAGCTCACGATCCCAAAAATGCAGAGGCACAATCAGTCGCTTCTGTAAAGGGTGCCGAAGGAAAAGGCAAGACTGCAAAAGAGCCAGGTGGCAAAGGCGGTCCGGCTGCACCTATGGAAAAGTTGCCAGGAACTAAAGCTGGTATGATTAATGCAATGTATATGAAAGCAAGCAAAATGAAGAAAGAAGAGCTTGCCGGAATGTATGCTAAACTTATGGGCGAAACTGTTGCAGAAGAAGTAGAAGCTGGTGATCAACCAATCGTTGAATATCAAGCTGATTTTTCTTCAGATCTAGACGCATTAATCGAGTCTGAAGCTACTCTTTCCGAAGAGTTTAAAGCTAAAACAGCCGTAATTTTTGAAGCAGCTATCAAATCTAAACTATCGGAAGAAATCGATCGTTTAGAAGAAAACTATGCAACTGAACTCGAAGAAGAAGTATCAGCTACTAAAGCAGATATGGTCGAGAAAGTTGACAGCTACCTCAACTATGTTGTTGAGAATTGGATGGAAGAAAATAAACTTGCCGTAGAAACCGGTCTACGTACCGAGATTTCTGAGAAGTTTATGAGTTCATTGAAAGATCTGTTTACAGAATCTTACATTGATGTTCCAGAATCTAAAGTCGACCTAGTTGACGAATTAGCCGCAGAGGTTGAGGAGCTAGAAGAAGCTCTAAATAACTCTATGGCAAAAGCCATCGAAACTGCTGAAGAATTAGAAGAAATGAAACGACACGAAGTGATTCGTGAAGCTTCAAAAGATTTGGCAGAAACACAAGTTGAAAAACTTGCGAAGTTGGTCGGAGATATTACCTTTGAAGATGAGGATACTTTTGCAGAAAAAGTAAAAACAGTCAAAGAGTCATATTTCAAAAAAGAATCCGTTGAGTCTGTAATAGAAGACGCAGTTGAAGATGAAGATGGTAACATCGTCGAAGCAACTGGAACAATGGAACAATACCTCACCGCGATCCGCAAGTCGGCGCAAACATAAATTTGGGAGTCCAAACAAATGCAATCTTATGACAAATTAGTCGAAAAGTGGGCACCAGTACTTAATGAAGAATCTGCCGGTACTATTAAAGATGCTCATAGACGTAGCGTAACTGCTGCTATCTTAGAAAACCAAGAGGTCGCTCTTCGTGAAGAACGTGCTCAAAATTCCTATTTAACAGAAGCTGCACCAGCCGGTGCTAATACAGGTTCCATCGGAACATGGGATCCTGTATTGATCTCACTCGTACGACGTGCGATGCCAAACCTAATGGCGTATGATGTTGCTGGCGTTCAGCCAATGTCAGGTCCAACTGGTCTCATCTTTGCGATGAAATCACGTTTTGAAGGTGGAGCAACAAACAAAGCAGAAGCTCTCTTTAACGAAGCTCCTACACGTCACTCAGGTACAAAAACATCCGCAGCTCCAGGTGCAGATGGTTCAGGTCTAAACGTAACAAATACTGGTGGCGGTGCTGCTGCTCTTACAATCGATTCCGATCGTGTAACAGATCTGAAAAACATGGGTATGACTACAGACTCTGCTGAAGCTCTTGGTGACTCAGCCTCAAATGCTTTCGAGCAAATGGGTTTCACCATTGAAAAATCAACAGTGACTGCGAAGTCACGTGCGTTGAAAGCGGAATATACTCTAGAACTTGCACAAGACTTGAAAGCGATTCATGGTCTTGACGCAGAAACAGAGTTGGCCAACATTCTTTCAACTGAAATCTTGGCTGAAATCAACCGTGAAGTCATCCGAACAATCAACTCACAAGCGAAAACTGGTGCGCTACAAGCGTCAACAGCTGTAAACGGTATCTTTGACATGTCATCAGATGCTGATGGTCGTTGGTCAGTTGAAAAATTCAAAGGTCTAATCGTTCAAATCGAACGTGAAGCCAACGTAATTGCAAAAGAAACACGTAGAGGTAAAGGTAACTTTATTATCTGTTCTTCAGACGTTGCTTCAGCTCTTACAGCTTCAGGCATGTTGGATTACTCTCCTGCACTATCAACTAACTTGAGCGTAGATGACACAGGCAACACATTTGCTGGTGTTCTTAACGGTCGCACACGAGTCTATATTGACCCATATGCAACTGTAGATTACGTAACTGTTGGTTATAAGGGTACAAACCCATACGACGCAGGTATCTTCTATTGCCCATACGTACCACTAACTATGGTTCGTGCGGTAGGGGAAGAAAACTTCCAGCCAAAAATCGGTTTTAAAACACGATACGGCATGGCATCAAACCCATTCGTAGGTGCAACACCTGCAAACGGTTTGGCTGCAGTCAAAACAAACCAATACTACAGAATTTTCCGTGTAGACAACATTATGGCATAAGCCAAACGGAAATACCTCCTTAAGGGTCGCTTCGGCGGCCCTTTTTTTATTATAAATAGTTACGTATAAAGGAAGATTATATGGCTATATCGACAACAACTACAACTAGTGGTATTTTAGAATCTAGTATTACTGGCAACGTTAACTACTTACAGCCTACAGGTTTTAAGTTAGGAATAAATCGTAAATACTTTCCAAACATTGAATACTTTGCTCAGTCTGTACAACATCCGGATATGCAAGTAACTTCAATAGAAGTTCCTTATAAAAGAATAGGGTCGATTCCGTTAACCGGTGATAAATTAGTTTTTGGTGAAATGACCGCAATGATAATTATGGATGAAAATTTATCTGCATATACAGAAATGCATAACTGGCTAACGTCTTTTGTAGAAGCCCCTGATGTAAAAGCTTCTGAAGCTGCTAACGGTATTAAAGGTCCATCAACTGCAAATATAACTTTATCAATACTAACTAGCCATAATAACGTTGCGAAGAAGATAATATATAGAGATGCAGTACCAACTTTGTTAGGTGATATTGCATTTGAGGCAGCGGCTGGTGATGTACAATATATGACATTCCCTATATCGTTTAGATTCTCATACTTTGACATTGAATAAAATTAGGATATATTATGGATTTAAAAATGATCCTCGACATGTGGTCGAGCGACTGTGCTATTGCACAAACAAGTTTAGACGAATCATCTAGACAAACCCCAATGTTACACGCAAAATATTTAGAGCTTCTTTCTACAATGAAATTGAGGCTAAAGAAAGCTGAGCAACAACAGAAAATATTACTTAAAGACAAATGGCTTTATTATAATGGAAAAATGGATCAGGATCAAATAATTGAAAAAGGGTGGAAGCCAGACCCTTTTGATGGACTTAAAATTCTTAAAGGTGAAATGGATTACTACTACGATTCCGATCCAGAAATTCAGCAGTCTGTTGAGAAAATAGAGTATTTAAAAACTATAATAGATACTTTAAATGAGATTATGAATAACGTAAATTGGAGACATCAGACTATCGGTAATATGATCAAATGGAGGATCTTCGAAAGTGGTGGCTAAATATAATAGAGAGTTTAAACTAAACCCTAAAGATATTGAAATAATTGAAAATGCGTTAATAAAATATCAAAGAGATGATGCTAAAGCGACTGAGATATTAGCAAAACTATATCACCAAAAAGTATGGTACAGACCAGATGAGAATTTTGTAAGTGGCTAACATTAAAATATGGAAGAAAAATGAAAGTATAGCTTTAGTTGATTGCGATCCTGGTATTGCTCAAGGCTTAAGTGAGTATTTTTCTTTCTTTGTTCCTGGTTACAAGTACATGAAATTGTACAAACGTAAAATATGGGACGGCAAAATTAGATTATTTAATGTTAACTCCCATGAGTTACCAGCCGGATTATATCCTTTTGTAGAAGAGTTTTGTAAAAGAAATAATTATAGCTTACTTACTAAATCTTCTGATTATGGATCTTTATTAGATAAAGACGAACAAGATCCTAATCAAATTTATGAATATATAAAAGATTTAAATTTAACTAGCCGCGGGCAACCTATTGAGATTCGTGACTATCAGTTTGATGCCGTCATGAAAGCATTAAACTTAAATCGCTGTGTATTACTGTCTCCGACAGGATCCGGCAAGTCACTTATAATCTATTGCTTATCTCAAATCTGGCTTAAATATTTAACAGATGGATTAAGATACCCTCATGCTGGTAAAGTATTAGTAGTAGTACCTACAACATCTCTCGTTGAACAAATGCAAAAAGATTTTGTTGATTATGGTTTAGGTGAAAAAGCTATACATAAGATATATTCTGGCAAAGACAAAGATAATATAAATTCTGCTATTGTTATATCTACATGGCAATCAATATATAAGTTGCCAAAGGAATGGTTTGATCAGTTTGGTATGGTAATCGGCGATGAATGTCATGGGTTTAAATCAAAGTCATTAACTGACATTATGAACAAATGTACCGAAGCAAAGTATAGAATTGGCACAACCGGTACTCTGGACAATGCACAAGTCCATCACCTCGTCCTACAAGGCTTGTTTGGAAAAATCCATAGGGTAACAACAACCAAAGCTCTGCAAGACAATAATACTCTTGCCAAACTCGATATAAATATAATTATGTTAAAATACAAAGAAGAGACACGTAAGTCTCTTGGGAAGATGACATATCAGGATGAAATTGATTGGATCGTTAGAAATAATTCTCGCAACTCTTTCATTCGCAATTTGGCTTTGGATGCTGATGGCAATACTCTCGTCTTATTTAATTTTGTTGATAAGCATGGTAAACCTCTCTTTGATATGATTAATGACAAAGTTGAAGAAGGAAGAAAAGTATTTTACGTATCAGGTGAAGTAGAAACGTCAGATAGAGAAGCTATAAGAGAGATTACGGAGAAACAAAAAAATGCTATCATTGTTGCAAGCTTGGGTACATTTAGTACAGGAATCAACATTAAAAATTTGCATAATATTGTTTTCGCCTCGCCGTCAAAATCGCAAATCAAAGTTCTTCAATCAATCGGCAGAGGACTCAGAAAAGCGGATGATGGCCGCCACACAAGACTATTCGATATCGCAGACGACTTACACACGAAAAGCAGGAAAAACTACGCGCTCCTCCACTCCGAGGAAAGAGTAAAAATATATAATAAAGAAAAATTTGATTATAAAATCATAGAGGTGCCAATTGGAAATTAGACAATTTAAATTAGCTAACAATGATGAAATCATGTGTGAAGTGGTTGAGTACCATGAAGAAGATGATGCAATCGTTATACGCAGAACCATGAAAATGGTACAGATGGACAATATGACAAACGGTACTCGTTATTACGCATTCCGTCCGTTTATGATGTATCAGATGACAAAAGAAGCTTTTCAAATTATAAATTGCGGGCATATTATTTCAGAAGCAAATCCTAATCAAGATCTTATTTTAGAATATTTCAAAGCAATAGAAGTCGCGATGGAAGATGAAGTTGGCTCCGAAGAAAATATGGATGATATGAGAAGTAAGTATAATGAATTTGTAAAAAAACAACATGAAATGTTAATGTCTGATTTCGACGCAGATTCTGAATCAGGAAGTAACGTAATTAAGTTTACCGTTGATAAAAATAAGATGCATTAATAAGAGGTATACTGTCCACCCTCAAGCTTACTCTTTTATTATACACCAGTTTTCTAGTATTGTACACAGTTAATTTAGCAAAAATAAATATTTTTTTAGTGTACATCCGTGGCAAAACGTGATAGAATTATATTATATTAAGGATATATTATGAAACCTAAAGATCGCCCTCATTACGTAAATAATGCACAATTTTCAGCAGCAGTAGTAGAATATGTGACGACAGTCCGTGAAGCAAAGGAAAAGGAAAGTAAGCTTCCTATTGTTCCTGACTATATTGCTACGTGCTTTCTTAAAATTGCAGAAGGACTTTCCCATAAATCTAATTTTATACGATATACGTATCGAGAAGAGATGGTTATGGACGCAGTCGAAAACTGTCTTAAAGCAATTGAAAACTATAACCTAGAAGCAGCTACACGATCTGGTAAACCTAATGCATTTGCATACTTTACCCAGATTTCATGGTATGCATTCTTACGGCGTATTGCTAAAGAAAAGAAACAACAAGATATTAAATTTAAATATATGTCGCAGTCAGGAGTAGAAGCTTTTTTACTAGACGAAACAGATAATAGCGTAGCAGCTCATTTTGTTGATACTCTGAAAGATAGAATAGAAAAAATAAAAGATTTCGATACTGAAGTAAAAGTATTTGCTAAAAAAGAAAAGAAACGAAAAAGGCCAATACAAAAAGTAGATTCGGATCTGACAGGCTTTTTTAAATGAAGGTAGCAATTATTAATGACACTCATTGTGGGATTCGCAATAGCTCTGACGTCTTTCTCGATAATGCAGAGAAATTTTATAATGATGTATTTTTTCCTACTCTTTTGGAACGGGGTATTAGCCATATTATCCATCTTGGCGATTACTTTGATCACCGGAAGTTTATCAATTTCCGTGCCCTTAACCGTAACCGGCATGTATTTCTTGAACGGCTTAGGAAAGAACGAATAACAATGGATATTATTTGTGGTAATCATGATACTTACTACAAAAATACTAATGAGTTAAACTCACTCAAAGAATTACTAGGACATTATATGAATGAGGTTCATATTATACATGAGCCTACAGTTATGGAATACGGTTCTTTAAAGATGGGTATGGTTCCATGGATATGTGACGAGAACCATGATAAGACTATGGAGTTTTTAAAGACTGCTAAGTGTGATTGGATCGGTGGTCATTTTGAGTTTGCAGGATTCAGCGTATTACGTGGCGTACTTGCTCCGCATGGATTAGATCACACACAATTATCACGATTTGAAAAAGTATTATCTGGTCATTATCATACAAAGTCTCAAAAAGATAATGTAACATATCTTGGCACGCAAATGGAATTCTCTTGGAATGATGCACACGATCCTAAGCATTTTCATATTCTCGATACAGAAACACGTGAGCTAGAAGCCATACAAAATAATAACACTTTATTTCAAAAAATAGTGTACAACGACGATGAAATAGATTATAATAAATATAACGTAACTGATTTAGACGGTAAGTTTGTCAAGGTAGTTGTTGTCAATAAAAAAGATCTATTTACATTTGATAGATTTATTGACAGAATACAGAACAGAAAGATTCACGATCTTAAGATTGCTGAAAACTTCGATGAGTTTTTAGGATCTAGCGTAGAGGATGAATCCGTTTCTATTGAAGAAACAACTGAACTATTAGATACGTATATTGAAGCAGTAGAAACTGATCTTGATAAAGGCAGGTTAAAACTTTCTATGCGTAATCTTATGACTGAAGCACAGGCTATCGAAACAGTATGATCGTATTTACATCGTTAAAGTTTAAGAATTTCCTATCTACTGGAAATGCTTGGACTGATATTAAACTAGATAAATCTAAGTCTACCTTGATTGTAGGCCAAAATGGTGCTGGTAAATCTACCATGCTAGATGCTATTGCATTTGGTTTGTTTGGTAAACCACACCGTAATATCAATAAACCTCAGCTAATTAATACTATCAACAATAAGAACTGTATCGTTGAAGTAACTTTTGTAATAGGTAAAGCAAAATATAAAATTATACGTGGCATAAAGCCAAACGTATTTGAGATTTGGAAGAATGGTGATATGATTAATCAATCATCTCATTCCAAAGAGTACCAGAAGATTCTCGAGCAAAACATCTTGAAGCTAAATCATAAAAGTTTTCATCAGATTGTCGTCTTGGGGTCCTCCTCCTTTGTTCCTTTCATGCAACTCCCTGCACAACATCGACGAGATGTGATCGAGGATCTTCTGGACATTAACGTATTCTCAAAAATGAATAGTCTTCTAAAAGAAAAGACTACTACTCTAAAAGACAAAATGAAAGATTTGTCCTTTAAGTTTGATGTTGAAACAAATAAAATTACTACGCAGAAAAAATATATCTCCGATATTAAAGCATTAAATAATTCTGAAAAAGAAAAGAAAGATTCTCGCATTAAAGAATTAAATGCTGAGATTAAGGATCTACAAGATGAAAATGCAATTGCGTCACAGGAAGTTGAAGAAAAGCAAAAACCACTTGAAGAAGAACTCAACAAGGTTCATGACAAAAGGCAATCTATTGTCCAATACCAAGCGCAGTTCAGACAGCAAATGTCCCAGGTTGTTAAAGACTCAAAATTCTATGAAGATAACGAGACGTGTCCAACATGCAGCCAAGATATTAGTAATGAACTCAGATCATCGAAGCTGGCTGATTCCAAAGCTAAAGCGAAAGAGCTTAAAGAAGCTATGGACCATGCCTTTGAAAAGTCGACTGATATTCAAACAAATATCGACCGGATCACGGATGAACTCACTAGAGTGCGATCGAAGCAGTCAGACATTCATTCTAACAATCAAGCAATCACCAGGATCCAAAACGAAATACAAAATTTGGAGACAGAATTAAATCAAACAGGCGATCTTGAATCTGCAAAAGAAGAACTTGAGGCAATGCAAAATATTGCTAATGAGTTTAACATGTCTAAGTTTCAGTTAAATGATGAATACGCATATAATAATGTTATGTCAGAGATGCTGAAAGATACAGGCATTAAGACAAAGATCATTAAACAATACATACCTGTTATTAATAAATTAGTAAATCAATATTTGCAGATATTAGATTTTTATGTGCATTTTGATTTAGATGAAAGCTTTACCGAAACGATTCGATCACGTCATAGAGATCAGTTTTCATACGATTCCTTTTCTGAAGGTGAAAAGCAACGTATTGACTTAGCTTTATTATTTACATGGCGGATGATTGCTAAAATGAAAAACTCAATATCAACAAATCTTCTCTTACTTGATGAAACATTTGATTCAAGCTTAGATCACGATGGTGTTGAGAACCTAATGAAGATTCTACATTCTCTTGATGAGAATTCGAATACGTTTATTATATCGCACAAGGGTGATATTCTTGACGGTAAGTTTAAAGATAAGATAGAATTTGTAAAAGAAAAGAATTTTAGCAAAATAAAAGATTTACAAGTCCTAGAAGATGTGGTATAATAGATAGATAATCAAGGAGTATATAATGGAACTGAAAGACGAAACACTTTCTGTATTGAAGAATTACGCATCAATAAATCCTAACATCGTAATTCAACAAGGTAATACAATCAAAACAATGACTGAAGCACGTAATGTGTTATCTTCGGCCACACTTGGCGAAGACTTTCCACAAGAGTTTGGCATCTATGATCTTAATGAGTTTCTTGGTGTTATTAATCTTGTCGGAGAACCAAGACTTAAATTTGAAAATGACTACGTAGTTGTTACAGATAGTAGCAATCGTTCTCGTGTCAAATACTTTTACTCTGATCCAGAGATGTTGACAACTCCCACTAAAGATGTGAAAATGCCACCGGCTGATGTGTCATTCATTTTAGATAACGATACATTAGGTCGTATTAAAAGAGCAGCGTCAACACTTGGACATTCAGAACTTTCTATTACAGGAAATGACGGCGTACTAAGCCTATCAGTTGTTGATAGTCAAAACGCTACATCGAATGCGTTCTCTATTGATGTGAGTGGAGATTTTGCTGGAGATAACTTTAACTTCGTGTTTAATATTGCAAATCTGAAAATGATCCCGGGCGATTACGAAGTTGGTATTTCATCTAAACTAATTTCACATTTTGTTAACAAAGAAATGGGCATTGAATATTGGATTGCCCTTGAAAAGACATCAACCTTCGGAGTATAATATGTCAGATAAAAAAGAAGAAACAACAGAAGCAGCTATCGATCCTCATGCTCCTATGTATGAAACATCAAATCGTGCTGCGCGCAGTATGATTGCTGTTGTTGATACCATGTGTCAACGTGGCGGATTTAAAGGTGAAGAGCTTTCTACTATTGGTACGCTCCGCGATCAATGTGTACAATTAATTCAAATGGCAGAGAACTATCAGCAGGAGCAAGCTCAAGCTGAAAAATAATGTACTTTCCTATTGAACTGTGTTATAATATATTATGAAGGAAAGACTATGTCAAATGAATTTTTATGGGTCGAGAAATATCGACCAAAAGTAATTTCTGAAACAGTACTGCCTCCCCGATTAAAAGATGTGTTTCAGAAAATGGTGGATACTGGTGAATTGCCTAATATGCTTTTCACTGGTACTGCCGGTTTAGGCAAAACAACAGTTGCTAAAGCATTATGCGATGAACTAGGATTAGATTACATTGTAATTAATGGTTCAGAAGAAGGCAACATTGATACGCTTCGTGGTAAAATAAAACAATTTGCGTCCTCTGTATCTTTACAGGGTGGCGTTAAAGTCGTTATATTAGACGAAGCAGACTACTTAAATCCTCAATCTACTCAACCTGCTCTTCGCGGTTTTATTGAAGAGTTTAGTAATAATTGTAGATTCATTCTCACCTGCAATTTTAAGAATCGTATTATTGAGCCACTTCATTCTCGGTGTGGCGTTTATGAATTTAATACGACTAAAAAAGAAATGGCAGAGCTCGCCGCTGAGTTCTTTAAACGGTTTATAAATATACTAAATCATGAAGGCGTAACGTTCGAGAAAAATGCCGCGGCAGATCTCGTTATGAAATACGCTCCAGATTGGAGGAGAGTATTAAATGAAGGGCAAAGGGGTGGATTTAGTGATAGCGGCATTAATGGTAACAATAATAGTAATGGCATTGCTTCCATTAATGATCTCGCCAAGCACTTAAAAGAAAAAGACTTTAAGAAGATGAGGCATTGGGTCGCTAATAATATGGATGTCGACGCATCATCTATCTTTCGTGGATTATATGATAATATGGCAGAAGTAGTTGCCAGCAGATCGATACCACAACTCGTTCTTATATTAGCGGACTACCAATATAAACATGCCTTTGTGGCAGACCATGAGTTAAACGTTGTAGCTTGTATGACGGAGATAATGGCAAACGTAGAATTTAAGTAATGAAAGAATTTGTATTAGTAATTAGCATGTGGGGTAATAATGGCACCGCATGGGAATATATAGGTAATCAATATGTGATGAATGAAAAATTTACAGAAGCTCAATGCGAGATTCTAGTAGATAATTCTAATTGGAAAAAGCATATAATAAACGAATACTATAAATTACAATTTAATTGTTTTCACGAGGACGACCATAACTAATGTTAGTATTATATACGCAACCTAGATGTCACTATTGTGAGATCATGAAAAGGATGCTGAGTAAAATGGACGAGGTCGAAGGCTTTCAAACCTTAGACATTACTAAAGATCCTGAAGCTAGAGCCTTTCTAAAAAAGAAAGGTCACAAAACCGTTCCTATGCTTTATTTGAAAGTGCCTGATCACGAGATATGGATTAATAAAGATATTGATACTAGAAAGCTAACCGGTGAAAACTTAGGTAAAAGAATAACAGATGCTATAGCACAGACAAAAAAGGATAACTGTCTAGTATTTGATGTTGATGGTACGTTAACACCAAGTAGAGAAAAGATTGATCCTGCACATGCAGAAATAATAATGGATCTTGCTAGTAAGGTCGACGTTTACCTTATAACAGGATCAGACTTTCCAAAAACAAAAGAACAATTAGGCGACATTACTAAAGTTGTAAAAGGTTCCTATCAATGTGCAGGCAATGAATTATGGGTAAATGATAAGTTAGTTCAATCTGTTCCTGAATTTAATATGTCTAAAGTAATGGTACAATGGTGTAAGCAAAAACTAGAAGAAAGTAGATTTCCACACAGAACCGGCAAGAAGCATATTGACCTTCGTCCAGGTATGATGAACTTTTCTATTCTAGGTAGAGGCTGTACTAAGGCTCAAAGAAAACAATACATTGATTATGACACAAAAAATAATGAGAGAGAAGTTTTAGCAAGCGAGTTTAATTCAATATTCCATACATACTCTGCTCAAATAGCTGGAGAAACAGGTATCGACGTGTGCGAACGAGGAAGAGATAAAGGACAGGTGTACAAACCGCTAGAAACATTGTATAATAGTATTATCTTCTTTGGCGATGATACGCAAGAAGGTGGGAACGATTATCCGTTTGCCAAGCAAATAGAAGGATTCCCGCATCGATGTTTTCATGTCAGCGGACCGGAAGAAACATTTGAATCTCTAGAAGGCATTAAAAGATTATTCATTGACTCTTGGCCTGGTCAAGACGGTGGAATAGAAGGACAGCTATGAATCCATTTGATTATTTAAATTCTATTAACACTACAAAAAAAGATGTTATAATAGACGACATAACAGAAAAAGCGTACAACAGTTTTATGGTTAATCGCTCACTTTCTTACTTTAATGATACCGTCGTACTAGCTAATGAGATGAACCGCTACCACAACCTTGATAATAAACTACAATTCGACTTTCTTATAAATATGGTTAGAAAGCGTAAACGCTTTTCTAAATGGATAAAGCCTCAAATTGAGAGTGACGTCGAAGTGGTAAAAGAATATTATGGCTATAGCAATGAGAAAGCTCGTCAAGTATTGCCGCTTCTGTCACCCGAACAAATAAATGGGTTAAAGAAGAAGGTGAATAAAGGTGGAAGAACAAGCACTAGTTGAGTGGTCTCCAACTTCAATGTTGGAAATAACTCTAAGCGAACCAGATGATTTTCTAAAGGTTCGTGAAACACTGACACGAATAGGTGTCGCATCCCGAAAAGATAAAAAATTATTTCAGTCTTGCCATATATTACATAAGCAAGGCAGATATTTTATCGTACATTTTAAAGAACTATTCTTACTTGACGGTAAGAAAGCTAATCTAGAAGAAAACGACGTAGCTCGTAGAAATACTATTACTACTTTGATGTCAGACTGGGGTTTAGTTGAAATTCAAAATAATGAAGAAGCTAAACCGCTAGCACCATTACGACAGATAAAGATTATTCCGTTTAAAGAGAAAGATCAATGGGAGCTTTGTCCTAAATATAATATCGGAAATAAGTAGTAAATGGCCGAAAACCTATATGTAACTCCTTGTGTTGGGATCTGTACTTTAGATCCTGACACTAGGATGTGCATTGCGTGCAAGCGTACTAGTGAAGAAATAACTTGCTGGATAAAATATACGCATGATGAACGCATGGCTATTATGAATAGACTAGGTTACGGAAAAAGACGTAAAAAATGAATAGCGGCTATGTACATTTGACATAGCAACCACTATATAAATACTACGGGTGCAGAATATTCTGGCCCATACTAATCTTGCTTGATCAAAAGGAGATAACAATGACAGGCGTACACACACTTTTCCCACGTTCATCTTTCGTAGGGTTTGACCATTTATTCAATGAACTTGAATGGACAGCAAAACACTCGAACGATCATTATCCACCCCATAACATTATTAGAGCCACAGAAACAGATTATCTGATTGAATTGGCTATTGCTGGGTTTACAAAAGATGAAATAACTGTAGAAGTTAAAGATAGAACTTTGACTGTTACAGGGGAACATGTTTCTAAAGGTAGAGAGTTTATCCATCGTGGCATTTCGACAAAGAAATTTAAGCGTACTTTTAGGCTGTCCGAACACGTAAACGTAAACGGAGCAGATATTCAGGATGGCATCTTGGCAATTGAATTGCAATATGTTATTCCAGAAGAAATGCGTCCTCGTAAAATTAATATTGGAAAATTTAACGAGGTCGAACATGACACAAGCAATACTAACGGCACACAGCTACTCAACGAGGGCAGTTGAACTAATCATGGACGCAATCAAAAGCGTCTACAACGCACGGATTGAGCGGAAAGCGATTCGGGAAACTGAAAAAGCTCTAAGCAGTCTATCTGATTATGACTTAGCAGACATTGGCATTAGCCGCGGCGAGATCTATGAGATCGCTAGGTATAAATCGTCTATTGAACACGTCAAAGTAAATCAAAATTTGCAAGGATGGGTTTAATGACAACAGCAGTAATGTCTACTATATTCTCGCCCTTATCGGGTTTGTGGTCCTCTATCGATCGTTTTACCCAAGTGGTGGGATATTCGAGAGCGGCAGCGGAACTCGCAAGGCTTGGGTATCAAGAGGAAGCGAAAGCGTGCATGATGCAGGTTACAAAATTGCGTAACTAAAATATATAGAACAATAGCCAGAGGTGATATGATAAAAAACATTGTAAATAAAATTCCAGAATTTTGTATGAGTCATTGGCTTTTTCGTATTCCATTGGCTATTGTTTTTCTACAGCAAGGCTTTACTAAATTGCCAGTAACAATAGAAGGTGCAGAAAGTTTTGACTTGCCTTACATTGTGTGGTGGTTTGTAGCATACGGTGAGATCGGTGCTGGTATCGGCTTGCTTGTAGGCGGAGCCATTATATGGCAGAAGCTAAAAGAAATTAATGATATTATAACTCGGTTCAGCGGTATTACAATTTGTAGTATTATGACAGGAGTTATATGGGTAGGTCAACCAGAAAGTTTCTGGGATGTTATCTTATATGATAACTTCCATGTGTTTCTTTGGGTTGGCGGTTTATATTTTGCACTGAGAGGTAATAGAACATGAGAGAGCAACTAATTAAGGCAGTTAGAATGCACGCAGAAGGTGAGCTAGAGCGGGCTAAAACTAATTTTGAGGTCTACTTAAATCATCCTGTAGGCATTGGTGAACATAGCGATATTGTTGAAGCTATGCAGAAAGAGCTAAGTACTATGGGTCACGCATCCGAACGATTAGAAATGCTAGCTAAGCATTTTGAATAATGAGCGAGAACTATTGTACTACTAAAGGGCTAGGATGGGCCTTTCTAATTATTATTATTGGAATGGTAGGTATGCCTATTCTTGGGTCAGCGATTGCTTATCCAGACAACTGTAAGCAGTCCATTCTTATTCCATGCATAGGACTAGGTGAATAAATGCACTTTACTATTATTAATAATAGCACTGGTGAAACATTTGACATGGAATTTGATTCTCATGAACAGAAAGAAAAGTGGCTTGATCTATCCAAGGGGTTTAAATGCCTTGGTGAAGTACAAGGTGACTATCTTCCAACTCGTCACGTGAGAATGAGAAACAAAGAGGACCACGCAGGATGGGGGAGTTAGACCCAAGAGCAGAAGCTCAAGAAGAAGCTGAAGTAACATTTGACGCTTTTATGTTATGGACAAAAAGAGTTACAATGTATGCTGCAATATTTCTTGGTATTGTTGTGTTTGGTTGTAATGCAGGAGTAGAAACTGGTAAAAATAAGACTGGCTCTCAATATAACGGAGAACAGTACGACCCATATAATTTAAATAAGGATAAGTAATGAATGGAAGTATAAAAGCATTTCCTCCTATGGCTTTGTGGATAGTAGCCAAGGAAGGGTGGAAGAGTATAATGACTATAGAGCATTCGCCTCTTCGTAAACTACCACCTCAACTCGGATTAATGGTATTTTTGATTCTGTCAGTTATGTGGAGTGGCATCTTTGCTGCTCTTATAAGCAACCCATACATATTTGGTTGGACAGCTGGCGGACATGTACTAGTTGTTTCCGGAATTTTTATAACAGCAATTGTTCATCAACAGGCTGATAAGTATCCCACGCACATGAAGTATAGTGGAAGAAGCGCTAATGGTGAACACGAATAAGGATAAGATATGAATAAAGCTCTAATATTTACTATGGTACTTACCTTTTTGAGTACTATGATTATATCAGCTGCTAACGCAGGAGATATTACTATTGAAATGTTGAACAAACGTGATGATGGACAAAAGATGGTTTACTCGGCAGATATTGCTAGAGTAGAAGTAGGTACTACAATAACATGGATTCCGACGTCAAAAGGACATAACGTAGAATTTATTGCTGGACCTGATGAATGGGATATGCCGAAGAAATCAAAGAACAATAAAGAAGTTTCTATTACCTTTGATGTTCCAGGCGTTTATGTATATCAATGTACGCCGCACGCAACAATGGGCATGATTGCTTTAGTTGTAGTTGGTGATGGTGATAATGACGTATCTAAAGCAAAGGTACGAGGAAAGTCTAAAAGAAAGCTAAAGGAACTTTTAAAGGAGCTGTAATGCTTGATCCTGATCACTCATATCGAAAAAAAGTTGGAAAATAAAAATGGCGCTTCGGCGCCTTTTTTTGTTTACATTCCTCGCAAAATGTGATAGAATAAGTATATCGTTGGAGGTTTTTATTTGTCATTCTATACATCAGTAAATCGCTATGGGAATCAGATCCTGTATTGCGGCTATAACGACAATGGCGTACGTGTCGAAAAGAAAATAAAGTTTGCGCCCACACTTTTTATTCCAAGTAAAAATAAAAATGCCGAGTGGCTTGCCCTCGATGGCACTCCAGTAGAACCCATGGGGTTTCCTACTATGAGAGATGCCAAGAATTTTATCGACCAATATAAAGACGTCGATCAGTTTAAAGTATATGGTAATACAAACTACATTCAACAATGTATTACTGACATGTTTCCAAGTGAAATAAAGTTCCACACAAATCAAGTCAATATCGTTAATTTTGATATTGAGGTTATGTCTGATGACGGCTTTCCAAAACCAGAAGAAGCAATTCAGCCAATTATTTCTATTGCTCTAAAATCTAGTCAATCTTCAATCTATCACGTTTGGGGCTTAGGAGATTATGACTATGAAAAGTGTTCTATAGAAATGCATGGCGATCTTATTCAATATCGTAAGTTCGATACTGAAGAAGCTCTATTGGCCAGCTTCCATAAATATTGGTGTGATAACAGGCCGGACATTGTTACTGGTTGGAATAGTCGCTTCTTCGATATTCCTTATCTCATTAATCGTATTGCACGTATTGGATCCATGGAGGCCGTAAAAAGATTGTCGCCTTGGAATATGGTAAACGAACGTAATACAGAAATCACAGGCCGTACTCAGTATGGCTATGAAATTGTCGGCATACAGCAGGCCGACTATCTCGAACTATTTAAGAAATTTGGTTATTCATATGGCGCACAAGAATCATACAAGCTTGATCACATTGCTCACGTTGTTCTCGGTGAAAAGAAGTTATCTTACGAAGAACATGGCAATCTATATACCTTGTATAAAGAAGATCATCAAAAGTTTATAGACTATAACATCAAAGATGTTCAGCTCGTCAATCGAATCGAAGAAAAGATGGGCCTCATTGAGCTTGCTCAAACTATGGCGTATCGTGGCGGTGTTAATCTTTCTGATACCTTTGGCGTAACATCGATATGGGATTCTATTATCTATCGTGAGCTTAACAAGAAAAAGGTTGCGATACCGCCTAACAATGAAAAGATTAAAAACCCATATGCTGGCGGTTATGTGAAAGAACCTCAAGTCGGTCTACATGACTGGGTCGTATCCTTCGATCTTAATTCTCTGTATCCAAACCTAATTGTACAATACAATATGTCACCAGAGACGCTTATAGGTCAAACAGAGCGCTCCGGTGTTGATTATTATCTTGAGCTAGATGGCAAGGTTTCATCTCAGCATTCTGTAGCTGCTAATGGTTCGACATATCATAAACAATTTCAAGGCATTTTGCCTAAGATTATTGAAGCATATTATGCTGAGCGTAGTCAGATCAAAAAAGAAATGCTTAGCGTTGAGCAAGAATATCAAAAGAATAAAACCGTTGAACTTGAACGTGAAATCAATCGATACAATAATCGTCAGATGTCTATTAAAATCTTGCTTAACTCTCTTTATGGCGCGCTAGGTAATAAGTACTTTCGATATTTTGATATGCGTATGGCCGAAGGTATTACTTTGTCTGGCCAACTTTCTGTACTATGGGCTGAAAAAGCCGTTAATGAGGAGATGAACAATGTACTCAAGACTGATAATGTTGACTATGTTATCGCTATTGATACTGATTCTTTGTATATTAACATGGGCGATCTCGTAGAACAATTTAAACCAAAAGATCCTGTTAAGTTTCTTGATCAGATTTGCTCAGATCATTTTGAAAAGGTGTTGAGTAAATCGTATGCAAAACTATTTGACAAGATGAATGCATATAAGCCCCGCATGGAGATGGGCAGAGAAGTTATTGCCGATCGTGGTATCTGGACTGCAAAGAAACGTTATATTCTAAATGTCCATAACTCAGAAGGCGTACAATATGCTGAACCTAAACTTAAGATCATGGGCATTGAAGCTATTAAGTCTTCAACTCCAGAAGTAGTTCGTGATAAATTTAAGCAAGCGTTTAAGATTATTATTAGTGGCTCTGAAGATAAAACACAAGAATTCATCACAAATTTCTATAATGAGTTTCGATCTCTTCCTCCTGAAAATATATCTTTTCCACGTGGTGCCCGGGAGGTAACTAAGTGGGCAACAAAAAAAGGTGAAAAAATCGCATATAAAAAGGGAACGCCTATTCACATCCGTGGCAGTTTGTTGTATAATGGTCTTATTGATAAATATAATTTACATAAGAAATATGCCAAGATTCAGAATGGCGAGAAGATAAAGTTTTGTTATCTCAAGACTCCTAATCCGATTCATGAGAATGTCATTGCTTTTCCAGATTATTTGCCAAAAGAATTTGGACTAGAGAAGTTTGTAGATTACGACTTACAGTTTTCTAAAACGTTTAGCGATCCGCTAAAACCTATTCTAGATCCAACTGGTTGGTTTATTAATTATGATAACTCAAACACGTTGGAGGATTTCTTTGTATGACAAACTGGCTAAAAAGACTTTTGTATGACAAGTACGAAGTCACAATATGGTTTACAGAAGATGGCAAGAAAACTAAAAGTTTCTTTGAATTAACTGAACTAAATAAGATTGACCAAACATCTTTGCGCGGTAGAGATATGGATGGTCGTAAAATTAATATCAAGACTACCGAGAAATTTGATTATCAAGTGAGGAAAATATACTGATGAGTGATTGGGCTAATGACATTTATATGATGCATAATAAATTTGGCGTCAAAGAATGGTTCGAAAAAAATAAAGATGATAAAGATCTAATGCAGAAATATATTATGTTTCGTATGCTTATGATCGGTGAAGAATATCAAGAAACTTTATCTGCTATTAATAACTCTGATGCTGAAGAAGTGGTTGATGGTTTGATTGACATGTGCGTCTTTGCTATCGGTACTCTTGATGTTATGGGAGTAGATGCTAATAAAGCATGGGACAAAGTCTATGAAGCTAATATGGCTAAACAGCCTGGTGTAAAACCGGGTCGACCTAACCGATTTGGTCTACCAGATCTGCTAAAGCCTAGTAGATGGCAACCACCTGAGCATAAAGGTAACCACGGCGATTTGAATCTAGCTATAGGCACACCGCCGGTAATCGCTGTCGATGACGGCTGGTAATACCATGGCGATTTCGCTAACGCTCTTTAAGAGCGTCTTTGATAATAAGACGCATCGTAGAATGGACTTCGAGAACTGGCAACAGCTCTCGGAGCTCTTCTATAAACTGTCTAAACAACCTTTGAAAGGAAAGAAAGATGCGCAACTTATATCACCAGCTGTATATGTTCCTGATACAACTAGGGCCAACAAGAATGTGGATGCTTGGGCAGGTTGGGCTGCTATTGATGTTGACGATCACGCTTTTAAAGGCAAACTAGAAGATGAACTTAATGAGCGCTTTGGTAATTACACATATGTGTGTTATAGTACCGCTAGTAGCACTCATGAATTTCCAAAGTTTCGTGTGGTTTTCCCACTTAAAAGTTCGGTTGAGCAAGATAAGATCAAGCACTTCTGGTATGCGCTCAACTCAGAGCTTGGTAATATGGCAGATAAACAGACTAAAGACTTATCTCGTATGTATTATATTCCTGCAACTTACGATAACGCTTATAACTTCATCTTCTCTAATGATAATGGCGAATATGTTGATCCAGCCAAACTCATGGGAAAATATGAGTACGCACAAAAATCAAGCAAAAACTTTATCGACAGACTCCCTGAAGCTTTACAAAAACAAGTTCTTGAACACAAAAAATCAAAACTAGATAATACAAATATAGTATGGACAAGCTATCGCGATTGTCCTTTCTGGCCAAAGAAATTGGCTAGCGAATACCAGATTATATCTAATACGGGTTGGTATCATAAAATGTACCAGATAATGGTTGCGGTTGCGGCAAGAGCTGTTGAACGGCAGTATCCAATCACATCACATGAGATAACTAATCTATGTCGAGAGTTTGATATGGGAACCGGTAACTGGTATGAGAATCGTCCTATGGACGTAGAAGCAGATAGGGCACTAGAATATGTTTACAAAAATATCTAAATTTAACGCAAAAGATATTGATCCAGTATCTTTAAGAAATAGAGCTAAAAATGAGGCTAACGCAATTTGGAATAATCCCAAATCAAGGCGAGGTAGGACTTATAAAAAACTATTAGCCGATTGTATGCTAGGACAGGCTGCTGAAATTAATTTATTGAATTGCGGTTATAAAGATAATACTACAAAATATATGGACGTAAAAGAGCCTGATGAAACTACTGTTGAGGTCAAAGTAATTACAAATAAGAATTTAAGATATGTAGAAGCTTCGGTAAACAATACGTTAGACAGATGCGCAAAACAAAAATTAGCATCGCTGAGTTCACAAGTATATGAATTTGCAAAAAAGATTTATATGTACACGTGCGATGAAAAAACACCAGACTATAATCTTATTGGTATATACGAATGGAATGATTCTAAAAAACAATTTATTGGTGTACAAAAATCTAATGATGTGTTATAATAGAGTGAGAAAGGATATGTTATGAAAGAATCACTAAAAGTCCTGCAAGAATGTGCAGAAATTCAAGCAAGAAAATCTAACGACTATCAGAACGAAAACTCACGTATTCGTCAAGCTGATTATTATCCACGTGGCGTCATGTCAATTATGGAATTGATTAACACAAAGACTATTCGTCTATGGTCTGTACTTGAAGCTATGGAGAATGATCCTAACTATGAGCCTAACTTTGAAGGCGTTGAAGACTCCCTCAAAGATTTAATTAACTATTCTTCGTTTGCTGTCGCATACGCTCGTGGTAAGATTGACGGTCAAGACCCTAATCGCGATTTCTTAAACAGGACCAGAAAAAATGACAAAGTATGAAGAGATAGATTTATTAAAAAGAAATATTCATGATTTGCAAAGACAATTGCAGGATGCTTATATTAGAATCAAAGAACTAAATAATGAGATTCCTGATGGAACTGGCCATGGTCCAGCTATTATAGATGACGGGTGGGCAGACGAAACTGATATTCAAATCATGTCTACTAGTAGAGGACACAACCAATAATGTTAAGAGTTATTGCTGGACCATGTCAACACGAATCGCTAGAGCAGTCAATGGAGATTGCCAAGCATTGTAAAGATGTATGCGATAAGTATGATATTGAATACGTCTTTAAAGCTAGTTTTGATAAGGCAAATAGAACATCTCTTAATGGTGAACGAGGACTAGGTCTGGTGCCAACAGCATATAGTTTTATAGATATTAAACAAGAGATTCCTGGCTTAAAAACATTAACAGATGTTCATAGTGTTGAACAAATCAGAACGATTAGAAATCAGTTTAATTCTTGTATTGATGTATTACAGATACCAGCATTCTTATGTAGACAAACTGATATAATTAGAGAAGCTTGTCGTACAGATAAGATAGTTAATATTAAGAAAGGCCAGTTCTTGGCACCTTGGGATGTAGCTGGCATTCTAAGTAAAACAAAAGATGCTAAAGAAGTCTGGATAACAGAAAGAGGATCGAGTTTTGGTTATAATAATCTTGTTGTTGATTTTAATGGTTTGCAGTACATGCTTGATAACTATAGCGTTCCGATTGTATTTGATGCAACACACTCGTGCCAGAAACCTGGTGGAAGCGGTGAAAGTTCAGGTGGCAATCGTGCTTGGGTCCCAGGGCTTACTCGTGCTGCTTCTGCTATGGGTGTATCTAACTTCTTCTTAGAAGTACATCCAGATCCAGATAACGCACCATCCGATGGACCAAATATGTTAAAACTAGAAGACTTCGATAGAGTTATAGAAAAAATAGTGGAGTGTAATTATGATCGCGGGTAAAGTTTGGGGTAATACGGAGCTGATAGAAGCAAACGGCGCTCTAGAGTTTCATAGAATTGAAATGAATAAAGGCGGTGTTTGTTCTAAGCACCTGCATGAGTTTAAATGGAATGGATTCTATGTTGAGTCTGGTCGTATGCTTATTCGCGTATGGCAAAAAGATTATGATTTAGTAGACGAAACAATATTAGACCCAGGTGATTATACTAAAGTTAAACCTGGCGTCTATCATCAATTTGAATGTTTAGAATCTGGAGTCGCTTTTGAATTGTATTGGGCAGAATTTAATCATAACGACATTAAGAGAGAAACTGTTGGTCATGCATGAAAGTAAGTGATGCTGCAACTCACGTAAAATATTATGCTAGTCATCAAATGATGATTACAAAATTGCAAACCTTTAATGATATAACATATACTGCCGGAGCAGAACAAAGTTTAAGGATATTGCAATTAAATATGGAAAGGCTTAATTGGTTCCTTGGAGATGTAAGAATACCTAAATTTAATTATACTGTCGACTTTGATAAAAATCAAATAACTACTTATTCTGAATACATGTTTGGTACTCAAATACACCCAAGAATTGCATATGAAAATAAAGATGTTATTTATGATAGTATGGTAAACAGCGATCAAACATGGTTTTATCAAGAAGGAATAAATACGAAACTAGTCGATTGGCCTCTGCACAAACGTTCTATGTTAATGAGAACTAAAAAAAGTAAAAATTATGGTTTTAAAGATTACTCATTAGAAAATTTTATTATAAGAGGAACTAAACCATTAGGAAAAGATGAACCACCTTGGAATATTGCATATGTAGATTTAGAAGCTTTTTGTGAATGTACAAATGATGATCGCAAAAAAGCATTTAAATTTTATGAAGGGGCTATAATTTTATGAAGGGGGCTATAACATGAAAGTAGGATTTACAGCTTCAACTTTTGATTTACTTCATGCAGGACATGTGGCAATGTTGCGTGAGGCAAAATCAGTTTGTGATTATTTAATTTGTGGTTTGCAGGTAGATCCTACATTGGATAGACCTAGAAAGAATCGACCTGTTCAATCAATTGTAGAACGACAAGCACAATTAGCCGCAATAAAATATGTCGATGAAGTAATTATTTATTGTACAGAAGAAGAATTATGTGATATAATAAACATGTATCCAATTGACGTAAGGATATTGGGTGAAGAGTATAGAGACAAAGATTTTACTGGTAAGGATGAATGTCGCAAACGTGGCATTCAACTTTACTTTAATAAACGAGACCATAGGTTCTCGACGTCTGATTTAAGGAAAAGAGTACAGTATGCAAATGACAGCAGTCCGTGATATTCGTCAATATTTTATTGATGAACTAAAAGACGAAGCTTTTACAATTGATAAGACCGGCGCTAAGACAATAGAAATGCTTGGCGCATCTTTCATTGCTGATGAGGCAGCCATATTTGGAACAGTTAGTTATGATTATGTTCAAGAAGAATTAGACTGGTATGATAGCCAGTCTACAAACATTAACGACATTCGTGATAATCCACCAAAAGCCTGGGAGTATGCTGCAAATACTCATGGTGAAATTAATTCTAATTACGGACATCTTATTTTTTCAGACAAATATTATAACCAATATGGCTGCGTGCTGGATGAATTACTAGAAAATCCTGACGGTCGACGTGCTTCCATGATTTACAATAGACCGTCTATTTGGATGGAGTATAATGAAAATGGAAAATCGGATTTTATTTGTACTAACAGCGTCACTTACTATATTCGTGATAGTATTCTACATTCTGTAGTTCAGATGCGTTCTAATGATGTGGTGTTTGGATATAAGAATGATTACGCGTGGCAACGTGAGGTAATGAAAAGATTAGTCAGAGATTATAATGCTCTAAGTACTTACGATACAGGTAATATAATTGAAGAAGGTCACATTACTTGGCAAGTACAAAACTTGCACGTCTATGAAAAGCACTTTAACCTTGTCAAGTAAGTGGGATCACCGCTATTTAGAGTTAGCGCGCGCGGTTGGTACCTGGTCTAAGGATCCTTCCACAAGAATAGGAGCTATTGCTGTTGGAATTAAAGGACAGGTATTGGCTCAGGGATATAACGGATTGCCTAGAGGAGTTTCTGATTCTGATGAAAGATACCAGGATCGAGAGACTAAATACAAATACATTGTTCATGCAGAACAAAATTTAATTTATAATGCAACATGGAATGGTGTCTCCTTAGATCAATCTACTTTATATGTGACTGGGCTTCCTGTTTGTTCTGAGTGTGCTAAAGGCGTTATTCAAGTTGGAATAAAGAGAGTAGTTATGCCAGCTAGTGAAGACATAAGGGGATGGGGTGATAAGGCACGTTGGAACGATTCGTGGGAATTGTCTGCTTCTATGTTTAAGGAAGCCAACGTGTTATACGAGTTTATATAATGGATATGGGATTCAACTCGAGTGTGGAGTTTGTCAAGCTACCAGTAGGATTTAACTTTTGGACTTTTGATAATATACTGTCAGGAGATTTGCCAAATCAGTTACTGGAAGACAGCAATCAATTCAACTTTTTTAAATTAGATCAGCGCAGGACATCAAGACCTGACCGTATCTATATGCATGAGTATAATATCGATAGTTTTAAAACTATCGTGGATTTATTAACCAGTAATGGCACCAAAAAGTATTTTAGTGATATTACAGGTATTGATTACACTCGACAACAGGCTAGAATTGAACTATGCAAAGACGCAACTGGAAGTTGGTTAGAGCAACATTGCGATGATCCAGCAAAAACTATGACTTGCCAGATATATCTGAGCAACGCCCCTTCAAGCACAAAAATTGGAACCTTTGGAAGCAAAGCAAAATTTAATTGTGGTTGGGTCTTTTCCAATACTGGGACTGAACCGCATGGATTACCTCCATTGACATTTGATAGAACCAGTATTATCTTAAATTATGTAAGTGAAAACTGGCGTGATAGAGAAGTTTTAATATGAGTTTATATAATGGATGATGAAGTATTATTGCTACTAGCTTTGATGACAGTTATCTTTGGCGGTACGTTAATTATTAATTGGATATTTTGGGGAATAGCCGGATGAACGTAATTACAAATCCTATATCAAATATTCCGAAGAATGAGAAGTCGCACGTTCATGGTTGGTCGCAGTTGTGGCGTGATCAACTTGGTGCCTTTATTGATCACAAATGTACTCCACGAATAACAAAAGCAGATGTTGTTTATATAGATCATGGTGCTAACTTTGGCGGTAGTTTAAATTTATTTGGCGGAGCTAATAAAGAAGTTTATGATAGAATCAATCTTGTAATGTCATGCGAAAACATTGTCTCGTTAGATTGGGATATGCCTGATTATGGGGCAATGTTAAAGAAAAGACTTTCAGCTGAGACAACCTATAAAGATATTACAGAAAAGTGGTGTGATTCTATTTCTAAACGAATTAAAAGTATTACGTCTCTTAAGCAGAAAGATTTAAAAACAGATGGTGTTATTTTTGGAGACTCACATACTATCGCTTTTAGTGATGCAGGGGATCGCGTGTATAGGACTGACGGTAAGACTCTTTTTGGTAGTATACGTAAGGGACTTCGACAAGACATACAAGAACCATTGGGCCGACTTACCATATCTCTTGGCTCTATTGACATTAGGCATCACATTCTGCGTCACCCTGGCTTTTCTCTTAAATATAACATCAAAGAATATGTAAGAGAAGGTAATCAGATGGCTGACGATGTATGGTTTGCTGCTCCGGTTCCTGTAGAGTTTGAAGGAAGACGTATACCTAAATCAGGATTCTACAAGAAGACTCCATTCTATGGCTCATGGAAAGAGCGTTGGGATCTTACAAACGAATTTATTGAAATGCTTTACGAAGAATCTAAAGGTAAAGTTGTTATGCCGCCAAAAGAATGGTATACAATGGATCCTGAAAAATACGCAAATACTTATATGGAACACGGTTCTAGTTTTCATATAGCGCCACCATATTATAGACGCAACGATTGGGGAGTATCACCTCTTGGCACATAACAATCATGTCATAGACGGAATCAATAAAGATATTAATCCATTTTATGGAGATCCAAAAGAGTATTATTTAGAACTAGCAAAAGATTGGGAGGATCCATATGGAATACCTAATATTACTGAGCATAGCGGGATTCGTGTTGTTCGCGACGATTCTCTTGTTGGTAGTAAGGTTAGGGGCGGCGATTGCCTCATTAGTAGTTTGGGCTCTCACATTGACACTATCGTTTATGTTCAACCTCGCACTGGTCTTGCCGGTGTTAGTATACTTGACGTCGCCAAACGACATGGAAAAGATGTCATGCTCTTCATGCCCTCAAGTAAACGCATCAGCGATCACCAAGCCTGCTGTATTGAACGGGGAGCACGTACTAGTTTTCATAGAATAGCAGCTATGCCTAATTTAAATCTAATTGCAAAGAAATGGGCAGATGAAAGAAAGAATGCTTTCTTTGTACCGTTAGGCTTAAAACATGAAATGGTAACAGCAGGCATTGTAAAGGCTGCTTCTAAGATAAGAGAACCTGAAGAAGTATACACTGCCACGTCCACGGGCGTGCTCACACGGGGGCTGCAGATTGCTTGGCCTAATGCCAAGTTTACTTCCGTCTGCGTGTCTCGTAATATGAAAGCTGGTGAATTAGGTATTGCAGAAGCCGTATCAGAGCCATTGGCGTTTACGGCTTCAGAGAAAAAAGACAATCTTCCGCCATTCCCGACTATAGATACCTACGATGGTAAGGTATGGAAATATATTCCAAAGAATACAGGACGTGATATTTTATTCTGGAACGTAGGCAAAGAACCGATATTGCAAAATTCAGGTTTACCGGATACCATAGATTCATATAGAGATTGGGAAAAGAATGTGGCTTAACGAAGAAGCAATTGATGTTCTCGTAAATTATTATTATCCGAAGGCCGGATGGTTGCAAGACAATGTAAACTGGGGACCTTTAGATTATGAAGGTCCTGAAGCAAATGAAATTGTTAATGATCCGCTTCTGCAAAAGATTGACATCTATGATTGTAAAACAAGAAACGCTGCAGGCTTCTCAAACGTATTACAAGATCTGAGGTTCGGATCTAAAACTCCTAAATGGAGATGGCAGAAAGAAGATAGACGTAAGATCTCAGCATCTAATGATAATATTAGTTGGTCAATTGAAACGTGGCTATACACATTTCTCTGTCATCGAATTACTGGGTCAGGTGCTTCATTTGAAAACGATCATGGTTATCGTAATAATATAATTCAGCATTGGGGTAAGCACAGAGACATTAAAGATATGGCAGAGGATTTGGTAGAGACTAAAGCCTCTGGAAAACCAATGTTTACATCTATCGGCAATCAACCTCCGGCTCCTAAGAAAGGAGTTAGTAATGTTGACTTTATGGTAAATGAATTGCCAGAAGTTATCAATAGATTTACAGATTTTCTTCTCTTAAAAAGAAGAGGCCACAAAGAAATTGTAGATCATCTAAATGAACATAATAAAAAAGCAGGTCATCGTAAATTTAATTTTCAGTATGCTGCTTTCTCTATGGATTGCTCTGACTATTTTCCTGAACACGCTGATGTGGATTCTCATACATATTTAGGAAACAACGCAGTACGATGTATGAAAAAATTATCTAAAGGTTGGAAAGATGACGACTTTATGGATCTACTAAGAGAAAAAACTGGCGGTAAACCAAAAGACCTCGAAGATGTTATGTGTGATTTTGTTCGGTTTGGACAGAATTATGTGCCACGAGGTAATGGAACATTCGATCATATTCCTTCAACATTAGCTAATGCATCTGGATGGGAATCTGGATGGGAACAAAGACAAGGCCATCCGCCTATAAAAGGTTTACAATTAGATGAATTTATGGTATAATAACATATGTTAAAAATTACAATTATAGGCCACGGTTTTGTTGGTAAAGCAATCGACTACGCATTTCAAGATGATGTAGAAAAACAAATTATAGATCCTAAGTATGACGTTCATTTACACGATGTAAGATTATCTTCTGATGTAACGTTTGTTTGCGTTCCAACGCCAATGCATAAAGATGGCCAATGCGATGTAAGTATTCTTCGAGATGTTTTACATAAAATTGCTCAACGAAGAAGTGGACTCATAGTTGTCAAATCTACAGTACCGCCTGATCAAATAGAAAATTTATTTCGTGGTTCTGCTAAACATAGAATGGTTTATAATCCAGAATTCTTGACAGAAAAAAATGCAAATGAAGATATTATAAATCCGTTCGTACATATTTTTGGTGGCGAGAACGAGGCTACTAAAAAGCTGGAAAGTTTTTATAAAGAATATAGTATATGTAAGCCATGTCCAATATCACATATGTCAGCAACAGATGCTAGCTTTGTAAAGTATGGAATCAATACTTTCCTAGCAACTAAGCTAACATTCTTTAATGAACTTTATGATACAATAAAAGACTTTGGAGGTAATTATGGTCGTATCGCAAACGCAATTGGTACTGATCCAAGAATTGGGCACTCCCATACTCGTGTCCCTGGTTTTGACGGCAAGCGTGGTTTTGGCGGTGCTTGTTTTCCAAAAGATGTTTCCGCCTTCGTAAACTTTACAACTCATACTCCTTTACTAGAATATGTTATGAATCGTAACAATCAATATCGATCCGAGTATGAAAAAGACGAAAGAGAAATAGCACAGAACATAGAGTATAATATGACTGGTGAAATAGCACACGTGAATGAACGATGAAAATATTCATAACAGGAATATCAGGGTTTATCGGATTCCATTTAGCTAGAGAGCTTAAAGCTTACGGCCATGATATCTTGGGTTGTGATAATTACAACGGCATGTATAATCCATCTCTAAAAATATCTCGATACAGGATTCTAGAGATGTCAGAGATTCCTGTTAAAAATGCTGATATATGCTCGTTGACTCAATCAGAGGTTGAAGACTGCGATGTTATTGTACACTTAGCGGCGTGGGCTGGTGTTAGACATTCATTGGAAATGCAAAATGTTTATACAAAAAATAATATAATTGGTACACAAAACATTATAGATATTGCTGAGACGCTAAACATTCCTGTGGTTTATGCTTCTTCATCAAGTGTGTACGCTGGTCAAAATCCACCATTCATGGAAGATATGAATTTTACACATCATCTAAATCCTTATGCTTGGAGTAAATATGTTAATGAATGTCAATTCAAACACAGTAATGTACCTTCGTCAATCGGCTTTAGATTTTTTACAGTGTATGGTCCTTATGGACGGCCTGACATGGCACTTCATGGATTTACGAACAAGATTATAAAAGATGAACCAATAGAAGTTTTTGGTCACGGTGATATGTCACGTGATTTTACATATGTACAAGACATCGTAAATGGTGTACAATTGTTAATAGATAAAGTTTCTAAAATAGATGATCATCAAATCTATAATATTGGTAGTGGCGAATCAGTTCCGCTTATGAGTTTTGTAAGACTCATAGAAGAAAATCTAGATCGCAAAGCAAAGATTAATTATGTTGATATACATCCAGCGGATATTCGACATACTTTAGCTGATATAACAGAAATAAAAAGATTAGGCTATCGGCCGATGACTTCTATAGAAACCGGTATTCGCAGCTTTATCAGTTGGTATAAAGATTATTATAAAAAAAATTAGGAGACGCATATGTCAGTAATGGACAAACTCAAAAAGAACTCTAAGTTAAAAAACACGGAGGTTCTTTCTGAGTCAAAATTCTTTAATGAAAAAGATATGACTCCGACCGATTCGCCAATGATTAACGTGGCGTTATCGGGATCGGTAGATGGAGGTTTAGCCTCTGGCCTTACTGTTCTTGCAGGCCCGTCAAAACATTTTAAGACTTCCTTTGCTTTGATTATGGCTGCAGCCTATTTGAAAAAGCATAAAGACGCTGTTATGCTATTTTATGATTCAGAGTTTGGCTCTCCTCAGGCATACTTCGAGCAATTTGAAGTTGATACTTCTCGAGTTCTTCATACACCAATTACAAATGTAGAAGAACTAAAATTTGATATGATTGGTCAATTGGAAGCGTTAGACCGAGGTGATAAAGTAATTGTTGTTATTGATTCTATCGGTAACCTTGCTTCAAAGAAAGAGATGGAAGACGCTCTAAATGAAAAATCAGTTGCTGATATGTCAAGAGCGAAGGCACTAAAAGGTCTATTCCGTATGGCAACACCTTATCTTGCCATGAAGAATATTCCTATGCTAGCAGTCAATCACACATATCAAGAGATCGGTTTGTTCCCTAAAGCTATCGTCTCTGGCGGTACTGGCATTTATTATTCAGCTGATAATATCTGGATCCTTGGTCGCCAGCAGGATAAGAAAGGTACAGAGATCCAAGGGTATCATTTTGTAATCAATGTAGAGAAATCACGTTATGTTAAAGAAAAGTCTAAGATTCCTATTACTGTTTCCTGGGACGGTGGTGTTCGCGGTTACTCTGGGCTTCTTGACGTGGCTCTTGCTGGTGGGTACGTCACTAAGCCTTCAAATGGCTGGTATGCAACGGTTGATATGGAAAGTGGTGAAGTTGGCCCAAAGGTGCGGCATGATACAACTTTAGAAAAAGAGTTTTGGGATCCTATTTTTGCTGAGACTAATTTTAAAGAGTTTATTAAAAAACAATATACGATTGGGCACAGAGAACAAGTATCTATGGATGAGATTGTAGAGGAAGCATGATAGATGTAAATAAACTTTCTGAGGGTATTGACTATAAGTTAATACCTGCTCCGGATAACGAACAAGCTTGGAACATAAGGGTCTTAACTGGTCCTTATATTGAGACAGTTGTACAGTTTGGCGCCATTTCTATTAATGGTCCAGAAGAAGCAATTAATTTTAATTTTACTATTATTGAAAGTCCTGATGATTTATTAACGGTTGAAGATAAGCACTTTCAAGAGTTTTGTGGATTAGTCTTACATGATGTCATTGAAATGGCTATAAGTAAAGACGAATTAATCATGAAAGATAAAAAATGAGAATATTAATTATGGGTTTGCCTGGATCTGGTAAAACTCATTTAGCTGTAAGATTACAGGGCCTTTTAAAAAATTGTGCATGGTACAATGCTGATGCTATTCGTAAGATGGCTGACGATTGGGACTTTACCGAATCAGGTAGACATAGACAAGCAGAACGAATGAATACACTAGCCAACTTTGAAGGTGTTCGAGGTCGTACAGTCATATGTGACTTTGTATGTCCAACAATTGAAACTAGAAAATTGTTTGATCATGATATTATGATTTGGATGAATACTATAGAGCAAGGCAGATTTAAAGACACAAATAAGCTGTTTCAAAATCCTGATAATGCTACATATACGGTTAAGGGATTTCAGTCAGACGAAGAAATACAAAATTTTGCAATACAATTAGGGAGTGCATATGGCATTTGATTGGAAAAAACCAACGGCGCAAATGCTGGGGCGATGGCAACCATGGCATAAAGGCCATACCACATTATTCAAGAAAGCATTAGAACAAACTGGCCAAGTTGCTATTATGGTTCGTGATGTTGGTGGAATTATTGGTCAAGATGCTGGCGGTGGTCGTACCGCAAAGCAAGATGATAACCCATTTGATTTTAATTTTGTTTCTGCACAAATTATTCTTAATTTGCAAAATGAAGGATTTACAATAAACGATGAGTATGTTATAATGGAAGGTACCAAACATTGTTGACATTAGTTATGGTCGTGGTGTTGGGTATACATTTACAGAGCACGATCTTGGAGAAGAGATTCATAAGATTAGTGCTACCAATATCCGTAAAAACATGCGAGAAAGTGGAATGCTTTGAACACAAACATTGAACAGACTATATTGCGAAACCTTCTGGTGGATGATAAATTCATGCGGAAGGTTTTGCCTTTTATAAAGAATGAATATTTTGAAGGTGTCTATCGCCAACTGTTTAAACAAGTCGGACTATATGTTCAGAAATATAATAAACTACCAACACAAGAATCTTTTAAAATTGAATTAGATGATGCTGATAATTTTAACGATGAGCAATATCGCCATGCCGTAGAAATCCTACCTGAGATATTTAAGACAGAAGAAATTGATAATGAATGGCTGATTGACAAGACTGAGAAGTGGTGTCAAGATAGAGCATTACATAATGCTGTAATGGAATCTATCAGTATTATAGATGGTAAACATCAAAGTCTTTCAAAGAATGCGTTACCAGAGATCCTCTCTGATGCTCTGGCAGTCAACTTTGACGCAAATATCGGTCATGACTATCTTGGTAACTTTAATGCTCGATATGAGTTTTATCATAAAGAGGAAGAACGTGTAGCATTTGATTTAGAATATTTTAATAAAATTACAAAAGGCGGTTTGCCAAATAAGACTTTAAACATTTGCCTTGCCGGTACGGGTGTCGGTAAATCGTTGTTTATGTGTCACCAAGCTTCGGCTGCTCTTACAGATCAAAAGAATGTTCTTTACATTACAATGGAAATGGCAGAAGAACGTATCGCAGAGCGTATTGATGCCAACCTTCTTAATATTCCAATCGATCAACTAGATAAACTTTCAAGAGATATGTTCTCGCAGAAAGTATCTCAGCTTGCTAAACAAACAAACGGTCGATTAATTGTAAAAGAATATCCTACTGGCTCTGCACACTCTGGTCACTTCCGTGCATTACTTAACGAACTAAAACTAAAAAAGAAATTTGTGCCAGATATTATCTTCATTGATTATCTTAATATCTGTGCATCTTCACGTATGAAAGCAATGGGAGGATCAATCAATTCCTATACGTACATTAAAGCAATTGCTGAAGAGCTACGTGGTCTTGCGGTCGAGTTTGACGTACCGGTCGTCTCTGCAACGCAAACGACTCGTAGTGGTTATTCTAACTCAGATATTGGGCTTGAAGATACGTCCGAGTCTTTTGGATTACCCGCAACCGCCGACTTAATGTTTGCACTTATCTCTTCTGAAGAGCTTGAGAAAGAAGGCAAGATTATGGTCAAGCAATTAAAGAATAGATATAACGATCCAACTTATAAAAAGAAATTTGTAGTAGGCGTCGATAGATCTAAGATGAGATTGTACGACGTTGATGAAACTAGTCAGACTCTTAGTGATGATACTCCGGTCTTTGATCGGGCAGAAATGAACAAGCGATTTGAGGACTTTAAACTTTGAAGGTAAGATTAATTGGTTACACTCAACCACCAGAAGATATCGTCGGTCTCGACGATCTACAAGACATCGTCGCGTATTGTGCCCGTGTCTCCAACCCATCCAACCAAATCAACTCAGAGACATCGGGAAAACTCCTCGACTACCTCATCAAGCACAAACACTGGTCACCGTTCGAAATGTGCTCGGCCACGCTCGAAGTCGAAACGACAAGAGATATTGCGAGACAGTTCCTCAGGCACAGGTCGTTTTCCTTTCAAGAGTTTAGCCAGCGTTATGCTGATATTCGTTCTTTTAATAATTCTTTTGTGATACGTGAGGCAAGACTTCAAGACGAAAAGAATCGGCAAAATAGCGTAGCTAATACAGATAAGAAGCTTTCTATGGAATGGGACGCTAAACAAAATAAAGTAATAAAAGAAGCTAAAGCTGCTTATAATTGGGCAATAGAAAATGGAATCGCAAAAGAACAAGCAAGAGCAGTGTTGCCAGAAGGTAACACCGTTAGTAAGCTCTATGTTAATGGCACCATTCGTAGCTGGATACATTATATCGAGCTCCGTTCTGCAAATGGGACACAACTTGAACATATGGAATTGGCAAGAGAAGTCGGACAAACAATAGCAAAGATTTTTCCATATTTTGCAGAGTGACAATTATGTTACACATAACCGCTGAGACAAAATAACTGTGTACATTTGTTTTTTTATGTGGTAAGATAGTATCATATAAAAAATGAGGCAGTACAATGAAAAAGTTAATATCAGCAGTATTAATCAATACCGTTATAGCAACATCAGTTGCGTACGCAGGTATTGACGTTGTTAAGAAGAAGCAACAAGCAGAGAACCTAGAATGTTTGGCTTTAAATATTTACTTTGAGACTTCAGCTCGCAGTTTAGCAGATTCTATGGCTGTAACAGATGTTGTTTTAAATAGAGTTGAGAGTACACGTTATCCGGATAATATTTGTGACGTTGTACAGCAAGGATATAAAAAAGGTAGTCGCTATTGTCAGTTTAGCTGGTATTGTGACGGCAAATCAGACACACCTCATAATGATGAGGTATGGGAAAAGTCACGTAAGTTTGCACGTGATATGTTATTCATACGCCAGTTTCGTGGTATTACTGAAGGCGCAACACATTATCATGCGACGTATAGTAAACCATTCTGGTCAAAGAAACTTAACCGTATTGCTCGTATCGGAGCACACATTTTTTACTGGGAGAAGTAATGAAAGATATGACTATGGCAGCTGACACTCTAACTATGAATAGCGGAATGGACGGAATGGATACTATTGTTACAATAGATGATATTACATTTGGTGAAACAACATTAAATCACGTTGATTATAAGTTCGGTGAGAATAAATACTTACGAGAGCTAAAGGAGTATATTGATTCAACTTATCAAGGACACTATGCTACAAATAAATTTCAGTCGACTGAAGTTATTATTGCTAGAGGTCATGGTACAGGTTTCTGTATGGGCAATGTTGATAAGTATGCTAATCGCTACGGTAAAAAAGGTACTAGGGAGGATGCACGTAAGGATCTTCTAAAAGTTATCCATTACGCATTATTACAATTACATGTACACGATAGTGAAGAGGAAGAATAGATACGTAGCATATGACGATAAAGGTTATGTGATAATTATATCACATAATCCACGTATAGTTAAGCATCAAGCCAAATTGGAGATGCAAAGAAGGGTAAATAACCCCATAGATGATTGAGGATATACAGCACCCCGGGGCGGTACCGGGCGCCTCCACCACAACTACACTATGTCCGTGGCTCCTTGGCGGATTTGATCAATAACAGGAGTAGGTTGCAACCGTAGTGTAGTTTTGATGGGGGCGAAATAGGAATCGACTGGTATTTGAGTCTATAAATCACAAATGCAAACAATAATTTTGCACCTTCTAATTACGCCTTAGCGGCATAATTAAGGGGGCGGCCACTGCCTAGCAACAGAAGTGTGGCGTTTAACTAATCAAGGGGACAACTATGGAAATCTTAAACAAAGTAAAAGCCTGGGCTGGAGGACTAGCTGAGGTTGGTCTTAGTTTAGCAGCTCTAGCGATTATACTTGAAATCTTAGGCCTACGTAATATGCCATTTATGCCAGCAAATATGAGCGTGGTTGACAATGTCACTGATATGGTATCAGCTATAGGATCTCAAGGTGTAATAGGTTTGATCGCTGTTTGGATTCTATATGAAATCTGGAATCGTAAATAAAAGGAACGAATAATGAAATATGCTGCTTTAACAGCTGCTGCTCTACTAACAGCAACATCCATCCAAGCTGCCGAGATTGGTGCCACTGGCATTTCAATCGGTGCTTCTGCAACATCTGAATATAACGTTGATGCAGAAAACATGACACTAGAAGTTACTCCTTCAATGGGCTATGAGCTCTGGGGAACAGATCTAAGTGTATCTACTGATCTCATGATTTACAACGATGAGTTTGTATTCATGGACGTTAATCCAACAATTGATTTCAAAGTTGGATACGGCATTTGGGATAATGCAGAAGTCTATGTAGAGACTGGTTATGATTTAGAAACGGAAGATATGTCAGACGTTGTAGTCGGCGGAACTTTCTCATTCTAATATAAATAGTGTCACGACTTAAATAGTGCGCAGGGGGCCATGGTTAGCCCCCATTTTTTATGGATATATAGTATTATGGAATTAGTTTACGCAATAATATTAGGTATACTTTGGAGTCAAGTGATTTCTCACTGGGGCGCTAGCATACTTTTACACAGATACTATTGTCATAATCAATTTAAAGTGCCGATATGGTTTGAAACTATTGGTTTAGCCATGCTAATGATTGCGTGTATCAGAACACCAATCGGTTGGATTGCATCACACAGAATGCATCATCAACATTCAGATACAGAAGACGATCCTCATGCCGCAGAGCATGTAGGTTATTGGAAAGTATTGTTTACTACATGGGATATTCCTAATATACCATCTAAATACGCTAGAGATCTATATAAAAATCCTAGATTAGTTTTTTGCCATAAACATTGGCTGAAAAATATTAATCGTTGTTAATGTCATTAGTTTTATTATTAGTCCTTATTTCTGGATAGCATTTTGCGCAGTACCGTTTGTATTTGCAAAGATAGGATTCGGATTGCTAAATACTGTAGGACATAAAGAAGAAGGTGGAGCAAACGTTCCTTGGTTAAATTTTTTTATAGCAGGCGAAGGTTATCATAAAAATCACCATGATAATTGGAAAAGAGTAAGGCTGCATAAATACGATACCGCTGGATGGATTGCTGAAAAATTATTTAAAAATGAAAAAGCATGAATTACCCACAATAGCAAACTTTAATCTAAATATTGATTTAAAAGATTTGCAACTACGAAGCGCATAAGCTTTACGAAAAATTTACCGATGTACGAACTGCTAATCCAATGTTATGTGACAATCACATGGAATTAGTTAAGAACGTATACGATAACTTTGAACAGATTAATCTAACGGAGCCAAGCGAAATACTTCCATATACGGAAAGTATTAAAGAACGGCTTAAGCGTAGGGAAGAGCATTTATATAATGTTCCAACTGAAGATTATACTAATAGTTATTTTGAAAAGATTGTCACACAACTTAAATCGCCAGCCAGTAGAGTTCGAATAACCAAATTGGCACCAGGCAAAACAATTCCGTTCCATGTTGATTATGATGTATCGTATGCGGTAAGATGCATATGTCCAATCTATGGTGGTAAGAATGTTATAAATCTCTTTAGAAGAGACGGTAAACTTGAAGCATATAATTTAGAAGACGGAAATGCATACTTTCTGAATATAGGTTACCCTCATGCAGTTGTGAACATGAGTGATGCACCTAGGATTGCATTGATGTTTAGTTTGGATGGAACAGATGACCTTACAGATCTCAGATTACGCTGATGGACAATTAAGACAACTTTGCACAGATGTTCAGTTTTATGGCTGGCAAATAATGCATGAGCAAGATCTTAACGAAAGCCAACTAGCAGATTTATTTAAACGAATAGGAGACTGTGAAACTCCTGATCTGTTTATGAATCATAAAGAAAATCCAGAAATATTTAACGTCTCAGGTGAACGTGATAGTGCCGGCAAGAAGATTGGAATGTTTGGGGATGGAGAGCTGGGTTGGCATTCTAATGGAAACAGTAGACACCTTATTGATAAAATTCTAATCGGATTATATTGTGTTAAAGGTGACGTCAACACTACGTTAAGTGTTTGTAATACATCAAAGCCATTTTTAGATATGTCTGAAGATGAACAAGAGTATTATCGTAGCATAAAAATTAAGTTAAAATTTAAAAATCATACCATGTATAGTTTAGACGAAGATGATCCTGAGCTTGAGTTCATGAGTAAGAACAAAGGTAGTATTAGGCCATTAGTTGGCCAGCATCCACATACTAACGCCGATTATTTTTACTTTCCATACCATTTTATTTGTGGAGCATGGGAAGGTAAGAAGAAAGTAGATCACGAACCAATCATTGAAAAACTTATGCCAAAAATATTTAAAAGTAAGTATATGATCCATCATATATTTCAAGAAGGTGATTTGTTATTAATGGATCAATTCACTTCCTTACATAGAAGAACACCAGTAATGGGACCTAGATTATTATGGAGAGTAGCGAGTGATTACTCAAAAGTTTAGAAACTATCCTTACGTAGATGTTCCATATCATTCTAAAGTAGCAAAACTATTTAATAGCCAAAAAGTATCAGATACCTATTTTTCTAGAGGTAAAGGTCAAGCGCTTGCACTCTTAAAAGAAACGGAAACAATTCATAGAGAATGGGTTAGCTCTATGATTGATTTATCAGACTTTCCATATTGTTATGCCACCCATGGTACTACCGATGCAATACATCATTGGGTTATGACAGAAAACCGTGGTTCACAAGTTATGTGCTATGGAGAATATGAATATTCAAGTATGATTGGATTATCTCGCACAGTTACATGCGATGTACCAGGACAGTACATGGAGAATGGCAGATCGGCTATACCTGGTATTGCATTGCCTGACGTGCCATTGTTTGTATCAATTCCCTCTGCGGCTGATGGGAATATATTTGATCCTGGCTTTGAGAATTGGAAAGTAAAACCACCGGTCATATTAGACTGCACGTACGTAGGTTCTACTAAGATTGAAAAAATAAACGTACCATCTACAACAGAACAAGTGTTTTTTAGTTTCTCTAAGGGCTTTGGCGCAATAGGTCAACGCTTAGGTTTGGTATACACTAAAAAGCCACATGCTAGTTTACATAGATTAAAAAAATATGAGAACTGGAACTATGGATCTGTTATGACAATGAAATTGCTTATGGAGACATTTACAGTAGATGAAATGTGGAATACATATAGTGGTAGACAGCTAGAAATTTGTAAAGAATATGGGTTTAAGCCGTCGAGTGTTTACTATCTAGCTACTACAAAAGATGAATATTATAAAAAAAGACGAAGAATGAAATGGAATGATGATGCAAGAATATGTCTAACGCCGTTGTTTGAAGAGAGAATAAGATGAAACAAATATTAGATTACACACATGAAGATTTTGCAGAGCTTGTAACTAAAATAGTTGATAAGGGTTCAGCTGTACTTTATGATCAGAAGTTAACCCGCCAAGAACTAGCAGCGGTTTGTGCTAAAATGGGTAAAGTCGAAGAACTAGATTATTTTATGAATCCAAAAGATAGTCCTCAGATTAGCATTGTATCCGGTAAAGTAATTGATGGTAAAGCTATAGGAATGTTTGGACCTACTGAACTTGAATGGCATGCAAACGGTACTGGTCGATATGACTTTGATGAGGTTTGCGTAGGATTGTATTGTCAAACAGAATGCATTGATACAGTACTATCTCTCGTAGATCAGCGAGCAAGCTTTGCAGAATTATCTGAAGAAGATAAAGAATATTTTCGCAGCATTGATATTAATTTAAATAATTCTGGACCTCGTGCAAGAATCTGGCGAGATGACGGCGTATATTCAAAGGCTTATAAAAGTCAAGGCGAGGCAAGCTTTCGTATAGGGCAAGAACATTACAAAGAAACTATTGATAGACGTCCATTAGTAGCAAAACATCCTGTAGATGGAACAGAATACTTTTATCCTATGTTTATCTATTTGTATAAAGCATGGGTGAATGATGTAGAAATGACACAAGAAGAATTTGACAAGTTTTTTGACAGGCTAAATAGTATTGTTACTCGCTCAAAATATATGGTTCATCATGTATTTAGGGAAGGCGACTTATTGTTCATGGATCAGTTAATTACAAGTCATCGTAGAAGTGCTGTTAAAAATAAAGACAGACAGCTTTGGAGAACAGCTTTTGATTATAGTGTTGCAGTTAAAGATTATACACCGGTAAGATTTGATGAATCAAAACGCGATTGATGTTCCCTGGCCTAAAATACATAAGTTAGATAATTTAGTAAAGGATAGTACTGAAAAGGTTAATGTTCCTTTACAAGAAAATTATTCTATGGAGGACATGTGGTATTTAGATACGCCTGAAGCATATCCTTTATTTGAAAAACAGGCTAGAATAATCACAGAACGCAAATACAAAAACATCTTAGATGTCGGTTGTAGACATGGTCCAGTAAATAAAATACTACATGAAGACTTTGATTATATTAATTATTCTTATTTCGGTTTTGATACTTCAGAAGAACCCATTGAACTCGCAAATGAAACATGGAAATATTATGAGCATATAAAATACGAATGTGCTAGTTGGGAAAATAATATAGATGTAGGATTTACTCCAGACGTTATTATATTCAGCGGAGTGCTATTATATATTAAGGATGATAGTGATCGCTCTAATTTCTTTGATGAGATTATGTTAAAAAACAACTGCGTCAATGCCATAATTCAAGAACCATATCATGAACAAAGATATTGGGATGATAGACTTATTCTAAACACAATAACAAATGGCGGATTAGATTTTCTCAACGAGGAGTATAATGTAGATAAACATTACTTAGACCTTCCTGTATTTGCTGGAAAGAGAATGATATACGATGTCACTTATAAGTCTTAGTACCAGCTCATCGGAAAATGCTTTAAACTATAGAGGATTGTTAGTTTTAAATGAGCTAGTAGATTTAGGAACTATAGATGGACTACACAATTATAATCTCCCAGTAATTAATGTAAATGGCATAGACGAGAAAATACCTGACGAAGTAAATAGACTTATAGATTATATGCATACCTTTGATCAGTTTATATTCACAGTACCAGAATTTACCGGTATGATGAGCGCGTCTACAAAAAATTTATTAGATTGGTTAGTGGTTGCAACTAATATGAATTTAGATCATGGCAAAGGTTATCCGTTTAGTGATAAGCATACAATGATATTTACTTTTACTCCAAGTGGTTCAGAAGGTGGCGGTAGACACATGCCACAAACCAAAGATATATTTAAGAAGTTAGGCGCTAACGTAATTCATACAGAAGTGTTTAATTACGGATGGGAAACGGTAGTTCCTGGAAATACTGAACCGTTTAAAGATGCTGCTGATAGAATAAATAATTATTTAAACTATAAACCAGATCAATCACAGGCTTTTAAACAAAAATATAATGAATGGAATGATAAGTGGAATTAAATAACAAAGGGCTTTACATATTAAAAAATGGTGATTATGTGCCATATAATATACCACAAGATAAAGTAATACTATGCGGAGTACCAGGAGCATTTACACCAGGATGTAATAAACACCTACCAGGCTTTGCAAATAATTTAGATAAATTAGACGCTAAGGTAGTATTTGTTGCGGTAAACGATCCGAGCGTTATGCACGAATGGAATGTGTTATTTGGTCATCCTGATATTGATGCTGTAGCAGATCCGCTGGCAGTGTTTACTAAAAATATTAATAAAGATATTGACTTCGGAGACTATATGGGCATTAGATGCAAAAGATATGCTATGCTTATACAAGATGGAGTATTTGTAAAAGAATACGAAAACCCGTTTATTGAAGGTGTACTATGATACCAGGAATTGCAGAGTACGTAGACGTTAATCCACAACACGAATTATTACTTAGTTTGTATGATAAAGTAAGGGGCGTACGTGCAGGAGAAGATTTTAATACATTTGGCAAAACTCCGTTCGAAAGTTATTCATTAGAGTATAGTATGACTGGTAAAGATACTGGATACGAACAAGTTTACGATCCAATATTATCTCTTCATAGAAAAGTGCATCCACATTATCAGTTTAGATCAACTGGATTTAACACTGCAGATAGTACAGAGAAAGATGTATTCCCTCATACAGACATAGATCAGAACAGAGAACACAGTCAAGGGTATAATATTATCTACCCCGTACTTGGTGCAAGCCGCTTGGATTATTATGAAACATTAGAAGATGAAATATGTTTACCTGAAAAGAACGCTCAAGGATATTATTACTATCACGAATTTAAAGCTCAAGCAGAGATGGGACAGGGTACACCTGAGTTTGAAAAATTCTTAGCTGACCGTAAGATAGGTGAAATTATTATCGACAAACCATGTCTTATTGACACCGAGACAATGCATAGGGTTGTTATCACTGAAGCACCTAGATGCGCATTTGTAACAAGATGGAATAATATACCTCCTATTGATTTTCATTCTTTTAAAGAAAGAGTTGAATCGATATTATGAGAATAGTAAGCTTGCATGAAGAACCTAACTTGTGTATGGCTGCGATACAAAAAGCAGAAGAAGAAAGTAAAGGCGACAGATTAGCTAATAACTATACTAAGAATAAATTAAATTTAGATCAGATGATTTTATTTAATTTTGTGTTTGATGGAGATAATCCTGTTTTAATGTCAGGATGCCAGAAGATTACAAAGGATGTCGTGAGAGTGTTTTCTCGATACTATCATTTTAAAGATTATAGAACTGATGGTTCTAATATGTTTGAGAAGGTAGACGATTTTATGGAATTGCAATATAGTTTAGATTTTTTATCTGGCTATGCTGGCGTAATATGGACGAGAGATAAATCACCAGGATTTTTTAAAAAGTTAAAAAATGCAAGGGCAGATATATTTAATGATTGGAAAGTTTATCCAGATAAAGTAAAAATATTATATCCAGATAATTACCAATACGTATTTTATACTGGAGATATTTCTTCACTAACACATCCTACAATATGAAGTCTGTCTTCAAATGATGCATTAACAAACGTGTGTATCTTTCGAGTATCAATTAAATAGTGATTGCCGTCCGCAGGAAGTCTAATCACTTCATCATCGACTACAAAGAAACAATTCTCATTTGTAATAAGAGGAATATGCATTCTTGGCGTAGGATCTTTGTGATAGCTATAACAATACTTTGGTCGGCATATTCATCAACCTGCTTCTGTACATTTTTAAATCTGACAAAACAGAATTAGTGTACGGTAAATCATATGCAAAGACATTAAAGTCTTCTTCTTTATGATCCAGCTTTGCTAGTTGTCCTTCACCGCTAGTACCTTGATCTGTTATTTGCAAAGACAACTGCTGATTATATTTTGGTAATGATTGTATCTCAAGTAAAATTCGATCTATATCTATATGCATGCCGTTATCTCTTTTATTCTTAAAGGATTATTTACTATCCAATCAATAACATCTACAGCTTGATCTATAGACATTTTGTCAACATCAGTCCTGTGTGCAGATCTTTCCGTATCTATGTAACCAAAATTTATACAGGTTACATTATAACCTTCAATATAAAGTTGATTGTTGGCTTCTCGCAGCGCTCGTTTCTCTACAGCATACTTATGCAGGTACGTAAAGTCACTTGCATGACTTCCAATACTTATTACTCTTTTTCCTAAAGACGTAGCTTTATATAGCATTTCAACTTGGTTAAATCCATCATGTTTGCAATTTATGAGTATGTCACAATGATCTAGTGAGCCGATGTTGCCGTATTTCCAAGCAAGTACTTTACCCAGACCTCTCCTGGTTCCTGTTATATAGTAACTCATAAGCCCATTTCTTTTCCCTGCATTGCCAACATTTTCCGCACTCTTTCTCTATAGATGTAATACAACTCATTGTATCCGACAAATCTATTTTCTCTTGTCTAGCTAGATCAATTATATGATACTTATATAGATGTAGAAAAGGAAGTCTTAGTTTATATTTTTCGGGATCTATATACCATGGCCTTTTTGGTCTATCTGGTGTATCAAATTCAGGAAAGTATGTTAAAGGCGGAGTATGATTTGTTCCAGCATATATCTCGTCATATTCATATTCTTTAATTATTTGATAGATAGAGTGCTCTATTCTTGTAGTAGAATCTGTTGTCGGCTCATCGATTATATTTACTTTTTTACCGGTTAGTCGTTCTACTCTTTTATAATTATCAAAGCCATCCTGTCTGTTAACATTAAAAATATCTACATTAGATACTAAATTTAACAAATTAAACAGTACGAAGCTATCTATACCTCCACTCATAATAATAGCACAACGACCTTTAGGATTTATTTCTACAACCCTTTGATCCCATTTTGGGCCGCATATATAATTCATTGTTTTCATTGTAAACTATTTTTTAAAAAACCGCATTTTTTTATGTACATTACCTTTTAGATAGTGTATAGTGTATATATCAAATGAGGAGATAACCATGTTATTATCAAACGGCGCAATGATCAAGAATGACGTAATCGAAGCTTTTAACAAAGCCACTACGAATCCTGAGAATATTAATTCGTCAGGTGGTATTAATTGGAACTTTGTTGACGCTGACCTAAACTTAGAACTTTCGACGTGGTACACTTCAGAATATCTGTATGAGTGCTTTGAAGTTCTAGTCGATAACTTTTTTGGAGAAACAGTGTAATGGAATCATACATTCAAGAAACGCGTAATGGATTTGAAATGGCTGTAGATGAAGTAGAACGCCTCTATTCCGAGAATGTTAAAGGCGTACAGGAAGAGACTGTGCGGAAAGAGATGAAAGCTTGGGCTACATCAAGTGGGATGATAACTGCTGAGTATAAAGATATCGTTAGCGCCCATGCTAAGGCTCGCGGTTGGACTCAAGAAGGTTTTACAGGAATGGAAGTTTGTGATCCCTTTTGGGATTGGCAAGAAGATTAATAGTTTGGTTCCTTAGCTCAGCTGGATAGAGCAACTGCCTTCTAAGCAGTAGGCCATAGGTTCGAATCCTATAGGGACCGCCAATACACTCCTCTAGCTCAATTGGTTAGAGCAGAGCGCTCATAACGCTTTGGTTACAGGTTCGAGTCCTGTGGGGAGTACCAGAAAACGCTAGTCGTGAAGAGAAAAGTCTATGATAAGCAAAGATGATATAGAAGCTATGGCCGAAACTAAAGAACAGAAAAAGTTTTGGGATATAGATAGTGATGGCGAGGACGGCCAGCCTAGCAATTTCGCTAAAGAGCCGTCGAAAAAGCCTGACCGCGGTAATCCTACGTAGGGCGGTTTAGGTCGGTATAAGCACTGGTACCGTAAACCCAGTCGGTTGTTGCATACGTGAAATGCAAATAAGGGGAGGGGCACTGCAGAAAGCCCCTCCTTCGAAAACTATTTTGATCAGCGTCCATGTAGAGGGGACCGGGCCTGAAAGCATTTTACTAGTTTTAATAACTAGGGGCGCTGATCAAAATAGTTTTGAGGTTATGATGGTTAATGAAGAAATAAAAAATAGGATTCGCTTGTCAGTCGCAGCTTACGCTTACGAGTACAAAGACGATCCTGTAATGTCCGATGCTGAGTTTGATGAGTTATCTCAAAAGATTAATCCGACTGAGAAGACCGGCAATCGTAAGTTAGACAACTTCTTTAAAAAACATTTCCAACCTGATACTGGCATGTGGGTACGACGTCATCCAGAAAAAAACAAGTTGGATTACATCTATAGGAATTATTATGACACGAACAGTACACTATGTGGGGTTCAGGGGTGACGAATATGTAAGAGCTCGTAGGATCTTCGGTGGACCTATCTACATCCACCTTCATTACGATGAGCGAGTATTCACTGAAGTTGGTGATGATGACGTCGTCATCTTTGGTCCTAAATACCATTTCGTTGATTATGTCGACGACGTTTCTAGGCGGGTTTAATCGTAGTGCCCGCCTAGCACTGCTACAGTAGAGACTTCTTCATTAAGAATTTCTGCCTCTCTTGCTTTATAAGCTTGTTCAAATCCGTCTTCGTATTCGGTTAAACACTGCGATTCATTGTTCCATAATCTTTTAAAATAGCTTTCATAGTAACCTTCAACAATGTCGTCCGGTTCTGTTTTAGGAATAAGATGGCCTTTAACCATCCAAAATAAACGATTGGCTTCTTTGCGTTTCCATGGGCTGCACATATTGTCACACCTTTTGTTTAAGATGTAGATATCTATAAAATGTTAGTGCTAACAAAATGAAAAAAAGTTTAAAAAAACGCAAATTAACTGTGTACATATGATAAGTACTGTGCTATAATGGTCTTATCAAATGAATGAGAGGAATCGTTAATGTTATATCTAAAAGACATCATGAAGCTGTTAAACTGCGATATGGAAAAAGCGGAAAAAGTATTTGATAATATGGTGCTTGACTTTTCGCAGTCTACTACAAGACAGTTTAATGCTGAAGTAAAGATGGTTAACGAATTAATGGAACAAGGAGTTATATAATGTCACATGAAGTAGAAACAATGGCTTACGCAGGTGAGCTTCCATGGCACGGTCTTGGAACAGAAGTTAGCAATGAATTAACACCATTGCAAATGATGCAAAAAGCTGGAGTCGACTGGGAAGTCGAACAGCAAAAAATCGTTACCGAATCTGGTCTCGAAATCAATGACAAGGTTGCTCTTGTCAGAACCTCAGACAATACTTTGCTTGACGTGACTGGCAAAGATTGGAAGCCAGTACAAAACCAAGAAGCATTTACTTTCTTCTCAGAGTTTGTTGCTGCTGGTGATATGGAAATGCATACAGCAGGATCTTTGAAAGAAGGTCGTAATGTGTGGGCTTTGGCAAAAGTCAAAGAGTCTTTTGATGTGTTCGGTGAAGATCGTGTTGACTCATATCTTCTCTTCTCAAATCCACATCAGTATGGAAAAGCAGTAGACGTACGGTTTACTCCAATTCGTGTTGTATGTAATAACACATTGACTTTCTCTTTACAGTCTGCTTCTAAAAATTCTGTCAAAGTTGGTCACCGTACAGCATTCGATGCTGATACTGTAAAAGAAACTCTTGGTCTTGCATCTGAAAAGTTTGCTAAGTACAAAGAGATGGCTCAGTTCTTAGGCTCTCGTAAAGTTACCGCAGAGGCTCTTATCCAATATTACAACGATGTGTTTCCAACTACATCTCGTAAAGAAGAGAAAACTCCGGTTGTAAGCTATGACGACATGTCAAAGGCTGCGAAGATGTGTTACGACGCTCTTGAGGTTCAGCCAGGTGCTCAGTTCGCTGCTGGTACATGGTGGCAGGCATTCAACAGTGTGACTTACTACACTGATCACCTACAAGGACGGAACTCAGAGAATCGTCTTCACAATCAGTGGTTTGGTTACAATCAAGCCAAAAAAGTAACTGCGGCAGAAAAAGCAGTGGCATACGCCACTGCTGCCTAAAATTGATAGAAGGAAAAATATATTATGAATACCGTCGAGAAAGATGACGAACAGCCCAAAAGGCCATGGAAAGAACGAAGAGAAGAAGCAATACAAAAAATTCGTAATTTTGCCAAAGGTTGGGATAGTAAAAATCATTTCTATGCTTATAATTTAACGCACGATTTAAAAATGCATAGCTTTATGCAAGAGCAAAAAGACATAAGAAAAGCTCTTGAATATCTAGCAGATAAGCCCGATTATATATTTGAAGATGAAAGCAAATACCAAATCGTTAAACCGAATAAGCCCGATTATGTATTTGAAGATATATGGGGTCAAAAATGTAGGATTATAATTACAGGAAAAGACTTCAGTTACAATAGGGTTGAAGCAGTTGGAAAATCAATGTGGTCAAAAAATGAATCATTTCAATTTCTTTTTGAGCATGTTGATAAAACATATAGGCCACCTCGTGAAAAGATGCCGGCAAAAATAATTATAATAGATGGGACAACATACAAGATAGCTGCCTAAAACTTAATATAATCGTTACACAAAAAATAAAAGAAAAGGGTATATAGTACATGCCCTTTTTATTTAAGGAAACGCTATGTCAAAATCTAAACTTTGGAAGAAGGTAAAGAAAATGGATCTAGGAAATCCCGTAATTACCGCTCTCGTTGGACTGGTAATTTTTTACATCGGACTTAAAACTTTCTCAGGAGGTATGAAGTCGATGGGTAACATGGATCATCTGCAATTCTTTTTAGGTAATCCTATATACATGTTTATTGGCGGAATAGTCATGACTCTCTTATGGCAATCGTCATCACTATCAACCACTGCGATCATTGCATTAGTTGCTTCACAGGAGCGTTAACCGCTGCCAGCTGCTATTAGCGTGTACGTGCTCGGAGCAAACATCGGAACAACCGGCACGATCTGGCTAGCTGGACTTCTTTGTATCTGATGGAATGCCAAAAGGCGATACGCTACGAATTGCAATGGCGCATACAGGAATGAATCTGATGATGGCAGTTATGTTACTACCGTTTGTTAGTCACATAGGAAAGTTTCTCGGTAAGTTCTAGTGATATAAATGATACACTCTAAATTAATGCGGTTAACGCCGCATTTTTTTATGTACATTACCTTTCAACTGTGGTAGTATGGTTACATGATAAGGAGATCAAAAATGCTTATAGTAAATGACATTCAAGATACAATCACAATGAAGAACAAACTATCTAGTTTGCTTCGTCGCTCAAACACATTTGGTATGTCGCGACATGACATTCAAATTGAGTTAGATATGATTATCACAGACCTTATGATAAACGAAGCTCGCATTGAGCAAGAGATGCAGGCCGAATGCAATTTGCAGGAGGCCGCGTAATGTACACGACCCGGACATCAGATGCTTACATTGCAACTTTTATGGATCGTCAAGATCCACAAATTGCAGACCTTAGATCTTTTGTATCTAAATGTAACCGAATGTTGAAAGAGGATGGTAAGTACCAGCGGTACTATATCAAACTTCAAGCACGTGGTCATCGGCGAGGCGTTCGCCGGTACAACCAGTCACTACCTCTTAAGTATGCTGACAGAGTCGATGCATACATTTATGAGAGACGTGACTAAACGCCAGCTAGTGAGTGGACTCATGGTTAGTCATGGCATCTCACTGGCACTTTTTTCTCCCCAACTTAAGCAGCTTCGGCTGCTTTCTTTTTTTATATAAATAGAGATAAGTTTCTTGGAGTAAATATGGCTACGTTTGCAAAAATGTCTAGGGCGGAATGGGGTAAACCTGTTAGCGGATCAAGAGAAAGCAGAGTCGACGTCTTTATTGATGCAATAAAGGCTGGAGATCCCGTAAGCGATATTGAAGGAAAAGACGTTCATATTGCTAATACACAAAAAAATATAGATGCAATAAAAAAATACGTATCTGATTCTACATCAGGTTCAACTACAACCTTTGATTTAAAATCTGGAGGTACAATAGTTTCGAATCAGATTGGTAAATCTCCATTGTTTGGAGGTCAAGGCGCAGGAGCAGGAGCAACTGGAGAGACTGCAAAGTTTGAATCATTACAATGTTTGTATATTGCTGCAGTGCTAGGCGAAGGCTCGACACACGAATTTTCACACTATACGATAGAAACTTTAAAAAAATATAAAGATAAAGTATTTGTAAGTGAACCTTTTGATACGTATGTAGCTATTGATGGATCATGGCATATATCTGGATTTAAAATAGCCAAGAAATTAATTAAAGCAGGATACGTAACTACAAGACATACATTGCACCGTGGCGATAAAAAAATGGATTCGTTGTATGCATTAAAAAATAAATTACGTAAAGCTGAAGGTTTGCCTGCTATTAATCATGATAAATGGAATCCAGGTGATATATGGGCCATGAAAGATCAAGCAACACTATCTGTTAAATTAAATAAGATAAAAACATTTGGAGAACTAAACGAATTCATTGTTAATAATTTTATGAGTAGAAACGTGATCGGAATCTCTCTTAAAAAAGTAAAAGACAGAGAAACCGTTAAGCTCACTGATTACAACGTAGAACAAAAAGCTTTGGATAAACACAAGTTTACAAAAGTTACATTAGAAACTGCTGCGGGTAAAGGCGTATTCTCATCTAAAAATGGAATGTTTTTCTTTGATACAATAAGTAAAGCAGATATACGTGCACCAAACTCTTTTGGTGCTTTAAATATGGAACTACAAGGTAAGGGAGCTCGAGGTGGTAGAACTGGATATGCACAAATAGTATATTCGGCTGCGGCACATTTAAACAAGACAATGCCTACAAATAAACAACTTGTAAGTCAGGCAAGAATATTAGCAGCTCCAAATCCTTCAAAAAGTAATAAAGATAGTTTTTATAACCTAGTAAAAGAAGTAAACCCTGAAATTGATAGAGCAACATTTGAGGATGGGCTATCATCTAAGAAAGGTCAAGCGCATTTTATACACCCATTATTGGGAGCTGCACATCTTGGTGCAGCACTTATGAAAGCAAACACAAGCCAGCGGAATAGCTTTACATCCGAAATAGTAAATGTTATGGGAGCCAAAACAAACGATTCGTCGGCCTATACAAAGGCATCAGCATAGAGGATAATAATATGATATGGATAAGTGAATATGAACATATAGAAGAACATGATTTAAATATTGATGTTGATCGCCTATATATGGATTATATTAGATTTACAAAAGAACATGAACATGTAACAGATGATGCACGCAATATTGATTTTAATGCAGTATGCGTCAATAGAATACCTGGTGATCCTAACTCGGTCACTGGTGGAAATGTCAGAGGTAAGTACTGGACTTATCCAACTGACGAAGATAAAGAAGAAGAACGTCTGCCATACGTAGATGAAGCTGCATACACTGAAATTTGTCCGGAATTTGAGGACACATATACTGAAGAAGTATTTAGTTTATTAAGTTTAAAGTGGAATATTGGTAGACTCAGGTTCTTGATGAAACCCCCCAGATCGTGCCTGTCTTGGCATAGAGATCCAGAGCGGAGAATCCATATTCCACTTTACACCAATAAAGGTTGTAGAATGATTATTGAAGATCGTGCGTATTATATGCGTGCAGATGGTACAGTTTACATTACAGATAATACTGTATATCATAACTTCTTTAATGGCGGTGAGGAAAATAGAGTACATTTAGTCGCAACAAAATTAGAATAACTGTGTACATTTAAAAAGAATCGTGGTATAATAAGCATATGGAAAATTTTAAAACACATATAACTGAAAATAAAAACACGCATATGACTCATATCGAAGATAAGGTTATATATGGTGGTGTTAAGGGAACACGAAATGCTATTATGGCCTTACGTTCTTTACGAGATATGTTGAAAGGCGAACACGATGGAAACGTATCTGTTAAATGGGATGGTGCTCCTGCTATATTTGCTGGTATTGATCCTGGTGATGGAAGATTCTTCGTGGCAAAAAAAGGAATCTTTAATAAGAATCCCAAAGTTTATAAAACTCCTGCTGATGTTGATGCTGACACTAGCGGCGATCTTGCTGATAAGCTTAAAACCGCTTTGTCAGAACTCCCTGCCTTGGGTATCAAAGGTGTCGTGCAAGGCGATTTCTTATATGGACCAGGCGATGTAAAAACTAAAAAGATTGCTGGTGACTCTTATGTTACATTTCATCCTAATACTATAGTCTATGCAGTGCCAAGTAACTCAGCTGCAGCTGCAGAGATTAAGAAATCTAAAATAGGAATTGTATGGCATACTACATACACTGGTAAAACATTTGAAACTATGAGAGCGTCATATGGTGTAAATGTTTCGAAACTAAAAAAATCTAAAGGCGTGTGGTCGCAAGATGCAATGCTTAGAGATTTAACCAATATAACTATGAGCAAACGTGATACGGAGGAAGTCAATGAATATCTTTCACAAGCTGGTAAAATCTTTAACAAAATCTCAGGAACAACCCTCAGGGAGCTCGAAAAACAGGAAGAGTTACAGAGGCTCATTGAAACGTACAACAACTCCTTTGTTAGATCGGGTACAGTCATTGGAAATACAAGAGGACATGTATCTGGGCTCATTCGCTTCGTCACGCAAAGATACAAAAAAGAAATAGATAAGCGCAAAACCGAAAAAGGTAAAGGTGCACAGCAGCAAAAATTAGATACAATATTGTCATTCTTTAGTATACAAAACAAAAAAAGTTTAGAACAGATGTTTGAACTGCAAAAAGTTATAGTTTTGGCAAAATTAAAACTTATAAATATACTTAATAAGCTAGCGAAGGTGAAGACCTTCGTAAAGACTCATAATGGATACAAGGTAACTGGAGAAGAAGGTTACGTTGCAATTGATAAACTTGGTGGTGATGCTGTTAAGATTGTTGATCGAATGGAATTTTCGTACAACAACTTCAGCAAAGATATATTAAAGGGATGGGATAAACCAACGAGGAAGTAAATGTATAGTTTTAAAGAACTAATGATATTGCCTGTTGAACCAGGCGAAGACGAGTACTTAAAGTACCGTGCGATGAAACGTCGCAAGCATATGTATGAAGCTACGATTCCTAATGGCCAAACAGCTATGACGAAGAAGCCTGATCTTACCAATAAAGATAAGAAAACTATGGGTAAGATTGCAGATCTCATGAAGCGTGCTAATGAGGACAATGAAGAATCTACAGACGAAGCGCTATCAATGGCGGCTCGTCGTAAGCGTTCTCGCGATATGCGAAAAAATAAAAACAAATTAAGAATTGCTAGAAACCGCATGAAGAACCGTGTTGCTAATCCTGAGCGGATTAAGAAACGTGCGAAAAAGCAGGCAATAGATAAAATATATAAAAAGTTGACAAAAGGTATGTCAAGAAAAGATTTAACTCCTGCTAAAAAGGCTGAGCTTGAAAAACGTATTAGTAAAATGAAACCAAGAGTAAATCGCATAGCAAAAAAGCTTTTGCCATCAGTAAGAAGAGCTGCACACGGAAAATGATAAATCGGTTTAGTGAATACTTAGTAGAAGAAGAAAAAATTGGTTATTTGGTCTTTGGCCGAATGAATCCTCCTACTATTGGACATGGTAAATTATTAGATAAGCTCGCCACAACAGCTGGCCGAGCACCTTATCGTATCTATCTGTCGCAGTCAAACGATCAAAAAGATAATCCTCTTACGTATTCTGACAAAGTAAAGTATGCACGTAAGATGTTTCCTCGTCACGCAAGATCAATTATTATTGATAAAAAAGTCGTAACGCCCTTCCATGCACTATCTGCAATGTATAGTGCAGGATTTAAAAAGGTTATATTAGTTGCAGGATCTGATCGTGTAAAAGAATATGACTTGCGTCTAAATAAATATAATGGAAAAAAGGGTACTCATGGATTTTATAACTTTGATGGTGGTGTAAAAGTTGTTAGTGCAGGCCAAAGAGATCCTGATGGAAAAGGTGCAGAAGGCGCATCTGGTACAAAGCAAAGAGGTTATGCAAAGAATAACGACTTTACTGGATTTGCACAAGGATTATCTAAAGCTATATCAAACCCTGATGCGAAGAAGATGTTCAACGCTGTACGCAATGGTATGGGGTTAAAAGAAGAGAATGAATTTAAAAGACATATTCAACTTAAAACCGTATCAGAAACTAGAGAAGCTTTTATTAAAGGTGAGCTCTTTGAACTCGGGGAACAAGTCATTGTCAAGAAAACATCTGAGGTTGGTAAAATCACACTCATCGGATCGAACTACGTCATTGTAGAAACTTCTGATAAGACTACGAGACAGTGGTTAGATGCTGTTGAGAAGATTGTAGAAGAAGCAAAGTATGATTATGGAACTGATGCATCAGTAAAGTATATGAAAAAGACTACACCTGGACAGAATGAGAGCACACCTCAAGATTCTGACATTAAGGATCGTGAAGGATCGCAGCCTAAAGCGTATCATAAAGGCCTAAAGAAAGCTACAAAGGTAGCAAGAGATCGGCACTTTAAGAAACATGGTAAAAAAGCAGATAACGATCCTAGTGCATATAAACCAGCACCAGGTGATAAAAAGAATAAAGGTAAAACTAAACAATCGACTTGGACTACTAAGTTTAAGCAGATGTATGGGGATTAAATGATAAACTTCAAAGAATATATCACAGAAGATAAAGCAGGTAGCTCACTTGCCGATAAATCTAAAAAGTCAGGTATCTCTACAGGTACTTTGCGTAAAGTATTTAATCGTGGCGTTGCTGCATGGAAAACCGGTCACAGACCTGGCACCACGCCAACTCAGTGGGGACATGCACGAGTCAATGCTTTTATTGTCAAAAAGAAAAAAGGTGGGCTTAACCATGATAAGGACCTAGCATAATGAAATCTTTTATTCAAATAAGGCAGGAACTAAATGAATCTCCTTACGGTGATCCATATAGAACTGTTCAACGAACAAAAGATGCTATGTCTAGTCATACTGCTGCTATAAAAAAACATGATACAGCTATGCAATCTCATATAAACAAAGCTAATGCTGCAGAGAAAAAGGGTTTAAATACCAAAGCTGATAACCATAGAGAAGCTGCTAATGCACACCACCTTGGAAAAGAAGATCACGATCACGCTAAAAGCTTATTAAAAAAACATGGACCAGATCATAATGGATATGAATCAGCTGCAAAAAGTGCACATTCAAGTTCAGATCGTATTCATAAAGATAACTAGGGGTTAAAAATGAAAACATTTAAAGAAATAAGTGAAGCCTCAGGCGTTTCATCAAGCGGTGCACAGCACATGCTTAGTAATGATGCTGAGAAAAAAGCACATTCAGCTCTCATGCAAAAGAAGCATGGCGTTAAAACAACTTATCATGGCAGCGATGAACTAAAATATCACGGTTCTCAAAAGAATGTAAAGAAAGCTCTTGGTACTCATTATGGCGGTGATCATGATCATGCAAAAGATGATCATCCACACATTTATAAAGAAAACGTCAAAACCGCTGATAGAAAACCTGAAATCTATACAAAGCCTGATGGAAAAAAGGGTACACGTATGGTGCCTATGGATAGAGAAGTTATCAAGAAGGAAAAAACTCTTGAATGGCTAAAGGCATCTCTTGCAAGAGAAGCTGCAAAAGTTAAACCACGTCAAGATGACATGGAAGAAGCTTACGAAAACACAATGTACTGTAAAAAGTGTGGGTGTGAAAGAGGTAATCCAGATCCTGACTGTTCATGCAAAATGGAAAACGCTTCATTGACAGATGCACAATGTTATTCAGAACAATCTAAATGTGGATCTTTACGTAAAGAAGACGTTAACGAGCTAACAATTGCTGATGTCCAAAAGGCTACTGCGATGGCAAAGAAACGTCAAGCAAAAGAACGTGAAGCCGGAAAGAAAAGTGTATCAACCACTGATCTTGGAGCACGTATGCCTAAAAAAGAAACATTTGAGCCTCATATGATGTATGATCCAAAAACAGGCAAAGGCTATAAAGCTGAAAAAGAAGCCGATCACCTTCGAATGAAGAAGATGGGATACACTCACGACAAACCTAAAAACGAAGGCGTTAAAACATTTGCCGAGATCTCAAAAGGTATGGCAGGCCGTTATATCAAAAAGGCACAAGTAAGTACAGCAGATGCTGCAAAGAGTACTGAGCGTGGATACGTTGACTCACGCTCGCCTGATCGTGGTATTGCTACAGCAGGAAAAGCTCAGACTAGAAAAGGCATTAAGACATTTATTAATCGCAATAAGGGTACATCTACTGCTGTTAATAAATTAACTGGTAAAGCTAAAGTACCTGCAAGAGAAAGTAAAGGCATTGACGCAATGAAGAAGGCTGGTAATGCTAAAGCTGATGCTGAAGCAGCCGACCGTAAGAAAATGAAAAACGAAATTTCAAATAATAAGATGGGCCAATACGTACGTAAAGCTGGCGCCGATATTGCAAAAAAGGCCGGAGCTGGAGATACCGATAAAGCTAAAGCAAGAGTAAAAGGCGTATCTAAAGCTATGGATAAGATGGACAAGAACAGATTGTTTGGAAGGCAGTAATGACAACTACACGAGAGCTGTTAGCACAAATATATCAACATAGTCAAGTTGGAACTATGGAAGAAGCTAAAGATCCTGGCGAATATGATCAGGAAGGTGGAATGGCTAAAGGTCAATTAAAAACAATGATTGATGCTGCTCAAGAGTTGCATGATATGCTAGGTGAAAATGATAACCTTCCAGAATGGGTACAGTCAAAAATAACAAAGGCTACCGATTATATTGATTCAGTAAGAGATTATATGAAGAGCGAAGTATCTGAAGGTCCGGCACGAGATCGTATTCTAAAGCAAATGGATAAAGCTAGTGGTAGAACACAAGCCGATCGTGAAGCTGATGCAAAGAAAGCTGCAGCACGACGTAAGGCTGCAGATAAAGACTTAGCCGATTTTAGAAAGAAAATGGGATCATGATAAAGTTTAAGCAATTCATATCTGAAAAAAAATCAGAGTCTTGGGAAGCAGGATATAAACGTAGAGTTGTGAAAACTACTGATGCCGATCATAAAGCCGATGGCTATAAATGGAGAATCAAAGGTAAAGAACGTCCTGAGATTTCTATTAAATTATATAAATCTAAACCAAATCAAGCTGAATTTAACAAGCAGATGAGACGAGTTGCGGGGCACGAGTTCGGTGGATAGATTTAAGACTTTCGCAGAAAAAGACTCAAAGGGTCATTTTCGTGCAACCGATAAGGGTGCCGGCATGACACAAAAAGGAGTCGATGCTGAGAATAGAAGAACTGGTGGTAACCTAAAGACTGCGGTTACTACTAAACCTAGTAAGTTGAAGAAGGGATCCAAAGCTGCTAATAGGCGTAAATCATATTGCGCTCGAAGTGCAGGACAAATGAAAAAGTTTCCAGCTGCCGCTAAAGATCCTGATAGTAGACTTCGTCAAGCGAGGCGGAGGTGGAATTGTTAGGCTATGCGGCAAACTCTAGAACTAACTACGGAATTGAAAATGACTACTAATGCTAGACTAGATAGAATTGAAGAGAAGCTCGATAACCTCACCGAGGCTATGATTGCTTTAGCGCGCGCTGAAGAAAAGATCGCCGGTATTAAAGAAGCCCAAGATAGCGGTTGGGAACGTATGAATCGATTTAGTGAAAAGTTAGATAGTATAGAGAGACAGGTGCAAGACAATGCACAGACTGTTAAAGTAATAAATAAACTATTCTGGGTAGCAGTTATAGCTGTGGCCGGATCAATCGCAGCCCAAATGTGGATGTAAAGGAAACTAAAATGAAAACGCAAGACATAAGAAATATGGGCCTCGCTTTGCAATCGGTCCAAGAGACATTTAACGATGCTCGCCCTGGAACTAAGCAGAATCAAAAAGATTTTGATAAGGCTTCTAAAATGGCAAAGCCAAAAAGCCAAGTATCTTTGAAACCTATGCCAACATCCTTAGCTAAGAAAATGGCTAAAGACGAAGGTGCTGACAGTTCACCAATGAAAAAAGAAGCATTGAAAGGTGATCAACATAAACTAGATCACGATAAAGATGGCGACATCGATGGTAAAGATTTTGCTATGCTTCGCAAAAAGAAAAAAGGCGAAAAGTCTGAAGTAAAACCACGTCAAGAACCTAATACCGAAAATGGAAAAGGTGATGCAGCAATGGAGAAGAAAGAATCTACTCGCTGGCCTGTATACGCTCGTATCATGGAAAAGCAATCTCATACTGCAGGTGCTACAGCTCCTGAAGAAATGGATTCTAAGGATTCACCTTCTGCAAAGAAAATGAAAAAAGATCATAAGCCTGACGTAAATGACATTGAAGCAAAAAGTCATCAAGATGCAGCAGATGCTGGTCGTAAAGGACCAGCTGCAAAAGCCCGCCCAAATGATAACATGAAAGGCGATAAGAATATTGTAAACCCAGTAAAAGGAGCAGTGACAAGTGGCAGCAATTAGTCCTCCAAGTTGGGCGAAGAACGCAATTCCAACCTTAAATGGCTGGAGAGATCCTCGTACTAATGAATTATTAAAGTCTCAAAATATATCACAAGAAGATATTGATGCCTATTCAGGTGTAGTTGAACAGCACGTTATGAAAAAATCACCAAGGCCGGAGACTCCACCTATGCCTAAACCAATACAATTAAATGAAGCGCCAGCAAATAATACTTCAATGGAAGCTATGACTAAACTTCAGTTAGAAGCTTTAGGTAGACAACATGGCGTTGAGTTAGATCGTAGGAAAAGTAAATCTGATTTGATTGACGAATTAAACGAGATAATTTCTGAATAAATAGGTGTGAAACTTATTTAGGATAGATTATGGAATTTACTGAAGTTACCGAAGAAAATGTACTTCTTTATGCGGCTAAGAATTATAATAATCCTCTGGGTGCAAGTTCAGAGGATTTTTACGAAGATCTTAAGAGAATAAAATATATTAAGAGATTAGTAAATCGTTATATTGGTTATGGTGAATTGTCAGAAAGATTGATATTAAATCATCTTATAGTATTTTTTAATATGTTTGGTATTGAAGCTGGATGCAAAATATTAGAATTAAAATTAGATCCAATGCATTGGCCTGTGGTAAAACCATTTTTAATATTTTTAAAGTATGTAAAGAATACAGAGTATGCACAATACAGGATGGATGAAGGTATCGTAGAAGCCTTAAGGAAAATTTGATGGGAATAGTTAAAAGAGCAGCAGACCTAGTTTATACATTCAGATTTCTCAAACTTCTTGTTACGTCGTTTGATAAAACTGCTGCATTCAAATTAGGCATAATCGACGAAAAAGGTAAGCGTCTGAAAAAACCTAAAACTCCTGAGGAAAAAGATGCATACACACCATTTAATAGACTAGTGTTTAATGTTAAAAGACTTATACCAGCAGGTAAAGTCGGCTCTTACGCTTCTGCCCTTTATTTAATAAAAGAACACGGTCAACTATCTGATGAATCAGTAGAAAAAATTATGAAAGAATTAGGATTAAACTCTATAGAATTTATGTTAGAAGAAAACAGATGGTTTGTTTGTGAAGATAAAATGTTATCTCCTGGAATATATCGTTTACAAAATGATAAGATGATTAATTCTACGTTTGAAGATATAGTTAAAATGAAAGATAGAATTAGAATAAAAGAAGATTCATATCCTATAGGTGATGTATACGGTATTGACATATATGAAGCTGTTCACATGAATACAAATCAAAATATTTACATTTCATCAATGGAGCTTATCAAATGAAAGAAGCAGGATTATGGGCAAATATATGGGCTAAGCGCCGCGCCGGTAAAAAGATGAGAAAAAAAGGTGAGGCAGGCGCGCCAACTCCAGATGCTATTAAGAAGGCTCAAGAGATGACAGGCGGAACTACTACTGCATCTGTTGTAGGTGCAGGAGATAATCCTTCTGGTACTGTTGTTATAGATAAACGTAGACGTAAGGATAGAGATCCTAGAGTACTAAAACGTTTTAGGACATATACTGGTTCAGATGCTTAGAGTTTATTTATTTTTATTTTTGATTGCTACGTTTAGTGGTATAGGTTACACTGCATATTGGTATTATGAAACATCAGAAGCCGAGAAGGCGCAACTAAGAAAAAATAATGTTGTGCTACAAGGGGCTACTGAAACGTTAGAAAAAACTGTAGCTGAATTAAGAGACGAAGCTAATAATAATTCTTTGATGATAGTTGAACTACAAGAAGCATTACAAAAGTCAGAAGCCGGACTTGATAGGCTTAGAAAAAGATTTAGTCAAATTGATATAACAAGAGAAGCTCTCGAAGATCCGGCGGATCTCGAGCGGAGGATTAATCGTGGCGTGGACCGACTCATACAAAATATTTTATCTGATACCTCTCCTTCTATTACTGACGAGTTGCGCGAAGACACCGGAACCGATAGTAGTAACTGAGAAAGAATACATTTATCCAACCATTCCTTTACAGGCAGCACCGAAACCGGTTGATATGCCTGACGTTGAGTGGTTTGTTATCAATGAAGATAACCTAGAAGAATCTATTGCAAGGATTAAAGAAGCCGGTGGTGTTGCCGCCTTCATGGCTATTACGCCAAAAGGATATGAAAACCTATCATTAGGCATATCAGATATACGCAGATATATACTTCAGCAAAAAGAAATTATTGCGTACTATGAGACACAAATTCAAGAAATAAAAAAATAAAATAAATACAATATGTTGTATTTTTATCACTAAATATGGTACATATTGCTATTTACAAAGATGTGGTTTTGATATATAATACCACATAAGAGAAAATCATTTATATAAAGGAAATTGCAATGGCAACAGCTTCTGTTGACACACGTAAACTTTTGTCCGAAACAAAGTTTTACGATAGTTACTCACGCTTTAACGACGATAACGAAAGGTACGAAACATGGGAGGAAGCTGTAGATCGTGTGATCGAAATGCACGCAAATCAATACAAAGAAAATGATAACGGATTAAAGTCTTATTTAGAAGAAGCTAGACAGGCTTATAAAGAACAAAGAGTGTTAGGTGCTCAACGTGCTCTTCAATTCGGTGGAGACCAATTGCTTAAGCATCAAATGAGAATGTATAACTGTACGTCTTCATATGCAGATAGGCCATCATTTTTCGGTGAGATTTTCTATATTTTATTATGTGGCGCAGGTGCAGGATTTTCGGTACAAGAGCATCATATTGCTAGACTTCCAAAGATTACAGCACGAAGCAAGCCTGCAAAAACTCACGTAGTCACAGATGACATTGAAGGATGGGCAACCGCTGTTGATATTCTTATGTCGTCTTATTTTGCAGATGGTGGTAAATATCCAGACTATGCCGGCCGCAGAGTCTATTTTGATTTGTCAAATATCCGTCCAAAGGGATCTAAAATTTCTGGTGGATTTAAAGCTCCAGGCCCTGATGGTCTACGACGTGCTCTTGATAAGATTGAACATCTGTTGCAAGACATCGTAATCGATGCAAAGGAATCAATTGCGTTGCGTCCAATTAATGTTTATGATATTTGTATGCATACCGCTGATGCTGTACTATCAGGCGGTGTTCGTCGCTCTGCGACTATTTGTCTGTTCTCACCTGACGACGAAGAAATGATGTCAGCTAAAACAGGTAATTGGTTTATCGATAATCCACAACGTGGTCGTTCAAATAACTCCGCTGTCATAGTTCGAGACACAACTACACCTGAACAGTTCGGCAAGATCATGACAAATGTAAAAGAGTTTGGTGAACCAGGTTTTGTGTTTGTAGAGTCAACTGAGCATACAACTAACCCATGTGTTGAGATAGGAATGTTCCCGCAGATAGACGGACAGTCTGGATGGCAGGGATGTAATCTTACAGAAATTAACGGTGGTAAATGTGTAACTAAAGAAGATTTCTTTCTTGCATGCCGCGCTGGTGCGATCTTAGGTACCCTCCAGGCAGGTTACACTGACTTTAAATTCTTACCGGACACAACAAAAGATATTTTTGACCGTGAAGCTTTGCTTGGCGTATCAATTACAGGATGGATGAATAATCCGGATATTCTATTTAATGCAGAAATACTTGAGGAAGGGGCAAACATTGTCAGACAAGTCAACAGAGAAGTTGCAGGAGTTATTGGAATCAACGCAGCGGCTAGAACGACTTGTGTTAAACCAAGCGGCAACGCTTCGGTTCTATTGCAAACTGCTAGCGGTATTCATGCTGAGCATTCTAGCATGTACATACGTAATGTTCAAATGAATAAAGAGTCTGAGGTTACTCAGGCAATACAAAAAACCAATCCACACATGGTCGAAGAATCAGTTTGGTCTTCAGGCGGAACTGATGTCGTTGTATCATTTCCTATTTTGCCTAAAGAAGGATCAATGCTTAAAGACGAATTAATCGGAGTAGATCATTTAGAACTAGTAAAGAAAGCTCAAGAACATTGGGTGAATGCTGGTACTAACGAAGAGCTATGTGCTGATAAAGGTATTCGACACAATGTATCTAATACTATTATTGTAAAGGATTGGGATGAAGTAGAAGATTACGTATTTAAGAATCGTCGCAGCTTTGCTGGTATTTCTTTCTTATCTTCTATGGGCGATAAAGACTTTAATCAAGCACCAAACACCGGTGTCATCGATGCAAATACCATGGTTGATAAATACGGAACAGCTGCCATCTTTGCAAGTGGCTTAGTTGTTGATGCACTCAATGCATTTGATAATCTTTGGAATGCTTGTTCTACGGCTCAAGGTATGGGTGAAGATTTATCAGTCGAGTCTACACAAACTGTATTGAAGAAAGATTGGATTCGTAGGTTCAACAACTTTGCAAATAATTATTTAGATGGTAATTTAAAGGAAACAGAATATTGCTTGAAGGATTCGTACTTGTTACATAAGTGGAATAAGATTAACGCTAACTTTAGGGATATTAGTTGGGAACATGATCTGACCGAGAAGAAGTATACTGACGTTGATACGTTAGGTGCGGCAGCTTGTGCAGGCGGAGCTTGTGAGATAGACTTTTAATGAAAGAAAGAAGTTTTATAGTCGAGTGCAATTATTGTGACATTGAAGCAGAAATATATTGCGAAACCGACATGGCTGTCGAATTCTGTCCTTTTTGTGGTGAAGAAAATAATGCGCTTGAATTAGACTCAGACGAATACTAAGATATATAAACCTATGTGGGTTTATGAAAACAAAGACTTTAACCAAACCCCTGATGAATTTCAGGGGTTTGTTTATATGGTAACCGAGAAAGATACCGGTAAAAAATATATCGGCAAAAAATTCTTCTGGAAGCCAAAAATATTGCCTGTTACTAAATCACGCAAACGTAGAGTCCGCACAAGAGTTGAATCTGATTGGCGTACATATTACGGTTCAAGTAAAGAAGTACAAAGTTTAGTAGAATCAAAAGGCAAAGACAATTATCAAAGAGAAATATTAAGACTTTGTAAGACTAAGGGTGAATGCTCTTATTACGAAGCCAAACTCCAATTTCAATATGATGTATTATTATCTGATGAATATTATAATGAATTTATCGGTTGTAAGATACATGCAAAACATATACGAGATAAATAGATTAATGAGGATGATATGGTAAGACCAGTATATGAAGTGATTCGCCGAACTAAGAATCGACGAAACAAAGAAGAAAAAATAAAAGAGTTACAAGAAGGAGAATCTTGGGCTCTAAAAGATATTTTACGCGGTGCATACGATAGCACAGTAGAATTTAACTTTCCTCAAGGCGATCCGCCTTTTACTCCCAATCAAAAGCACAATGCACCATCAAATCTTTTAAAAGAACACAAGAGATTTATGTACTTTGTTTCTGGAGGCCCAGGTGATGAGTTACCTACCTACAAACGAGAACGTATTCTATTTGAAATTTTAGAAGGCGTACATCCAGATGATGCAAAGCTTGTTGTGTCAATGATCAACAAAAAGAAATTAGAAGGCATTTCGAGGCCGGTAATCGAGGAAGCATTTCCTGGATTATTGCAGGATACATCATGATGGTGTGATTATTTTACTTTTAAGGAGACAATTATACATGTCAGAAAATCAGCTAGAACGTCTTAGACAAGATTCGCTTGAACTACAGGAATATGCCCAAAAACTTGAACGGAAAGGCAAGATCTCACTAATGCAAAAAATTCTGGCTAAGCGAAAATATTTAGACAATCGTATAAAAGAAGCTTCATAGTAAAAAAAGGAGTGTACTTCCCCCTTAAGTCGTGGTATAATAAAGTATCATTACTTAGAGGGGGATAGTATACCATGAATATCTTTATTCTAGACAAAGATCCAATAGTTGCAGCTCAATGGCAATGCGACAAGCATGTCGTAAAAATGATAGTCGAGTCAGCACAAATGCTTTCAACAGCACATCGTATGTTAGATGGTGAAGAGACTAAACGTCCTTCTAAATCTGGTAAACGTATGGTAAAGTATTGGGTACATCCTAACGATCATATGGAAAATACTTTGTACAAAGCCGTACACATGGGTCATCCATGTACCATATGGACAATGGAATCTAATAGTAACTATAATTGGCATTATGTTCACTTCAGAGCACTTTGTATCGAGTATCGGTTTCGCTATGGGAAAACTCACAGTACAGAAACTTTATTGACAGACGTATTACGAGATGCTCCACGTAATATTAATTACGATGAGAATCTAACACCATTTGCTCTTGCAATGACACATGAACCACAATGCATTCACGAAGGTGATCCTGTCAGATCTTATCAAGAATATTATCATACAAAACAAGATCGTTTTAAAATGGTATGGACAAGACGTGAGACTCCGGAGTGGTTTAATGTTTGCGCAGCTTGAATACAAAATATTAGAAGAACTTAAGTTTGGAGACCCAGACAATCCAGGTACATGGCTAAGACTTGAGGAAAGCGAAAGAGGAACTAAAGTCATTAGGACATGGTCGAATCTTTCTAAACAATGGAACGTCATATATAGATACAACGTAGAAGAAAATTGGGAAAAGTGGAAGAGATTATCATGCCGATTTATACAGTCAGAAGAGATAACGAAAAAGCCGAAAAGTCGTGGGAAGTCTCGTGTTCGTGGAAAGAACTCCAAGACATGTTAGAAGAGTACAAACTAGTTCAAGTTTTATCTGCTCCTAAAATTGTCGAATCTACCGGTGGAGTTTTATCTAAAACACCTGATAGTTGGAAAGAACATCTTGGTCGCATAAAGAAGGGAGCGGGCAGGAGAAATACTATCCGAACATGAAAAGAAATAAGCAACCAAATAACTCAATGACGGTTCGTATTGACGATTTACTAGAGTACGATCCATTAACTGAAACTCAACGAAAAGCCTTTGATTCGTGGGATGATGATAACAATATGGTATTGGCCGGGTCGGCTGGCACCGGTAAAACATTTGTTGGAATGTATCTTGGTTTAGAAGCAGTCCTAGATCCTAATAGTCTACAAGACAGATTAATTATTATAAGATCTATGGTTCCAACAAGAGACATGGGATATTTACCGGGTACTAAGGCTGAAAAAGAGGAAGCATACATTGCTCCATATAAAGCAATTGCCTGTGATCTATTTGGTGATAAGGGATCTTGGAGTAAAGCGATATCTTCAGGTAAAATACAATTTGAGTCTACCTCTTTTATTAGAGGAGTAACCGTAGATAATGCTGTGATATTAGTAGATGAAATGCAGAATCTAAACTTTCATGAACTAGATTCCGTTATAACACGCGTAGGTAGAGATTCTCGTATTATATTTAGTGGCGATCATCTACAAACAGATTTTAAATATGATGACGATAAACAAGGAATATATAAATTCCTTACTATTGTTGAACAACTAAAGAACTTTGATATAATCAATTTTGGATGGCAGGATATCGTGCGATCTGATTTTGTGAGAGACTATATAATGACAAAAGAAATGCTTAACCTATAGGAGGATTATATGGCATTTAATCTATCAAACCGATCAAAAGGTAAACTCGAAGGAGTTCATCCTGATATGGTAGCCGTAGTCGAACGTGCAATTGAATTAACTAAAGTCGATTTCGGTGTTACGTACGGAGTACGTACTGTAGAAGAACAAGAGAAGCTGGTTGCTGCAGGCAGATCTCAAACAATGAAATCAAAACATCTTGTACAAGATACTGGTTTTTCACATGCTGTCGATGTTGTAGCATATGATGGATCTGATGTTGTATGGGAACTAAATGTCTATGATGATATTTGTGATGCATTTAAAGAAGCAGCTATTGAAAAAGGTGTAGCAATTAAATGGGGAGCAGCATGGTCTGAGGGTGACATTCGTACGTATGAAGGAACAGCCGAAGATGCTATGAATAACTATATTGATCTACGTCGATCTCAAGGACGTCGACCGTTTATTGATGGACCTCATTTTGAATTAATGTAAATTAACTGTGTACAAACCCAGTTATATGTGTTAGAATGTTATTATGAATTATATACATGAAAAAATTGACTTAGGCTATGAAACTCTCACACGAGAAGATGGCAAGCAGCGCAGATATGTCACTCCCAAAGGCGTGGCATATCCTAGCGTTACAACTGTAACCTCTATTCTAAATGAAGACAAGATCGCTGCATGGCGAGCTCGTGTTGGTGAAGAAGAAGCTAACAAGATCGGTAGCAAAGCTGCTACTCGTGGTACTGCGGTACACAATCTTGTAGAGAAATATCTACAAAACGATCCTGACTATGGCGAAGGCGTAATGCCACACGTCATGCAAAGTCTAACTAACATGAAACCAATTCTTGAAAAACGTATGAATGTAATCTACGATCAAGAAGTTCCACTCTATAGCGACTATCTTAAGTTAGCCGGTACTTGTGACTGCGCTTGTAAGTTTGACGGTGTTAATAGCATCGTTGATTTTAAGACTTCTCGCTTTCCTAAAAAGAAATCTATGCTTGACCATTATTTCATTCAAGCATGCGCCTACTCAATTATGTGGGAAGAACGCACAGGCATGTCAATGCCTAATCTTGTTATTCTTATGGATGTTGATAATGGTAGAGCTCTGACATACAAAGAGCATCGCGATAACTGGACAGAGAAGTTACACGAAACGATAGAATTGTTTTATCGAAGACAGAAACAAATGGTACTGTCTTAAATTATTTTTCCAAAAACCGCAATTAACTGTGTACATCTCCTTAGAAGTATGGTATAAGTGTATTATGATAAGGAGAATACAAATGTTTAGAATTTCAAATTTTTACCAAGAAGCTGACATGACCTGGGAACGGGCTAAATCCCTGATCGAAAATATGGGTAATGGAGACCTCTTGGCTGGAATGGAAACTATGGATGCTGCATGGGAAGAACACTGCAAAGACGAACACGCATATGATGACGATTTTGCAGATAACTATGGCGCTGAAATGAATGCTTTCAATATTGTGTTCAAAACATTTAAACCACTGTTCGCATGAAAGGAAAATATATGAACAATCTAAATAATCTAAATAAAGTAATCTTAACTGACTGCGATGGTGTTCTCATGAATTGGGAATATGCCATGAACGTCTGGATGCAATCCAAAGGATATGAGATTGTAAATGATGGTCAGGAATATTACGATATGGGCGATCGTTATAACCTAAGTCACTATGATAAGAAAATGCTTGTTCGGCATTTTAATGAATCTGCCGCTATGGGTTTCTTGCCACCTCTTCGAGATGCAATGTATTACGTAGATCTCTTACATCGTAAGCATGGTTATACATTTCATATGATTACATCTCTATCTAAAAACGAGCATGCTCAAAAGCTTCGTATTCAAAATACTAAAAAGCTTTTTGGTGATACTGCTTTTACTAAATTTATCTTCGAAGATACTGGTGCTGACAAAGACGATGTGCTTGAACCATATCGTGACACTGGTCTTATTTGGATTGAAGACAAACTTGAAAATGCCGAACTTGGCAATGATCTTGGTCTTGAGTCTATTGTCGTTGAACATGCACACAATATGCATAATACTACATTCCCAACTTTTGCTAAATGGAAAGACATTTATGAATATATCACTGGCGAGTCTGCTTAATTTACGCTCTGAGTATGAAGATATTATTAGGCGATATCGCATCCCAGATGAATATAAGGAAGGCGATATACATAGTCTTATGTGGTTCAAGCATAATGGCAAAGGATCTAACAGACTTCGATCTCGTTTTGAACGTGCTATGAAAATAGCAGATATTATTTTAGAAGAATATGAAAATGAAAAAAAGAGTAATATATCAAGTATACGTAGGAAAAAGGTCACGACTCTATGATCACTGCGTAGAATCTGTTAAAGATTATTGTAAAGCTCACAACATAGAACATGTTGTACAAAAACAACCAATCTTAAAAATTAAACCTGATGTCTTTGCTACTAATCGTAGTAAAGAGTCTTACGAAAAGCATGGCGGATTTCTTCCAATCTTTGAGAAGGAAAACGCCTTTACTTATTTAAAGACTAATGATCAGGTTGCAATTGTTGATGCTGACATCTGGATACGTCCAGGTGCATCAAACATCTTTGACAAAGTTCCAGAAGAATATGATTTTGGCGGAGTGCTTGAACGTGATATGCCTGTCACTCCACAGTATCTTCGTAAAATAGCAAACTATTCTCGTATGCAATATGGAATGCCAAACATTAATCATTTGTTTGATTGGAAGCATAAGAGTGGAGCTGGTGCTGACTTCTATAACATGGGAATGATGGTACTTAATAAAGGATTTAAAGAATATCTTAAAGGCCAAACTCCTATGCAGTTTCTCATGCGACCAGAATTTAAACCTTTTATTGATGGTACGGGTAATTGGAAATGGTCAACCGATCAAACACTTCTCAATGTTTTTGTAAAAGAAAGCGGAATGAAAGTAAAAAACCTAACGTTTCATTGGAATGGTTTATTTACTGGAATTGAATTTAATAGAGTTAACGAATGTAATTTTGTACACTTCTTTCTGAAAGATAAGTTGCCTAACCGTGGTGAAAACGTAGAGGAGCTTATGCAATATGTTACTTGATAGTAGGAAAAGAATATTTGTTCACATACCAAAAAATGCTGGTATGACAATTAGACATAGTACTTTTTTAAAAGACCGAATACTGGTAAATAATGCTGGAACACACAAGAGTAAGCAATATACTCAAGAACTTTTAGAAACTATGAATGCCATAGGAGATCATCATGGAATCGAGCACGCTCGTTGGAGAGATCTTAATGTACCGTATAGAGAACAGTACCGGGCATTTGCTGTTATTCGCAATCCTTGGGATCGTGTTGTATCTCGTTATTTCTTTGCTAAAAAAGTAATTGAAGTAGAGAGAAAGGTAGATCCTAGCTATGCTGATGTTTCGTCGTTTGAGGCATTTCTAGAAGAACGTCATCGTTGGGGCTCTCAAAAATTTATGTGGCATCGTGCTGTCCGTGGATGGTATCCTGCTCTTGATCATGTGACTGATGACAATGGAGTTGTTAGGTGTGATATAATTAGATTTGAACATCTAAACGATGATCTAATGTCGTATTTTAATATTCCCATGATGTCTAGAGCTCGTAATGTTACGGCTTTAAATAAAGGCACATATATGGATGTATATAACGACAAGACAAGACAAATAGTTGCTGATTGGTATGCAAGAGATATTGATTGTTTCGGATATGATTTCGATACTGGTCCAACAAAAAACTATTGGGGAATTTGATATGAGTGAATTAGGGAAGTTGTTTAACAAGTACGACTGTGACAAAACTCAAAAGCATCAATACGAAAAAATATATCAGCCAGTACTAGAAAAACTCAAAGACAAAGAGATTAATATTCTTGAAGTAGGAGTATTCAATGGTTACAGCACCGAAGCATTTCATGACTATTTGCCAAAAGCAAACTTATATGGAATAGATATTTTTACTAGAACAAAAGCAGAAGATTTGAGTTGCTATACGACACGGGATCGTACGCACTTTCTAAGAGCAAGTTCTATTGAGCCGTCAGTCACTCGTCAGTTTATGGCAAAGTTTCCAAATGTAAAGTTTGACATAATTATTGATGATGGTTTACATACGCCAGATGCTAATAAACTTACGTTTAGATACTTATCTCCATTATTAAAAGAAGGTGGTCACTTTTTTATAGAAGATGTTTTCCCTATGGAAAAAATGACTACAAAAGAATTGCAGCATCCTTGGTTAGTTAGACATCCAGATCGATATAATCATCTAGATAACAATGTATTCCTCAAAGAGATTGAGAAATCAGGAATGAAAATTATTAGGCACGACAATCGTAAATTGACAGGAGAACCTGACAGCTACATTATAGAGTTAATAAAATGAAAGCCTTTGTAATAACACTGGACAGTAATATCACATCAGAAGCTGGCTCGATAGAATGTATTAGATCGTCTCACGGTGTTGGCAACGATTTTGTAGTGACACCATATCGTGCCATACAATCAAAAGATGCTATGGCGGCTTTGAATCAAGAAGGAATTAAGTGGACCTATCCTTGGTCTCAGCCAAAATTAGACTTTGCGTCTGGATTAAAATTATCGCCATATAATACACAAGATAAAGGTAAACGTGTCGGATGTTTTATGAGCCATTATAATTTATGGAAAATGGCAGCAGATAGTACCGATCCAATTCTAGTATTAGAACACGATGCACTGTTTACAAAGCGATTAGAATATGATACAATATTAGATAACAACTATGGAGTTATTGGTATTAATGATCCCCGCGGAGCTACTCGTAAGTCTACAGTTTATCATGCGATGATAGGAGAAAGCCGTTGGCCAGTACAGCCAGTTCCTCGCATAGATGATGTAATGATACCACAGGGACTAGCCGGAAACTCAGCATATATAATTAAACCATGGGCTGCTAAGCATGTGATAAAGAAAGTAAAAGAGATCGGGGCATGGCCTAATGATGCTTTGCTTTGTTATCAGATATTTGGTATTGCCTTTTTAGGTGTTACAAAGAAATATTATACAAAGGTTCAGGGGCTTCCCTCTACAACTACATTATGAAAAATTATGTAATTACAATTATGGATAATGAGAAGTCCATCTCAGTTGCTAATAGATGTATTAAGTCAGGACTATCTACTGGTGGTTTAGAAATAGAACATTGGAAAGCTACTACTCCAGCAGATGACCTTGACGATTTTATTAAATCTGAAAATATTAATATATCTGCAATGGACGAAATTTATTCCCGCACATCAAATTGTGTAGCTGCGTTTATATCTCATTATAAGCTATGGAAGTTATGTGCCGAAGGTAAAGAAGAAGTTACAATCTTTGAACACGACGCGGTTTGCGTAAATAATATTCCAACACACATAGTTTACAATGGAGTTATATCTCTCGGTAAACCATCTTATGGGAAATATAAAACTCCTTTGGTCTTTGGAATTAATCCGCTTACTTCAAAACAATATTTCCCTGGCGCTCATGCATATAGAATTAAACCAAATGCTGCAAAGATGTTAGTTCAGCAAGCTAAGATTTGAGGCAAGGACCTACTGATGTATTTTTAAATTTAAATAGTTTTGCATTCTTACAAGAATTTTATCCATGGCCCGTAGAAGCAAGAGACAGTTTTACTACTATTCAAAGTGAAATTGGATGTAGAGCAAAGCATAATAAGGTAGAGATCATTGAGGCTTGATTATGATGGATTTATGACTGGTACGGATTCCAAAACAGAATGGATGTTACCATGGTTCATAGAAAACTTTAAAAAATATAACAGCTCTCATTTGTTAGGTTGTTGACTTTGGCATGTCAGAAGAGATGGCGTCATATGCAAGTAAGCATGCAGATTCACTTGCCGATCTAAGAGAGCAAAAGAGTAGAGGATGGTTTGCAAAACCACTCTCCATGATGAACTCTCCATTCAGAAAAACATTCTGGTTAGATCTAGATTGTGAAATATTAGGAGAGATCGATCATATGTTTGAGTTGATTGTTCCAGAAAAGTTAAACATGGTGGCTGATAGACCATGGTCAAAACGATTTAAGACTACAATGTATAATAGCGGTGTAGTTGGATTTGAAAGTAAGCCAACAATCTTAGCTAAATGGACTGCTGGGTTAACTCCATCTCTACATAGAGGAGATCAAGAAGGTCTGCACGCATTACTCGATGATCTTCAAAGACTAATTTTTATTAACGAGATTCCACATAAGTATAATACACTGAGGTTAGATCACTTAGATGGAACTGCTCCAAAAGATATATTGATTAATCACTGGACAGGAACAAAGGGCAATACGCATATTCGGAGTTTAATGAATGAGTAAAGTAGCACATATTATTGGAAATGGTGATAGCCATAGATTTTATAAGCCTGCAAAAGGCATTATCATGACATGTAATCTACCACCTATTACAGATCTTAAAAATGTATATGCAACAGCTATTGTTGATTTTAAAATGTGCCGTGCCATGGATGAAGGTTCTGTTGATTTACGTGCTTATGACTGGGTTATGGGAGCAAGACCTAAAAAATATACAGAAATGAAATCTGGCTTTTATATGAAATTTGCAAAGTATATTAAAGAATTTTATACTGTTTTACCAAGATACGTTGCTAACTATACAGATTTTAACTGCGGTCCATATGTGTACACATTATGTTGCAAATAAATTAAATTGTAATGAGATTCATATGTATGGATTTGATTCTATGTTTGATTTTAATCTTATGAGTACTACTGATTTTGTACTAAATTCAAACCGAGATCACTTTAATACTCATAGACTAGCTGAGAACTGGCGACCTATTACAGAAGGTATGTTTAAGGAATTTCCTAATACTCAGTTTGTCGTATATCATCAACACGATAGAGCAAAAATAAATCTTCCAGAAAATGTTGAAGTTCGCGTAAGTTAACTGTGTACATTTGAATTGTTTTGTGTTAGAATCGTTTTATGATTATTGAATTTACTGGACATGTGAAAAAAGCAATTCGCGAGGAATCCGAATTAGCTATATGGTTTGCTAAAGAGCAGCTTATGCCCCGTTATAGAAAAATAGATATCACCGTAAATTTTGTAAGAAACCTAAGGGCTAAAGAAGGAATTCATGGTGATGTCCTAGATGAGGATGACAGAGAGTATACAATAAGAGTAGATTCCAGTCAGGCTAGAAAAGAAATTATAGCCACCATATTACATGAGATGGTTCATGTGTACCAGTATACTACTCGTAAGATGACTCAGCCATGTGGCGATCGTATAATCTATGAGAAAAAAGCATACCCATGGGATATGGCATATAAAGATAAACCATGGGAAATAGAAGCACACACTTTAGAGCGCGATTTATATGATAAGTTTTATAAATAATACTGAGTTTAACAACAACAGGATTTTATATGGACGAAGAGGAGAGGCTAATGCCTGACGATCCTTGCGACCATATTACAGATATTACAGGATGGATAACATATGACAAAGAAAACCGATCCGGAACCGGAGAGATACTACGAGTGGATGCTGTGGAAAATGCGCCAAGAAGATCTCAAAGAAAAAAATATGTCGGATTCGGACTAAGTGATTGATCTGTAACAAAACTATTTTCGCAAAAAACTAAATTAACTGTGTACATTCTCTTTTAGATATGTTATAAAGGATATATCAAAAGGAGATAAACATGTCTATACAGAAACTTATCGATCAAACACACTCATATATGCAGACTGCATCAGAAGATCTACGTGGTCTTTACAAAGATGATGCAGCTGATTTTGAAGCAGTTCAGTGGTTGATTAATGCTGATGAGATGGATGCTGCAATAGCAAAGATTGATAACATGGACACTGAGCCACGTGAGCAGATCGTATTGGCTATTGCTGATGAGTACGGTAGTGGATATGTAGAAACTGTAATTGGTTATGAGGTAGCACAATGACTTTTAATTATTCAGACGATTGTTTTTCAGATCTTCATAAAGATGTTTATGGTTTCCGCCCTCGTGGCACGATCATGGAAGATTGGGATTCTATGGAGCCTGCTCAGAAGCAAGCTTATTGGGATGAGCTTTGTGCAGAGCTAGAAGCTAATAATATCGCCGAGAAGCAACAGGCAGAAAACGCTGTTGCTAAATTTAAAGCTCGAGTTCAAGATGTGATTGGTCTTGGTGCTGGTGATCGTACTACAGCTCTTCGTTGGATTACTGGTCAAGAAAAGTTTTATCACGAACAGAGTGTTGAACATTTTGTTTGGGAGCAAGGTATCTTGTTTACTGACTATGGCAAGCAATTAGTTAAAGACCTTTGTGAAATTGTAAAGTATGAGGAATATGTATAATGTGGTACGTTGAAGTAATTGAAAGCTGGACTAATCAAGATGTTCAGATTTGGGAATGCCTAACAAGGCAGCAGTCTCGTGAAATCCATAGACAGTTTTCACAGAGTGGAGCTGCGATGGTACGATCAGGTATTATGCAATGAGTATGCATATGATTAGAGGGGTGCAAGTCCATGGTGTAGGTAAGCGCCGTAAGGCGAAACAAAAATCGCACAAACTATTGAAGGCTGAAGCCGAACATAACAAGTTTTTAGATAAGCTTGGTGTGGGTAAGTCTAAAGGCGATTACCGCTATGACTTACCCAACTATAAGACAAGTAGCGATTTGCCACCTACATCTGATACAATATGTTCCAATGGAATTGTAAAAGAAACTAATAAATATACAGGCAATGAGATAGCTGGAATTGTGGTTACACACAAATCTAATCTAATGCCAATTCGTAAAGATAATAAGCAGGCTGCTATTGATGCTGCCAACATGAGAAGATAATGGGTAAGCATTTAAAAACTAAAATAGACTATGAGATGATCTATTCTCTTGCAAAGGAAGTAAAGAGACTTGAACCAGATAATTCTGTACTTGAAAAATATCTCTCTATGGATAACTTTGAAGGCGCTGAGCTTAGAAAGCAGTTAAAAGAATGAAATTTATGATAGTAGTCATAATGCAGTTCCTTCCAGAAAGCGACGCAACTGACTTCTATATATTTACGGAACCTAGTTTTGGAAGCTACACTGAGTGCTCACTCTTTTTACAAGAACCAGTAAATGCACAGAAGATTGGAATTAAACTTATAGAAGAGTTTGGTTTTAGAATGATTGAAAATGTGTTTTGTGCACCAGAATCTAAGGTTAATAGATATATCTTAGAACAGGAGATGGCATAGTGTGGGTTTTAGTCTATATCTTTATTAATGGTGGTGCAGTAGTATCTGCAATAAATGCATCCGGTAACGGGCATAAATACGATAGTATGTATGAGTGTTTCGAAGCAAGAGAAGAACTAGGTAAAACCTTAAGCGGAAGAGCTGGTTTTTTCAACGTAGGCACTCAAGCAATTTGTGTGCAAGTAGGAGACCCAGCATGATTTGGATATTAGTTTGGTTACAGATGATAGTAGGTGAAGATGTACCTAGTACTATGAGATACTATCATCTCGACACATTTACTAATAAAGAAGAATGTTTAAGGGAATTAAAACAAGCGAGAGTCTTAGTATCTACGACAAGTGAAACTATGGATTGTATTATGATTGATCGAAGACAAGGAGGATAACATGAAGCTTTTATCAACAGTGGCGTTAGCTGCAATAATCGGATGTTCGCCAGCAATGGCAGAAACATTTAGGGCAACTATTACAAAGGTAGAACCAAACTGGGGATACCGAGATGTGTCTGTTCCGACTACGCATTGCCAAGATATACAAGTTCCGATATACGGAACTGTACAAGGGCAAGGAGCTACTGGTGGTGATGTACTCGGTGGAATGATTCTTGGTGCATTGTTAGGTAAAGGAATATCAGGTGACGATAACGGAGCTGCAGCTGGTGCTGTTTTAGGCGGAGTTATTTCGGCTGATAAGAAAAGATCTAAAAAGGTTGTAACAGGTTATACAACTGAAAGACAATGTCAACAAGTCGTTTCTTATGAGACAGAACGTTATCTTAAGAATAATAAAATCTATTTCACATGGAATGGCATTAACGGATCTGCGTATACATTTAATAACTATAACGTAGGTACACAGATTCCAATAACAATTAGTATACAGGCAAAGTAATGTCAGATATATTTGATTTTGGCTTTACCGCCGTAGATGAAGATGAATTAGAGGCCGTACAGAAAGTATCTGTTGCGGCCGAATCTACTGAAGATAGACTACATAACTTATATAATGCAATTATACCTTTGCTTAATAATTTAAAACAAAATCCTGAAAAGGATTATATCTTGTGGCCAAACCGATTAGAAAAAGTGGAACAGTTTGAAAGTCATTTGCAATCCATTTATAAAGGATAGAATATGAATACATTATTTACTGCACTTTTACTCGTATGCAATCCAAGCTCTGCAGTACCAGACTGCAAAAGCATGGCAAATCCTGCACTTTATGATAATGTACAGATATGCCTACAAAGCGTTGCTGAAGGAATACAGGCGTTTGAGGTAAATGGTTTTAAAGTTGTCCGCTATACATGTTATGAATGGACTACTGATCGAGATTTAAAATCTCTGGGTCTATAACTTTAGCATCAATTAATCTTTGACGGTTCGCAAGGTGCGCTTCTTTGAGCTCCTCTTTTGATTGTCCGTGGTATGGTACTCCATAACCCTCTTCAATGAGAATCTGAGTACAGCCAACCTCCGCATCTTTAATATCATAGTATACGTGGAAGTCCCCAAGGATTCTTCCAAATTTGCCCTTCGCATCTTCTCCACTTTTATCAATTTCTGTTTTAAGGCGCGCTGTCGATCCTATAGGTAAGAGATCTTTAAGTCTTTCTTTTGCTGCGAGTCCGAACGCTTTCTCCGTTAAATCACGAGTGCGAGATTCAGGTGTATCAATACCCATCATTCGTACACGTTCTCGGTTTAAGGAGATGCCAAATCCTAAATCTATATCCACGTCAACAGTATCGCCGTCAACAACTCTTAATATCTTTGCTTTATATTCATACATTGTTTCTACCTGTTACGTAACCTGCTACGATGCCAACGACACCTACTAATGCGTTATTCAATAAAGCAAGTATGCCTTGATCAAATTCTCCGCCATGTTCTGACGCCATCATAAATTCATCTATTACAATAATCCCCAATAAAGTCATAAGTCCTACTGCTAATATTAACACGGTAATATCTTTAATATATTTCATTAAAATTCCTCTACTACAAATTCACCCCACGCTTGGCCGAATATCCATATAAAAATTAGTATGAGTGCAGTTGCAATTAATAACGATGGTATGACAATAAACTGCACCCAGCGTGGCTTGCCTTTTACCCAATGAATTATTTTCTTTACTTTTGTTTTTAGTCCATCTAATATGTATGTGCCTACTGTCCAGCGAATCATTCTCATTATTATTAAAATAGGTGAAGTGATTACGTCAAAGAGTACTAGAAATAAATCTACTGCTGCATCGACAATATTGTCAAGGCTAAATACTTTTTTTAGTTTTTCTTTATTAAACGCCAAAGCTCTCTCCGCATCCACAACTTGCTGTTGCATTAGGATTAACCACCTTTAAGAACGATCCTCCCAATTCTTCAACATAATCAATTGTGCATCCGAAGATAAACATTTCAGCCATAGGATCTAACCATAGGTTTTCTATTGTGGGCTCAGCATCTGTTACGCCCCACTCATATTGGAAACCGGCGCATCCACCACCTTTTACTGCGAGAGACACATTTGGTTTACCAACCTTTTTTAAATAGTCTTTTGCACTATCAGTAACCTGAATCATTCTTCTACTAATCCTATTGATACCATCTTACCATTAATATCTTGAACTTTCAATGTACCTTGCGCGCAAGAATATCTTCCCGATTCACCCAGGTTTCTTGCAATTTCTCGTTTAGCTTTCAAGCAATCAGATAGTGAGTCCTTTGGAGTGTATTCCTGCGCATCTCCATCTATAAACAAAAATAGCACAAAGCCTTTAAATATCTCTATCATGCTAATTACTCCCTCTCGCTTTAATAGCGTCGATTCTTTCTTCTAGTTTACTTATTCGTTTTTCGTAAAAATCTAATGTAAGTTTTTGCTGCTGATCGTACGGTGCATTACCACTTTCAATATCAGTTATCATTTTATCGAGCTGACCTGATAAGTGTTCTATTAACATAAACTGCTCATTGTCAGCTGGTAACGATCCCATCTCACCACGTGGCCACTTAATTCTAAATTCTGTGTTTTTTTCTAAATCAGTGTTCATCAATGTGATGTTAGTTTCAACCTGATTTAATCTTTCTATTAAGCCGAAATAAGCCCACGTACCCACTGCTACTGCAGCAATGATACTAATGATATTTCGTAATGGTGTTGCAATTACTGTGTCTTCACTTATCTTTGCTGCCATTTCGACTCTCTAACACTCTCTTACATTGATCACTAGCATATGTAGTAAACCAACGAGGAGCAAAAGCATGAATAAAGACGGCGTATGCTGCCTTCTCTAATTGCCATGAAACCCACATCGCATGTTTGAAATGTTGCCAACGAGTTTCGCCTACATCATCTAGATGCAATTTACATTTTTTACTAAACATTATCTATTATCCACCACTGTTTTCTTTTGTACTGCTGTTACACTGTTTTTCTTTTGTGCAGTAATAGCTTCCTTGCCATAGAAGGCTGCAACTATCGCTGCGACTGACACAAAGTAAACCGCTGCCATATCACCAAGGATTTCACCGGCCTGTGTAAGTTTTAACCATATTGCCAATACGACTGAGAAAGGATATAGTAGCATTCCGAATAATGCAAACCATGCCATGTTTCTCTGTGCGTCTTGCTTCTTGTCTTCATTTTCCATATCAGAACGCATGTCCTGAAGTTCAATCATTCTTTCTTCCATTGCAATCTCTTCATCAGTTATAATTCCATCACCGTCACGGTCTAAATGAGCCCATTGGCTCTCTGGTTCTAATTTCTTTGCCGCTGCCATTTAACTCTCCTACCACGCTCCGTTTGATTTGCCTAAAAGGTAAACTATAAATCCTATTACACCAGACATTGCAAGTGCTAAAGCGATACCCACAAGCCATTCAATAATTAATTGTTTACGCTCTTCAGCTTTATATATCGCTTCTTTTCGTTCTTTTCTCATTTGCGCTTCTATGTGCACAATCTCTTTCCAAGCCGATGGTCCATAAAATAAACTGATATGAGATCGTAATTCTTCTCTCATCTCTTTTGCTTTTTGTTTATGTCCCCAAGTCTCCAAAGCCTTTTGTTCAACTTGACTTGCGCCAAATAGTTTTTTAAACATAGGCGGGTTTTCAGCCTGCTTATGAGAAAAGTCTAAGTCTGACATAGCACCTGCCCACTGATTCAGGGTAGATCCCATATCATGCAAGTCCTTGCCAACAGCAATAGCCTTTTTCAGACCTTTGTATGCAGCTGTAGCCCCAGCTATAGCCGTTACTGGATCGATCATCTCGAGCCCTCGTTACTTTGTTCCTGAAGGTATTTATAAATAAAACGTAATTTAGGACCTATTATGTTCAAGAAGAAAAACATTATCTTAGCTATCGGGTGTTCTTTTACAGATCCGAACTTTAAGAGTGTGTTAAAGCATTTACCAGATAATAAAAGAGGCGGTTGGCCTATGTGGCCAGAGTTAATGCAAAGGAAAATAGAAAAAGAAACTGGCGAATCATATGAACTAATAAATTTAGCTAAATCAGGCGTTAGTAATGATTGGATATTTAATACATTTATAGATGCGTTAGCTAAATATGATACAAGAATAAAAATAGTATTAATTGGTGGAACTCAATGGATGAGAACACATGTTGTAGCTTCAGGATCTAATTTTAATCCTCAAGTAAGTGGCGTCAATATCTTTAAGGATAAAGAATGGCGAAATAGCCAAATTTGGAACAAATTTTCGGAAAATTATGAAAAAGCTATGATACAAATGTGGTATCTTCATTCTAATGAGTTTGGTTTTAAAAATGTAATACATCACAATCTTAGAATTATGTGGACATTAATGAATATATGCAAGGATAAAAAAATAAAATTTATTTGGAATCAGATTTTAGAGCCATTCCCTAGTCCACATTTTTGGCGAACAAGATTGTTGAAAGTGGGTCGTGATGAAGGCTGGGATATCAACGTAAACCTTCAAGCTTGGGAGGAATTAAAAAGCACTTTGAGGTGGAGTCTTAGTGATCAGTTTTTTTCAGAAACTGTTTTAAAAAGCCCCTATGCTAAATTTCTCGTAAAACATAAAAAATACTTTTATGGCTTTTCGTGGTCTAACTCAAGCCCTTGGGATGCATGTGGCTTAGATAGTCATAAAGAAAAAGTAGTTTATCCTGAGACTAAGCCCAATAGAAAAGAAGAAGTAGATTTTCATCCGAATAAATTAGGACAAGAAGAAATCGCAGAAGAAATGTGGAAAGAATATGGAAATTATTTGGTTAAGAATTAAAATATGGATTAAAAGTTTCTTTCATAAAGAAAGAAAAACCGATCATACATATGTGTATGAAGAAAAAGAAGACGAATGAAATTTGCGGATCTTGTAAAATCAAATTCTAAAAAATGTAAAGTTTGGTTAGACTTATCAACTTATTGCAATGCCTCGTGTCCTCAATGCCATCGTACTAATAAAAATGGATTAGGTAAAGTCGAATGGTTACCACTTGTCAAATGGTCGCTAGAAGACTTTGTAAGGCAGTTTCCTCCAGGATCGATAGATGAAGTGTCTATGTTTGAGATATGTGGCACGTGGGGAGATCCTATAATGAGTAAAGACATCGGTAAGATTGCAAAGTACGTAATGGATAACTCAGAATCAGAAGTGCATATCAACACAAATGGCGGAATGAGAACTCCAGCTTGGTGGGAAGATCTGGGTAACTATTGTGGTGAAAGATTGACTGTATATTTTGATATAGATGGGATAAACAACGAGATGCATCAAAAGTATAGAAGAGGTGTAGACTTACAAACAGTATTAGATAACATGGAAGCATTATCATCTGCAGGTAGTATAGCAAAAGCCTTTACTATACTTTTTAAACATAATCAAAAGCATGTCAAAGATATTAGAGATATGTGTATGATGTATGGTGCAGAACATGTTCACGTAATTAAGTCAGATAGATTTTTGACTAGTAATAAATTTGAATTTATAAATGAAGATGGAGAAGAAGATTTACTAGAAGCTATTACAAATTCATCTTTAGATAAGATTATTCAAAATCCTTGGATTAACACTGCGTCACAAAATGCGCACAATAGACATAATTTAGATACAATAACTGATAATAAACTCACGGGCCAACAAGATGACAAAACTGCGTATGAAAGATAAAAAACCAAATATAATATGTCGCTGGCTTAACGATGAGAAAATATTAGTAAATCCAGATGGCCAAGTTTTACCTTGTTGTTATCTAGGCAATCCTGCATATCTATATGAGGCTACAAAACATACAGACAATCCAGGCGGTCGAGCCTTTGCTGAAAATCCCGTGTTAAAAAAATATGCAGACAACAAAGAACGATATAACTTAAACCATAAAACTTTAAAAGAAATTCTTACATCTGATTGGTTTAATAAAGATCTTCCAGAATCTTGGGAGTCTTATAAAACAATACCTCATATGTGTCAATTGTTTTGCGATAATGAAATATCTGATACTGTAGAACCTGGAGTTAATGCTGCATTTACGCCAGAAGATGTAGAAAGTAAAAGATTATCGGATAAACTGCATGAAAGAGATAAAGAGATTTTTGAGAAGGGTGTACGTCATGGATTTTGGAATGTAAAGACAAAAGAAGAAATAAAAGAAAAATATGAAAAGTACAAACATTTAGAGGATTGGAATGAAAAACTATAATGCAAGTGGCGCACTACATAGTACATGGACAAATTTTCTTTTAATCGATGCTTTAGAAGACGATGAAGCAGTGATATGCTGTGAAGACGTAAAGGTAGCAGAATTATATAAAGAAGTTTATTTGAATCATTTTGATGCCAAACAATGGTTTAAGAATGCAAAGCTAAAAGATGGAAAGCATCAACATGGTTGGAACACGGAAACCATGAATAAATACGTCTGGAATACAAGTCTCTATATTGATAATCTAAAAACCGAAAAAAATACAAATGATACGTTAACGTATTCTATAGCTAAAAAAGATACTAAAGGTGCAAGTTTAGGTGCTTCTTATAAAGGTGTAGACAATGAAATGCATGATACGATGCAAGAGCTTTTATATAGTCAGCTTAACTTAGGCGATTCACGTAATTTTAAATCAGCCGAAGAACTAAATGATAAATTTATAAAACTTTTAAATTGTAAAACTTTTATTGGTACGGAAACCTCATGGTCATTATTAGCAATGCGTTTAGAAATTCCATGTATGCATCTATGTCAGTTTTGGCCTCATCGCAGTTCAAAGCGTATTACAATAGATAACGCTCGAGTATACGTTGATCCTTATGTAGAAATAGTAAAATGATGGAGTTTGCGACAAACCATGCTTTAGGTAAAACATGGAGACAATATCACTACATGAATCACGCATGGCGTACGGGCCATGAGGATGATATGATAATATATTGTTCGCATATTGATCAAGCTAAAATTATGTGGGAAGCGTATAAATATTTCTTTGAGGTAAAAGGTGAACCGATTTTCCGAGAAGAAAATTTTGAACACGTTTTAGATTTACAAGATTACTATAGAAATCCTACACGAGATGATCTTTTTGATTTATTTAAAACATATCTTAAACCACGGCCATATATAGGAAGTGCATTACCCATAGCTTATTCTATTATTGATATGAAAAACAGTGATAAGGGAATCGATAGTAAATCAAAAAATAATATTTTTAAATTTTTAACAGGCACAGATTTAGGCGATACACGTAATTTTAAATCTGCAGATGAATTAATCTATAAAGTTACGCAGCTGGCATCAGCAGAAACATTTATAGGACCTAATTGCTCATGGTCTTTTTTGTGCCCTTATTTTGATACAACATGGATTGAACTGAAAAGAGGATTCTAATGAGTACGGCAATAGTAATACCAGCTAGAATGAAATCTACACGATTTCCTGGCAAAGCATTAATCGATATGGATAGCCGACCTCTGATCCGTAGAGTATTTGATATATGTCAAACATTTGGTTATGACACATATGTTCTTACAGATAGTCAAGAGATAGCAGATGTCATTACAAAATTTAATGTGATATGGACAAGTCCTGATTGTACAGATGGAACTGACCGCTGTTTATCTGCAATAGGTGATGAACTGCATTATGACAAATATATTAATGTGCAAGGAGATACTGCAGATCCTAATATAGAAGTAGTTAAGGCAATAGAAAAAGCACTAGACGATCATTACGTAATTCAGGCACACAAGCCAATGACTGCAAGTGGTCAAGCAGATCCTACAGTTTGTAAAATGGTTCAAACGAATAACATTGTACATTGGTTTGTTCGCAGTGGATTAACATATGGTGACTTTGCTTTAGGTTATCATGGTTATACACCAGAAGCAAAAAAGCGTTGGAATACATTTACCCATTATGAAGAAGAAAAGATAGAATCAATTGAAGCTATGAGATGGATTCAGAACAACGATATGCTTAAAACTGTTAGAGTAGAAGATGATGGAATAGAAATCAATGAACCTAAAGATTATGAGCTCTGGAAAAAAAATTATAAGTGATTGATTTTCAACAAAACTATTTTTGCAAAAAGCGAAATTAACTGTGTACAAACGATTCTGAATAGTGTAGGATGGTTACATCAAATGAGGAGATAACCATGCAAGTTACAGTTTATCATAAAGATTTCGATACAAGCAGCTTCACAAAAGTTGCCATTGTTAATGTTCCAAAAGAACATGCTAGCATAAAGAAAGCTGCTCTTGAGTATGCTTATCGTTGGACTCAGAATATTGCTGATAGCTGGAGCCATCCTCAAGGCGTTACCGATAAGAACGAGAACGTTGAGATTGTTGCCGATCTTCCTGTACATAATGGACGTACTATGGGTCTTCGTTCTTCTATGATGTTTGACCGTATGGATTTTGGCGGTGATGATGTATATGAAGTTGCAATGTGTGGCTTCGATAGAGTAAAGGAGGCAGCGTAATGGGTACGTTTATTGGATGTGCAGTGTTCTTCGTAGCACTAGTTCTGGTAACTGCTATCGTGGAACTCTTCGAATGAAACAAGAAATTTTTACTTACAAAGGAATTGACTATGACGTCACATTTGACAAATCTGAAACAGTCCGCCATGGAGGTCCGTTCGATCGTGGATCGGCTGACAGTTATTACGGTCGTGGCCTTCGGCCTCATTATTATGTTAACGGCACTGGTACTTCTGAGCGTGTAGAGCAAGACAAAATGCTTGAAACTGAGATAGCAGAATACTATGCTGGTTTTGAATATAATGAAACTGTTAACCTAGATTGGAAAGATTGGGGATGATAGAGGTTAACGGTAGAGTATTTAAATGTGTTTTTGATGCTATTGAATATAGAGATATTCTTGACGCTCATTACATAGAAGTAGTCTGGAAATATCTCTCCTGCGACTTATAGATATAACTATGTTTATAAAGAGTAGTAGAAATGTTTACAAATGAAATTGAATGGGAAGAAACTATAACTACGGTTATGGATGATACTGCAAAGCATGAAGACGTACAATTATTTATTGACGATAACGGAGTTTTTATTCGTCAATATAACGAGCGTATGAAATCATATGATTTAATAGAACTAACACATAAAATGCTTCATGAGTTAGTCGAAGCTATGAAGCATAAAGAAGGTGCTTACATTACTCGGTGGAAACGTGTGTAATATTTTTATCACACCTAAAAACTAAATATATTTAACTGTGTACATTCGTGTATTTTCAGTGTAGTATAGGATTATAACATGAGGAGAAATGTATGACTAATCAAGAAAAAGCTGACCGTTTAGCAATTATTACTAAAATCGCTGAAAGACAAAAGCGTGAAAAAGCAACTGCGTTGCGGATGGCTAAACTCAAAGCTCGTTCTAAAACTTTTGCAAAAAGCGCGCCAAAGAAAAAGCGCGACTTCATGGAAATACCAAAAGAGTCTAACATGTATCAGTGGACTGATGCTAGTAAGTATGCTAAAGAATACTATGGAGAAACCATGTATGAAACAACCAGATACGACAATGACTGGGATTAATGGAATAGAAGTTGAGTTAATGCTGAATCCGTTAAAGGCTCAGCTTGACAAACTCGAGCAAACCACGACAAACATCAGTATCAAGTTAGATTCCTTGATACATGTTACTCTTGCGTGGAATGAAAGTATAGACAATATTAATGAGCATTTACAAGAAAGCATGGGTGTAATTAAAGACCATGTTGGTCTCATAGAAGACGATAATGTGCAAATTAATATTGAAGAGTTTATTTTAAAAAGTTCTTATGAAAAAGACGAAGTGGATGAAAAGGTGATACACCTGAGTCCTGATTTATTTAATGGAGGCGAAAGCAGTGATAAGTGAAATTGAAATGGAGATTACGGTGGACCGTAGTGAGATGATGCAAGAGTTACGTGATCGTAACTGTAAAGTTATCTTTCGTAAAGTTGATGGTACTGAACGTACTATGATTTGTACTCTCAATGAGAGTGCGATTGATAATGGAGATACAGCAAAACGTGAAGTCAAATCGCGTAACGATAATGTTCTTGCTGTATGGGATGTAGAAAATAAAGGATGGCGATCTTTCCGGATCGACTCTGTTATATCATTTACATAGTATAAATAGATACATGTATATCCCGCTAGAATACGTCTTTGCTGTCGTAACAGTTATTACGGCATATGCAACATACCGTCTCGGCATACGAGATGGCGATGACTTTAGAGATGATATAGTCAACTCAACTATTGATTATCTTATTCAAGAAAATATGGTAAAATGGAAACGTCACAGTGACGGCGAGATAGAATTATTTCCTCTCGACGAAAAATAACTGTGTACATTTCTGTTTTTTCGTGTTAGAATAGTATTATATTATGAGGAGTATATTATGGAACAAGTGAAAAAGATTCGTAAGAAACGTAAGCCAATGTCAGAAGAGCAGCGAGCAGCTGCAGCTGAACGACTTAAGGTAGCACGAGAAAAACGTATGAAAGCAAATCCGCCTACGTACAAGAATATACATCCTGCCGTATTAGCTGTACCAGAAGATCAGCCTATGTCTTTAAAGAGTGTACGACAGTGGATTAAAACACAAAAAGATTTGATGTCAGCCGAGCGTAAAGCTATGCGAGCTGACACAAATAATAAAACTGGTGCCTATAGTAGATTTAATAATCATCAATCATACATTAGAAATCTAGAACGCTATTTGCGTGATGGCGTATATGCTGATGATTTCTATGGTGAGTATGGAACATCAAAAATCAAATGGCATTGTATAGTTCCTGCCTATGATAAAGATGGTGAAATCAAACGTACGCATGGCGTATTCTATGACGATATAGGTACAGTATGGAGCGACTATGATTGAATCAAAATTCCTAACTAAATCTAAGTTCAGCGTTCTTATTGAGAATGCTGTGCTTAAAAAGAAAATGTCATACATGGATGCTGTTCTCGATGTCTGTGATACAAATGACATTGACCCTGAGGATGTAAAGAAATTTATATCCACACCAATTCGAGACAAAATAGAAGCCGAAGCAATGAGGCTTAACTTTCTTCCGAAAGGAAACACACTACTTTTTGAATAGGAGAATAAAATGACTACGACTCGTGACGAACGTATGGCAAAATCTGCAGCAGCCCGAATCAAACGTAGAGGACTGAAGCAAACCTTACTATCAAAGACCGACAGGTTTTTTACGAGAATGAGAAAACTCCGAAGAAAGAAACAAAAGAGTGTACACTAACGCATGTATAGTGTATAATAATACAGTAATATTTCAGCAAATACAAGGAAAAATATATGTCTTTTGCAAATCTAAAACGTAACAAAGATAACATCTCTAAACTCATTAAAGCAGCCGAAGCAACTGGCGGCGGCGGTGAAAAGAAATCTTATGCAGATGATCGAATCTGGAAACCAACAGTCGATCAAGCTGGTAACGGTTACGCTATTCTACGATTCCTTCCTGCCCGTGAAGGAGCCGAACTACCTTGGGCAAGATACTGGGACCACGGTTTTAAAGGACCAACAGGTCAATGGTATATCGAAAAATCCCTCACATCAATCGGTCAGAACGATCCAGTCGGTGAACTTGAATTCTAGACTATGGAATACTGGTATCGAAGAAGACAAAGAGGCTGCACGTCGGCAGAAGCGTCGGTTGCATTATGTAACTAACGTCTATGTTGTATCTGATCCTGCTAATCCTGAACGTGAAGGCAAAGTCTTCTTGTATCAGTTTGGCAAGAAAATCCATGACAAGATTATGGATATGATGCAACCAGAATTCGCAGACGAAGATGCAATTAATCCATTTGATATGTGGGAAGGTGCGGACTTTAAATTAAAGATCCGTAACGTTGAAGGCTATCGTAACTATGATAAGTCTGAGTTTGCAAAACAAAAACCTCTTTTAGATGGCGATGATGCGCAACTCGAAACGGTTTATGATCAGATGTATGATCTATCTGAATGGACAGATCCTGCAAATTATAAAACGTATGATGAATTGAAGACTAAGCTATCTTCTATTCTAGGTGAAGTCGCTGGTATGGGTGCTGCTACTATGGCACAAACTATCCAGATGAATGAACCTGTTGAAGCTGCTGCTCCTCAACGAATCGAACCAGTCACAGCAGAGAATATCAAAGTCGAAGACGATGATGACACTCTAAGCTATTTTGCTAAATTAGCTGAGGCTGACTAAAAATAAAGGCGGGTGTTTATTACCCGCCTTTTTTAAAATCTTTTGACGCCAACAACTACGGTGGCATATTAACAACTGCACTACCAAAGTCCTGAGTATTCCCGACGCTTACTATACTCATATTTCCGCCAAATTTTTGTTCAAGTTTAGATAAGTCATTAAACTGAGTTATGCCACCAGGAAAAGCATTGTATGAGTTAGAATTTACAAGACCTACATTAGGAGGTTGAGGCCCAATTACTGGAGGGTTTGAAAGATAATTACCATATGCCCTACTAATAAATCGATTTGCAGCGCCTTGAGTATCGCTCTTAGACATCATACTTAATCGATAGTCTTCCGGAACGCCTGCAGTGTCCAGTAAAAAATTTATTCCCTGGTTAGTTAAATTATTTAAATCTGCATAACCGTTTTGGACAAAATCTAATATACCAAGTGTAAACCCTGTTGCCACGTTTGTTCCTGCTGCTACAGGAGCGGGCATGTTAGCTAGCTCAGGATCTTGAGTTCCTTGATAGGCTTCAAACGCGACCGCAAGTGGTCCTGCTGCTTTTAATAAAATCGTAGCTGACTTTTTCAGAGCGGCACTACTTTTAATTGCTTCGGCAGCAATCCGTACCTGAGCTTGTTTCCTCGCCTTTATTATTGCCTCAGCCTTTCCGCCCCCACCGACCGGATCATTTAAAGACCGAAATCTTCCCTGTGCATCTCTACGAACCGTTGGCTGGCCAAACATAGTTACTTTTCGCCCGGTAGTTGGCGGACTATTTATTGCCTGCATTCGAGCCGCCGCAGCTGCCGCTGCGTTTACTTTAGGAACGGGGCTTTTTCGTGTAACAACAGGCGGAGGCGGCTTTTTATTTTTAGCATTAGCATCTTTCATTTCATCTACAGGTGGCGGTGCACCGCCTCTAATAGACTTTATTCCTAATGCTAGGCCTATAGCTGTCGATAAAGCTTTAACTCCCCTACCAATTGGCAATAAGGCTAGTGCTAATGCTAAACGTTTTCCGGCAAATCTTAATAAAGCAGGTGCAACTAAGGACAATGCAACTCCTAGCCCGCTTATGAATGTTTCGGATTGTGTATCAATATTAAGCTCAGTACCTGGAATATTATATACGCCGTCTTTCTTTCCAAACTTTTCATTAATAGCAGCAATTGCGGTATCACCATATGCACCTACAATACCAGCAATAGCAAGTCCTAGAGGGCTTTTAACTCCTAATAATCTTGCGCCTATTGCTGTTTGTACACCATCAACTAAGTTTTTCTTTGTTTTCGGCTCTAACTGCTTATCATCAAAGTATTCTTTTTCAACATAATCTACTAGAGCGCCTATGGCTTGTTCACCGAATTTAGACATGACTGCAATTGCCGGTGCGAATGATATTAATTTACCAGCACCTAATCCGATAGCACCTGCAGCTAAACCCATTCCGGCCAATAGTTTTTGAGCAATTGCGCCGAAGCCAAGGCCTCCACCAAATCCTAAACCTTGTGATAGTCCTGCCCTAAAGTTTTGAGGACGTTGAGCTATTACCTTTTTACGTCTTTCTTTTTGTCTTGCTTCAATTTCATCTTCTCTGCTATCTCCACTACGTTGCTGTCTGGACAGAAACTCGCCAAAGCGATCTCTAAGACCTGCTGTGGTCTTAGTTCCATCTTCTATTGAAGAAGTTTGATCTCTTAAAGTGTCATTAATCTGAGCTAATGTTGCCATTATAAGTTCCTTACGTTTCTTCTTTTTTGTTCTTCGGCCTGTTCTTTTAGATCTTCAGAAAGCATCGTGATATAGATCTCCCTCTCCCATGGTAACATTCCTTCAATCTCTGTCAAGGAATATTTGTGATTTTGTATTAACTGATAATTTGTTTCAAAATAGTTAATAAGGTTTTCATGAGAAAGGTTTATGAGAAAAAATCTTGGATACCTCGCAGCGTATGTGTATTATCGTGATTACATGCTGTACATTTAAATTTAATATCGTGCGTTAATTGTGGTACAGCATTTACAAATTCCATAATCTTATCAAACTGATCATTTGTAAGAGAGTCTAAAAAGGTTTCTACGTCTTCTTTAGGCTCATCTGCAAAATTAAAGTTTTCTTCTTCAGACTGTAAACTATCTAAACAACCCAAAGTCAAATAATATAGAGTCTCTGAATATCCTGCATCTTCTGGTAAGTCACCTTTAACCATATGAGAATACATCGGATATTTTAATTTCAATGTATAGTTTTCGTTTAATACTATTTTATTTGCATCAGTCTTTTCTACGTCTAATTCTATTTTATCTAACTCAACTGTATAGTCATTTGGTATTTCACATTCTGAACAATTTATTGTTATTTTTGATGTCTCACCGGCAGATTTTGCACGAATCCTAGTAAAAATATATTCTACATCAAATGTTGCTAAAGAAAGTGGATCGATCGGATCTACTACACATGACTTAATCGTATCTACAATAGATGATAAAATTTGTTTATCGTCTTGTGACTCTAACGCAATAAGTAATACTTTTTGTTCTTTTACTAAAAATGGTCTATATCTAACTTCCTGTTTTGTTGATGGTATAGTAAGAGAGTACTTAGGTACCTCGTTCACTGTTGGTAAAGGCATTATACAGATCTCCAATCCTTAAATGATAATTGCACGTTCAATTCAACCATTCCACCTGGTTCATTGCTAAATTCTATAGCGCTCATACTTGTGGGAAACGCTTTTTCTAAAATACAAGTGTATTCAACTTGTGCGTCTTCTAGTCGCTTTTGCAGACTATCAAACTCTGCACTGTTACTTAATACACCTGATGATAATATTCTTTCAGCTTGGCCAATTACATTTTTTGGCATACTAAGCTGTTGTACTCGTACTTCAAACCCGTATTCATCTGGGTAATTTAATTCTTTTGTTTCAAAGTTTATTATTTTACTTTGCCAAAACTCAAAGTATTGTTTGATGTCGTAATCATTTGGTACATGAAAAGTTAATGGCACGTCATCTGTTGCGTATCCATATGCTAACTTATGTTCTTTCATACCAACCATACGTGGACTTGTAAGAATCTGCCTAAAAGGAAGCTGTGCCGATTTGCATAAAACATTTAATCGCCGAGTAGTAATACCAAATGCGCCTCCGACTGACGGCAAGAATACACGCCATAAAGATGTTCTTGCAAGTCCAGAACCAAACTCTCCTTTGAGATCGTCAATGCTATATACCATTAGATCATTTTCCTTGAATCTCTATATACAGTAGACTTACCTGATTTCTGAAAGTCTGCAGTTGGTAAGAATGTAGCTATCTCCCACTCAGGAGCTGGTACATATGCAAATCTACTTTTAACGTTTGAATTTAAATAATGTTTGAAGCATGGCTTAAAAAATTTCAAACTAGATGCACGTTTTAGTGTATTATATGTTGCTTCGAACTTCGTAGTATCATCAAAATTTTTGTTGTTAGTTATATCCATCAACGCGTCAAGCATCTTTGCTCTTAATGTTGGTGGAAGATAATGTAAATTCAGACCATAAAAACCACCGGGTGCAGGACCTACAACAACTACTAACGGAAAGCTATCATAATACGGTAGAGTATCTTTTGTTTTTGGATCATAGAAAAACATATACATGTTTCCTGCAATGCCTTTATTTTTTAACTCTACTGGATCTTCTTTCATGAGTGCACTACGACTTACACGTCCCATTGCTGAGGCTTTACGTCTGAACCAATCTATTGATTGTTTTGTTCTTGGTGTAACGCCTGCTCTGAAAGCTTCGAGCTCTAGTTTTTGAAATATATTTGCCATAGCAGTATTTATATGCTATTTTTTCTTTTTCTTTGGCGGAGGTAGCGGCTTTAGTTTCTTTATTGGTTTAGGCATAATACCCATAGTTTGTAGAGTTTTCTCTGTCCAAATCTGAAATTCCCACTTTCTATCCTTGGCATATGACTCTGCAGCTTCCCATTTATTCATATTCTTGACATACGTAAATGCCTCATTGATATATCGCTTTGTGCGTTTAGATCCGGTTGGCGGTCTTGTTTCTTTATCTGGTTTAATCTCAACCAATAGTATTCTATCTTCAAGTACTATTTTAAGGTCAGGGAAGTAGCGGTGATAACGCTTATCACCGTCATAATAATATGGTACAATGACTTCTTCACTGGTCCAAGATTTTACCTTTGGATTCTCATCACACCATTTAAAGCAGTGTCTTTCCCACATTGATCTAAAAATGATGCTATTATGATCACCACCGTACTTCTTTGGGTTTTTTGGTTTGTATTTACCTGAGTATGCCATTCAATTCCATATAAATAGTCTTAAGTTTTTTTAGTATTTATTGGAAAAAATATGCCTAAATATAGATTCCCTCTCGAAGCGCAAGATGATTACAAAGGACGTGTATATTTTACGCAGATCATTGAAATACCTCCAAAGATTAATACCTCTGCGTTTAAGAAAAAACAGATTGCGATTCCAGCAGGTCCGCCAGGTACTACAATTGATGGTAACGATGTTGATTTACAAGAAAGTTCAGTAGTAGATAACGCATTGGGGCTTTTTTCTGGTAAATTTACTCCTGGACAACATTTCGTGGAGAGACCGTAGAATTATATCTTCCTCCAGCTCAAACAATACAAGACGGAGTAGAGTTTGATAATTCTTTTTCTTTTGGTATAGCTGGAGAAGCAGCAAGACAATCATTATCAAGAGGAGAAAGTTCTATATTAGGTGCTTCAGCTTCTGCGCTTATGGGTACAGGCGGGATCGGCCAAATACTGTCAAACCTACAGGATCCAAACATTGCAAGAGTTGCTGCAGCAAAAGTTGGTGCAATGATGCCAGGCGGAAGAGCAGGTGCAGTAACGTCTACAATTGCACAAACGGCATTGAATCCAAATATACGAGCAGTATTTAAGTCAGTAAGACCAAGAGAACATTCTTTTAGTTTTAAGTTTTTACCTAGATCAAAAGCAGAAGCAAAACAAGTAGAAAATATTATTAAATGGTTTCGTACTGAGTTATATCCTGAATCAATTGATATAGCTGCTGGCGGTCAAAGATTACCGATCGGTTATAAGTTTCCTAATAAGTTTGGTATTGCTTTAAGATACGGAAGAAAAAACGTTGGTGCGCAATTACTTCCTTGTTATCTACGTGGTATGACTACAAACTATAATGCTACTGCTATGTCGTTCTATCGCGATGGACAATACAGTGAAATCGATCTTACGCTTGATATGATAGAATTTAGAACACTAGACAAAGATGATGTTAGATATGGATGGAATCTATATGGTAAAAATTATAAAGATTTTTGGGAAGAGTTTATAGCCGAAGTCCGGAACTATGAAGAGGAGAGGCAGTAATGTCGACATATTTCGAAAATTTTCCAACTGTCGCATATAAGTTTGGTGTAAATTTACCTGCAGTTGCATATCAAAATTTAACTGCATATGTTGATATTATTGATCAGATAAAAGATAATATAGCATTTTACAGAAACTATTACATTCAAGAAGGTGATAGGCCAGATCAATTATCTTTTAGCTTATATGGTACTACAGATTATTATTGGATGTTCTATTTACTTAACGATCATATCAAAGAACAAGGCTGGCCTTTAACCTATGACGCATTAAGTACGCTTATAGATAAAGATTTAACACATACTGTTGTTGCAACAAAAGATGTGATTTCTAATAAATTTAAAGTTGGGCAATTAGTAACAGGATCTTCCTCTGGTATTTCTGGAATAATCGCACATAGAAACTTAGATCTAGGTCAACTATATATTAAAGACTTACAAGTTGGATCAGGCAATACTACTTTTGGATCTACAGAAGTTTTAACATCACAAGTCGGTGAAAATGTAGAATCTATTACACTTATATCTTCTGCAGCTGAGAAAAACTCGGTAAGATATTATGTAGACGGAGACAATAAGCACTGTGACATAGATCCACACGCTGATAGACCAAACACTAAAACGCCAGTAACACACTTAGATTATTATCTTGCAGAAAATGAAAAACTAAAATCGATAAGAGTTATAAAACCTGATGCGGTTCGTGACATATTTAGAGAATTTCAGGATAAATTTTTAGATGGCTAAATCATATACGCCCTTTGATCCTCATGAGTTTGAGATGCGCCGTGCTGTACTATCTACACAGCGCAATGATCATACTGTTGATATTACTACAACATTAGTAGAGTTAAATATATTTGAACATATAGAGCGCACGTATCTTACTGGTTTTATTACATATGTTGATACTGGTAGATCCATAGAAATTATGGACTTTCAGGGTACTGAGTTTTTAGATATAGAATTTGGATTATATACAACTCCTCATAAAGTTTCAAAACGATTTGTCGTAAGGGAAGTTGTAAGTGTTGTACCTACAACAGATACTACTGATACGGTTACACTTCAAATTATAGATTATGATGGATATTTAAATACACTTATTAATGTAAATAAAATGTATGAAGGTAAGCCAAGTCAGATTATCGATAATATTTTAAAAGACTATTTTGAAAATAAAAGAATAATAAGAGCTGGAGATGCTAATCAATTCGATTCTTTAGTAGATGAATATACTACTGCGTCAAACCCCAACGCAGACGAGTTAAATTCATATCGTCAATTATCTCAAGAATTACAAGCATCATTCAGATATATTGTTCCAAACTTAAACCCATTAGAAGCAATTGAAATGATAAAACGGCGGACAACTGGATTAACTGGTACCCCATTTTTATGTTTTGCATCGATGGCTGACAATGATTTAAGATTTTATGATTTATATAGCTTATTACAAGAAGCTCCTATTAATGCAGGTGATCCATTTGTTTTTTCTACACAATTATCACAAAGAGCTCCAACTACTGGTGCAGGACTTGCAAGACAAATAAGTAAAATAAAAAATCCGAAGAATGCTAATACACTAGAGCTAATTCGAAGTGGCGATGTAGGTTCTTCCTATGAATACGTAGACACTACGCATGGATTAGAATATGCATTTAATTATGATTTAGAAAAAGTTTTATCTAATTTACTTACTTCAAAATCATATCCTGCAGCAGATACCAGATCTCTATTTAGGAATACGCCTGTTAGTGAAAATCTTGCTGAACGAATTACAAGAGTATCTACAGGAAATATATATGATGACGCTGTGCACAATTATCACGAAGATATGAGTACACAAAGACATTCTGCAAAAGCGATATCACGATCGGTAAGAAATCTCCTTGGTAAATCTGTATTAGAAATAGAAGTACCAGGACTTCATGTAATACCACAAGGCGGTAATAAAACATTAGGAAGAATTGTTTCGGTCGTATCTGTCGCAGATGGTGAACAATTTGATGAAGTGTTTGATAGAAAAAGAACTGGTGATTATATGGTATACACTACGCGGCATACACTAACTCCAAACAATTACTCTGCAGCTTTAAGTCTTGTAAAGATTGCTAACTACAGAGGTAATACTCAAATTGGTAATGCTCGTATGGATGGTCCAAGATAATGGCGGCATATTATGGAGATAACGCTCGGTGGTTTATTGGTGTGGCAACTAATAACTTAGATCCATTACTACTTGGCCGAGTGCAGGTCAGGATACTTGGAATCCATTCGCGAAGAACTTTAGATATTCCAGATTATTCGTTACCATGGGCAACTGTATTACAGCCAAATACAGCAGGTGGTACATCAGGAATTGGTATGATGCCACAGATTTTACCAGGTGCTCAGGTGTTTGGAATGTTTTTAGATGGTGAAATTTCGCAATTGCCATGTATACTAGGCGTTATGCCTAAAATAGAATTACCATCAGAGCAGCAATTGTCAAAACAACAAGACAAAGCAATACAATATGATATTGGATATGATGCTGGTGAAATTGATCCACGTGTGGCAAGACATGAAGGACTAACTAATACTGATAATTTTACGACTGTATTAGTAGGAACCGAAAGAGTAGAACAAGCTTTTAATTTCTTTAAGTCCAGAGGTTTTACAGAAAAGCAATCAGCCGGTATAGTTGGAAATCTTATTGCTGAAACTGGAAAAAACCTTCCAGAACATGGGCCAAGAGGAGATGGTGGATCCGCTGCAGGTATTGCGCAGTGGCATCAAGGACGCAGAAAAATTTTTGAACGAGTATATGGTAAACCGTGGTGGGATAGCACGTTCACAGATCAGCTAAATTTTATTGTTTGGGAACTAAATAACAGTGACTCGTATTCAGGAAACTTAAATAAAAAGGCAGGAGCGTTACTAAAACAAACTAATACAGTTGCTATGGCTGCAACAATATTTGATACAAAGTACGAACGTAGCGCCGGTCTTCATACACAAAGAAGAATAAATTATGCGCATAATGTATATAACGAATTTGGGAGAGGATAGTGACTAGCTTTACTCGATATCAATCTACGCTCTCAACATATAATCAACGATTAGGTACTGCAGATTTTCGTAATGCAGCACCTACAGTAGAGGGCGAATATAATTCTAAATATACATCCGGTTTAGGAACAAACGTAGGACAAACGTTAAATGGTTTTCAATCTGTTACAAAAACAGAAAACTATTCTGGCCAATTTAAAAATGTATTACTGGGATTAGCGCTTGTTAAACTCACTCAAGAAGTTGCGGGTGAAAGCTTATTAGAAATATTCGATGATGCCTTTGAAGGAATAGGATCTGGTAATGCTAGTGTTAATAATGTATTAACCGCTGCAGGAGCTCTTGCCATTGTGACTGGATCTAGTCCTGCCGCAGGATTTTTAAAATCATATTATGGCGGTAGTTCGGGTCTTGCTGTTGGTAATCTTTTATCAAAAGCAACCGGTAAAGATGTAACTTCATTAGTATCAGCTATACAAGGTGTCCATTCAGCAGGAAATGCAAAGCAATTTGTGGCTGCTGGATTGTCTCGATCTCTCGGTGCAGTACTTGCTCCAGTTATTTCTGATTTTAATTCTAAAGTAGATACAGCAATAGGAACTGCAATTGCTCCGGTTCTACAAGCAGTAATGGATATTAGTGCAGGACCGATAGGAATACTTATTGATGAATTAACAGGTAATAAACTAAAAACACTTCAAAATCAAAATATCGTAAGCTTATTATCTCAAGGAAAATACGCAGAAGCAATACTATTAACTTCAAATAATTCTAGTAGTCCTTACAATCTTATTGAAGAAACTTTACTTGGTATTGATACTAAAGTTTCAACTAGGATTACATATACTGGTTCTAATCAGATTTCGCCATTTGGTATTGGTCAAAATGATAATAACTGGAAAGGAGAGAAGACTACAACCTGGAAAGATCCGGATGCTCAGACTTCGACAGCTTCGACAACAGCTCCCGCTAGTGATAGTGCATATAAGTTTACGCGTGTAAATGGTCTAGAAGAATTAGAAGCTGAATTTAGATCTGCGACACGTGATATTACAGAGGTTGTAGTTCATTGGTCCGCACACTTTTTAAATCAGGATATTGGAGCAGAAGAGATTCATGGCCAACAGAAAAACGACGGCTTCAAAGGCATCGGATATCATTATGTAATAAGAAAAGATGGTACTATTGAAAGAGGCCGGCCAATCAATAAGGAAGGGGCGCATGCAAAAGCAAACGGTCACGATAAGTACAGTATTGGTATAGCATTCGTTGGCGGATACACAGTTAATTCAAATTCTGGATTAGCTAATCCTCCATATGGTAAAGAGTCTCTTAATGATGAACAAATGAAAGCGCTTAAAATGTTTTTCAATGCCTTTTATAAAGTATGGCCTGGTGGTCAAGCATGGGGTCATAATGATACTGATCCACAAAATGAACCAGATCCTGGATTTCCAGTTCCTGAATTTGTAAGATCTAAGTTTGGTAAAGAAAATGTGTCAGCATCTGGTACAGATGCTCCACTCTCTCCGGAACAGATAGCAGGAGGCTCGTAATGACAACTGAAAATGACGACGTATTAGATCGACAAAAGAGATTTGGTAATAGAGTATATGATGAAGGTGTTTATCCTACTGGCTATCAAGATCCGTCTGGGGTATATCCGCGTTCTCAATATTACTATGAATCTTCGATTAACAAAGCTTCTCGTGGATTGACAAGAAATGATTTATCAACTAATGGTGGTATACCTACATTACAAAATAGAAATATTTTAAGTGAATATCAATTAAATAAAGATAGATACGCAAATATACGAGTTACGCAACAAGCAACTAGTGGACTGGATAAAAATGCAGATCCTGTAGGAATAACCAGTGAGGGTATTCCTGTTGGTGCAATCTCCGGAGAACCAGTATTTAATTATGTTCCACCGCAAGAAGAAGAAAAAAGACGATATTCTACATATCCAAACAATCAGGTATGGGAAACGCCGGGTGGACATGTTGTAGAATTAGATGATACTATTACAAATGAACGCATTCTTATTAAACATCAATCTGGAGCAGGAATAGAAATAAAACCAGATGGCTCAGTATTTGTTAGCAGTACATCTGATGTGTTAATCAGTGCAGGAAACGATCAGCATGTAGTTGTTGAAGGTAATGCCCATATGACATATCAGGGTGATCTCAATGTTGATGTAGCCGGTGATTATAATCTTAGTGTCGGAGGCAACAAACTACAAATTATTACGGGTGATCATATCTCAGAGATAGATGGAGCGCGTAAGGGTAACATTGCACTTCAGGATAACTTAACCGTCAAAGGCCACCAGTATACTACAGTTGTAGAATCAAAAACAGATCTAACTCTTGGTGGTTATACGCATGCGGTCAAAGGTGAATTTGAGCAAGCAGTTGAAGGCGAGATGAAGCTCCATGCATCAGGCGCTCAACGAATCACGTCACAAGTTAGACAGAATCTAACCTCACCTGATACAAATATTTTTGGAAATAAATTGACGGTTATTGGCGAAGAAGGAACAATCGGCAGTGAAGAAACAATTATGTATGCTCGCAACCTTTACGCTGGTCATACACTTTTTGTTGGTGATGGTGCAGGCGGATCTGGTACAATTAATGTTGATACAGTACGTGCTGTACGCATTGATGTTGAAGGAGATATAACTGCAACGAATAGCATGACTGCTCCAACATTTCATGGAGATCTAGACGGTGCGTCTTCTGTAACACGATCACAGTCTTATGGCGAAAATGTTACTTCTGGGGGATCAATCAATAACAATCCTACAAATACTACTCCACTTCCAGATGATACAACAGCTACGGCTTTACCTAGTTCAGACTTTGCGCTTATATATTTAGCTTCTGAATACGGTATACAAGATGTAAAAGTAGATCCAGAAAATGAATTAAAAAAATTAATTAATCAAACTACTTTGTCTGGTGGAGTAAGCGATAGACCATTGACAATTAGTGAAATAAGATCTAAACTCAGAGATGAAAACAATAAAAATAATGAAGACTTTACAGGAAAACAAGTGGCAGAAAATAAACTAAATCCAGAAGCTTTAGGAAGTAAATCTATCCCTGCAGAAACAGGTAGAACTGCTAGTAATGATCCAACCGTAGTAGAAAATATTTCTGTTATTGGTCCAGCTGGAGCACGCTAATGAGTGATTTTAATTTTTATAATCCATATTACAAACCAAATCCTGGTATTAAAAAGATTGTACCAGATCCTTTGTATAACCCAAATAATGCTCCGTTCATATCTTCCGGTACAAAGCTAGCTCGAGGTGTATCAATAGGAAAGTTTTTAGGTGGTGTAGGTGAGAAAACAAATATGAATCATATTACTGATGATGCTGAAAGATTACAGATTGCACGTCAGTTTTATTTACAAGCTATGGCAATAAATACAGTCAATACTGATTTAGGTCAATTTCATCAAAAACGATTAATTGTAGTAGAAGGTCTATACAAAAAAGGCCCGGAAGAAAAACTAGTTACCGGCGGTCTTAATGATTTAGCGACAAAAGGACGTGTAGTTGTGTATCAATTACTTAATAATGCTGGTATACCTGATCATGCTGCAATGTTTGACTTAGCTGTTTATTGGAAAGATAGTTTGTTATATGAGAAAATTATATTAGATTATGACAGATATAATCCTAATAAATCTCTAGAATGCCATGTCATATTACAAATGCCAAAAGTTGATTCCACTTATAAAGGAAACTTTACTAAAGCATTAGAAACAAGATATAACGGATCTATACAAACTACTGGCGAACTTATAGAAATACTCGCTTAAAGATTATAAATAGTACAAATTATTTGGAACGGTCATGGCAACGAATAGAGCATTTGCGGTAGAAGACGGAAACTTATCAACCGGTAGCGTTGTAACTTCTAGATCTAAAAATTACGTAGATATAGATCTTTCTTTTAATGCAAAGACAAACGGAGATATATTTAAGAAAGTTGATGCCGCTGCAGTAAAGCAAGCGGTAAAAAATATATTAACGACCGGAACAGGAGAAAAACCATTCCTACCTAATTTTGGTGGTGGAATTGGTGATGCTCTTTTCGAAAACATGGATGATGGTACATCTTTTGAGATAGAACAAGCTATTATTGCTTCTATTAATAACTATGAACCTCGAGCAATAATAGATAAAATAGATATATCAGACAATCCAGATACTAACGCAATAGATGTAACAATTCGATTCGGTATAGCAAATGTCGGCGAACTTGTTACTGTAACCACATCTTTATCAAGGCTGAGATAATATGGCAACTACGGTACAAAATACTCAATTAGATTTTGATGCTATCAAAAACTCTTTGAAAACATATCTTGCAAAGCAACCAGAATTTGAAGACTATAACTTTGAAGCGTCAGGTCTTTCTAATATCTTAGATGTACTTGCATATAATACACATTATAATGCATTGACTGCCAACTTCGCTTTGAATGAATCATTTCTTACAACTGCACAATTACGTAGTTCGGTCGTGTCTCATGCTGCTACTCTGGGTTATGTGCCAAGATCTCGAACTGCATCAAGAGCTGAAGTACAATTAACTATGAATCTTGCTGGCGTTGCAGGTCGACCTAGCTCTATTATAATAGGCGCTGGTTATACATTTACTGCTGATGCTGATGATGTAACATATACTTTTCAGACATTAGAAGATTATGCAGCGACAGATGATGGCGAAGGTTTCTACCAGTTTCTAAATGAAACTGGCGAAAGTACAATACAAATATTTGAAGGTGTGCAAAAACAAAAAACGTTTTTTGTCGGTGACGTAGGTGAAAGACAGCTTTATGTTATCCAAGACGAAACTATGGATACCGGAACTGCTGCAGTTTACGTGTATGAAACTGCATCGAGCTCTTCGTTTATATCTTATAATCCAATTACTACTGCTACTAATGTTAATTCTCAATCACGGTATTATCAAATATCAGAAGCCCCGAATGGATATTACGAATTAAATTTTGGTGACGGAATCTCATTTGGTACTTCTCCGACAGCTGGTAATAAAATCGTAGTTACATATTTGTCTTGTAAAGGAGCTGCAGCCAATAATGCTTCTACATTCGCTCCAGGATCTCAGATAAATGTTCCGACCGTTGGTAATTATCCTTTAACAGTTACTACAGTTGCTCCATCTGGTGTCGGTGGCCCAAGACAATCGATAGAATCTATTCGACAGAACGCTCCTATTTCTTTTGCTGCACAACAAAGACTTGTAACAGCCGATGACTATCGTGCAGTAATACAGAGAAATTATTCAACGGTTACAGATGCTATCGCTTGGGGCGGCGAAGACAACGTGCCTGCAGATTTTGGTAAAGTATATGCATCTCTTGTATTTGAAGATGGTACGACTGAAGCACAGAAGACCGCGGTTAAAAACTCAATCATACAAGATGTATCAAATAATCTTTCTATTCTTTCTATTGATACAATATTCGAAGATCCACAAACAACATATCTTGAAGTTGTTTTAACATTTAACTTTGATCCAAATTTAACTGGACAAACTGTTAAATCGACAGAATCAATTGTTTTCTCAGAAATTCAATCATACGTTAATAATAATTTGAAAAAATTTGGTGGAATATTTAGAAGATCTGAGCTGTTAGGAGAGATCGATGATATTAATGATGCCGTTCTTAACTCTCGCGCATCAGTAAAATTACAACAGCGATTTGTTCCAGATCTATTACAATCTACATCATATAAGATATACTTTCCTGTAGAATTAGCATCTAGTCCTACAAATTTTGTTATAACTTCTTCTACATTTGTTTTTAATGATAAAGTTTGTTTTATTAGAAATGCTTTAAATAATACTAAACTACAGATTGTCAACTCTCTGGGCGCTGTTGAAATCGATAACATTGGATCGTATGAACCATTAACTGGTACAGTTAACTTAACTGGATTTGCGCCAACAGGTATTACTGCTGGTACAAATTATATTAAATTAACATGTACTCCAGCTAATGAATCTACGATTAAACCATTACGAAGTTATGTTTTAGATTTAGACGAAGGTGCATCATATGCTACAAGTACAGTAGATAGACAACGGACAGAAATTAGTCTTGGAGGCTCAACTGGTGTGACTTCATCTGCAACAGGTGCATCTAATACGTATGTAAGATCTCCAAGCATACCTTCATCCGGATATTAAAATGTCTCATCGACCAGACTATAATAGAACGAATTTAAATTTACGGGCGTATAGTATTAAAGGTGTATTACCTCAATATTATGCCAGTTCCTATCCAAATCTGATTACCTTTCTAGAAGGTTATTATGATTACATGGATTCTGATGGAACAATTGACGCCTTACAAGATTTATATAGCTTATATGATTTAGAAGCGACTGACTTAAAATACATTGAGAAGATATTTGCATCGATTGCCGATGGCGCTAACTCAACATATTTTGGTGAGCCGCGTGAAGTACTTCGTAACTTTGCAAATTTTTATAGGGTTAAAGGTACAAAGTATTCTGCAGAAGGATTTTTTCGGGCGTTCTATGGATTAGATGTTGAAATAGAATATCCAAAGAATAATCTTTTTATTGTAAGTGAATCAAAAATAGGAACAGAATCGCTTCGTTATATTCAAAACGGTGCTTTATATCAAATATTTTCTGTTCTTATTAAATCATCTATTCCATTAAGTACATGGAGAGAATTATATAAAAAGTTTGTGCATCCGGCTGGATTCTTTTTAGGTGGCCAAGTTGTTTTAGAATTAACATCGACTAATTCAGAATTTTTAGTAATGCCAGATAATATTGATCAGCCGCCATCCCCGCTATTTGCTGAGGGTGTAGCTAATTATACAATACCAAACGGATTAGTAGAAACATTTGGTATTCTTCCGGACGATGGGGATTCAGATACAGTGGTAGAACGTATTGATCTCAAAGCAAAAGTTGGCGATTATGCAAATATGACAGCTGACGTCTTTGCTGCATCTTACGGTAAAATAGACGATACAATGAATATTAACTCGCCGACATTTGATGATTCGGCAAAAGACTTTGCACCATTCTACTCAAACGGAGAAGAAGGACCTTCGAACGATCAGCATGGTGTGAGAATGAGCAACGATATAGAAAGGTTCGATCAAGCACTCTGGTTCTATGACTCAGCTGCTGGAAATCCACGCTATATGACAATTGGTTATGTCGACTCAGATTACGTAGAACTTACTTAGAGGTAAAAAATGGCAATTACATTACGAAATACTAAAGGGACGGCATTGACCCACGTCGAACTCGATGCCAACTTTACCACACTGCAGAGTGCTGACTTAGATTCGGCAGCGGTTACATCTATTGCGCAAGCATTAGATGACGCACAAGGTAATATCTTAGACTCGGCTGCAGTTACTACCATTGCAGGTAATATAAATTTAAATACTTTGGCAGGTGATTCAGATATAAATTTTGGAACACACAAAATACTATATTCAAATAACTATGATTCGCTTGGTGCATTACCGAGTGCGGGTAGTTATCATGGCATGTTTGCTCACGTGCACGGTGAAGCTAAGGCTTATTATGCTCATGGTGGAGCTTGGATAAAACTAGCAGACTATGATGATATTGGTACAGCAGGAATTGACTCGGCCAAGACTATTGCTCTTATTGACAGCGCATATGTACAAGCAAGAGAAGGTACTGACAGTATTGGCGAGTTATCTAACGTTAATATGTCCGGTATTTCAAATAACAAAATCCTTAAATGGGATTCTGACACAGCTAAATTTATTGTTGCTTCTGATGTAAGTGGCGGTGGAGGCGGTGGAGGTCTGTCATATGCTGACTTTAGTGTATCGGTTGCATCGGCAGGAACAGCTAACTTATCATATAATAATGGTACAGGTGTAACAACATATACTCCACCAGATCTTTCTGGCTATCTGACAACCGTATCACAAGGAGATGTAACTGCGCATCAGGCTGCTTTGTCAATTACTGAATCTCAGATTAGTGATTTTGGTACGTATATTGCTCAAGGTTCATCTCTAGATATGAATGGAGCTGAATTAATAATGGATGCTGATGGCGATACATCATTCCATGCAAATACCGACGACGAAATTGATATTCGAGTCAAAGGTGCAGATGTTGGTAAGTTTGATTCTGATGGTCTTATTATTAATTCGATTCGAACAAGTACAGCAGGAACGCCTACGCTTACATCATCATCTAATATTAATATGACGGTCGGTGGATCTGTTACTGTTTCTGGTGGTGGATTCAGGGTTGCAACTTTAACGGGTACTCAACGTAATGCTTTGGCAGCTGCTAATGGTGAGATCGTTTATAACTCGTCAACAAATAAACTTCAGGCATATGAAAATAGTGCTTGGTCAGATGTTATATCAAGTGGTAGTAGTACTCCTGGAGCAACATTTACTTTAACATCTAATGGAGCCAGCGATTACGTCTTTGCAGCTGATAGTAGATTCTTTCCAACATCTGCTAATGATCCAGTGTTGTATCTACGTCGTGGTGACACATACACCTTTGTAAACAATTCTGGTGGTTCACATCCATTTCAAATTAGAGTAAGTAATGGTGGATCCGCTTATAGTACTGGTGTTACAAACAACGGTGCAAGCAGTGGAAATATTGTATTCACTGTTCCAATGTCTGCACCTGCAACACTTTATTATCAGTGTACAGCACACTCAGGCATGGGTAACACAATCAACATCGTATAGGTAAGTTATGTCAGAAAAAACATATATCATAGCAATGGAAAAGGGTCAACCTAAAGACCCGCTAAAAGATGAACTGACAGCTGAGTCTGGTAATGATTATGTTCCAGATCGAACAGTTGATGTTGTTGAACCACGTAATGGTAGCACACGACATTTTGCTATGGCACTTACAGATGAAGAAGCAACAACTCTAAGAGACGACCCTCGAGTTAATAGTGTTCATGAACCTATTGAGTGGGATGACGATATGTTAGACTTCGAAGTCAACCACAGAAGTACCTGGCCTCGGTTTAGCAACAATTCCACTCAAAACAATTGGGGACTGTTGAGACATATTGAATCTACTAATGTTTGGGGTTCGAGCACAACTAATACAAGAGCTTCTGAATATTATACTGGTCATTTAGATGGTACGGGTGTTGATGTTGTAGTACACGAAGGAGACTCTGCAAGACCAACTCACGAACAATTTTATGATGCAAGTGGTACTACAAGATATAATCAGCTTCAGTGGAACACATTACCTAACATGAGTGGTGCTAGTACAATCAACTATTCCACTGCTGCAGGAAATCATGCTACTCATGTTCTTGGGAACCATGGGCGGTTTGACTGTTGGCTGGGCACCTGGTGCACAACTATATAGTTTACCAATTAGCTATATTGGTTCTTCACTATATTGGTTTGATGCTGTGAAAGAATTTCATTTGAATAAATCTGTTGATCCTAACACTGGTTATAGAAGACCAACAGTTATGAATATGAGTTGGGGATATAAAACTAGTTTGTCTAGTATTACTGGAATAAATTATAGAGGCGCTAGTGTAGGAACTTCACCAGGAACTTCTAATGCGATAATTGGTGATGGATTGAACAGAGTGAATTGTCCAATATATGGTTTTGAATCTGAAATAGATGAGTTACACGAAGCAGGTATTATTATTACAAAGTCTGGTGGGAATCAATATCAAAAACTAGACATTGATGGCGGAACAGATTATAATAACTATATGACTCGATCAGTAGCTACTGGAAACATAGGTGCTGGGAATCCATTATATTATAACAGAGGTTCGAGTAACAGAAGTACCGATACAATTGTTGTTGGTAATATGGACAGTAGTTTATATTCTAGTAGTGAAGCTACAGAGGCATCAAGTGAAAAGGGACCAAGAGTAGATGTATGGGCAGCAGGAACAAATATTGTTAGTGGTGGCACTAGTACTGATACGACGTACCTTAACTATACTGGAACAAGTATGGCTGCTCCACAGGTAGCAGGAATGTGTGCTCTTCTAGTACAAATGAATCCAGGTATGTCTCCAGCACAGGTTAGAGAATGGGTTATAAATAATGCAAAGACAGGCCAATTGTATGTCGGTGACACAAACAACGCAACCTACTTTAGCAACAATAGAAATTTACAAGATGGTAATGATAGAATAGCTTATTGGCCTTATAGCGACCATAGGCCTATTAATCTCTCCGTCAACACAGAATATGTATCTTTTTAGATATAAATAGATTAAATATTTTAGAGGTTTACAATGACTCGTCAGAACATATCAACTGGCACATTTGCTAATGATGGAAGTGGTGATACGCTTCGTCAGGCCGGGCAAAAGATTAATGAAAATTTTGTTGAGCTGTATCAAAAACTTGGCGGAGATAGTAATGCTCTAACAGGTATATTATCCATTGCTAGTAGTGGTATTTCATTTGAAGGTGCAACTGATGATGCTAATGACACAGTTTTAAATGCTGCAGATCCTACACAAAATAATACTATTAATTTACCAAATGCCTCTGGTAATATTGTACTTGATTCTGCCACACAAACATTACTTAATAAAACACTTACTGG